GGATTGGTGGGTTCAGAGTAGAAGCTGCTGTATCCGGATTTAAAAGCGATGGATTATTCACAATATTATTAATAACACCTGAACTATTTGTATCTGTATCATTTATTGAACGATAATTTTTATGATCTAAAGTTACACCCATAGATTCAGCAGTACCATAATTATAGGATAAATCAGTAACAGGTACTTTTTGACTATTTATTACATTTCCCGAAGCAATAATGGTATCATAGATATAATATTTATTGAATGTATCTATAAGTCTAGGATTCGATAAATCTGGAGTGGTTGTAACATCTGTTTCGAAATTTTGGTACTGAGGATCACGGAGTAATGCTCTCAATGCACCTTCATTATAATTGAAATAAATATACAAATCTTTTAATGGTAATAGCATTTTAGGCGGGACTATAGTATTCATTTCTTGATTGTAAATATCTGCGATGCGGTCTAATAATGCGCGGTCTGCTACCATTTTATGTATTTCGGGTACAAGTGAATTACTCTGCATTTTCATATTAATGCCGTATTCATCAGAGTTAATTATTTTTTCACGCATAGAATCAAGAGTCAATTTGTTTTTAACAATATCTAATGATTGATTATGGATTTCTAAGGCGGTTGGTTGTCTCTGTAACAATTCATTATATAAATCAATAATTTTGTTTTCTACATAACCATATGCATCACCAGCATCACCAGCGCCTCCGCCACTATCGAAATTTTCTTTTACATTATCTTTTACTGTTAAATATAATATATAATGGTCAACTATAAATACAAACCCAATAAATATTAATAATAATATAACTACATATTTAAATTCCATATCTATCTACTATTGAATAAGGCATTTTATTTGTGGATGAGGTCGAATGAATTCTTATAAAATCTTTATATTCTATAAGTATGGTTAATCCAATTCTACAACCACAAGTGCGACAGAGTGCATTAGATGTTGCAACATATACCGATAGTGTATCTAAATATCGTGTAAGTACACCAGAATCTCTGATTGATACAGATTTTGAATATGGTGTCCAAGGTGTAAAATGGGAGACATTACAATTGATTAATAATGTTCCGACATTTTTCAGCAGAACAGGCGATACACCATTTCCTTTAACAGATGTTCAGGCAAGATCGAATAGTGATTACATATATCTCTATTTTAATCCGACATCTCCGCCTGCTTTATCTATAGGTTCTCCTTTTTTAATAACAGGTCTTGTGACAACTTTCGCAGGGGCAGAAGGTTCATATATTGTCAATAATATTATTACTTCAAATATTATTACATATAAATCTAAAGTATTAATGAATTTTACCGGAAGTATTTACAATTCTTATTCAACTCTCATGTATCCTGGACAATTCTACTCTGGTACTCAATATTCTTTAGATCAAATGACATCTATTACAACAGATGGTCTAAATCCATCTACATTAACAGTGACTATGCCAACACCTCCTGGTTTTTCAAGTAATACATCTTTTATATTAGCGAATAGTATTAGTAAAAAATATGTATCATTTGATTCATCGCAAATTACTAATTATACAATATCCGCACCTGGTCATGATTTCCCCGATTTTATGTTAGTTTCGTTCAGTAATCTTACACCTGGTTCAATACCATCTCCATTGACAGCGAATTCTACATATTATACTTTTAATACTACAGGAACGAGTTTACAATTATCATCTACAACATATCCTGGTACATTAGTTCAAATAGTAGCTACGAGTGGAGGCGCAGCACCGCAAGCATTGGTATCTACAAATAATGCATCAGATGGTTCAGCATATACTATTACAAGTATACCTAATTCGAATGCTTTTAATATAAGCGCGGGAACCCAGGTATTGCAGAATTCTTATACATTTGTTCCTCGAATCTCTTTAAATACTCAATGTAATTGCATTAATTTCGGAAGCACTCCGCATAATTATCCATCAGGGGCTCCAGTGTACTATAATTCACTTGGAAATCAAGCTATATCTGCGGCATCATCCATCAATGGTACATACCTTGCTTTAGCGGCGAATACAACATATTACGCTATTCGTTTAGATGCTTATAATTTACAATTATCATATACACCTCAATATTTACCACCGTATACTCCTCTCTTTTTATCTTATCCAGAGAGTTATTATGGGGGATCTACAATTTCTTCAAATCAGTTAATATTGCCTTCAGTTGCAGGAGAAAATTATGGATTTGGGTATTTTCAACCAATTGTTAATTCTTCGACAATTAATACATCAAATGTAAATATTCAAACAATTTATAAAATAGGTGATGTATGTCGTATAGAAAGTCCTCAAAGTAATATAGTTTATACTGGTGTCTCAATCAATATGACACAACCATATATTTCTCCTGGCACATCTTCATTACCTATTCCACCTTCTGGCTATCCTGCTGGAACATATGTAAAAATATCAAGTATTAGTTTAGTTGGTGGTGGAACATATAATAATTATGGATTTTATTTAAAACCATATACAACTACTGGATACACACCCTATTTAAGTTATACAGGAGCAACATCGACTGGTACAGGAATTGCAACACCATCATCTTCAGGTACAGTTCAAATGACAGTATATTATCCTGGCACCGTATTTGAATCACAAATACAGCAGATTAGTTCTTCAACTAAATTTGTTGTAGCTGCTCCATTTGGTAATAGTAATACAAGTGGTCAATATTTAAATTACTTTATGCGTACTGGATTATATCCTCGTCCAGATGGATATGCTCTTCATAGAGCATATGATGGTGGTGTAGAAATTATTCCTCCTAGAAATACTGATGGTCAAATTATACGTCAAACACGTCGTTATTTCCGTTATCAACCAGGTAAAGGAATTCAAGTATCTTTATCAGTGAATTTTAGTGCACCTATTGAAATAGATAGACTCCAGACACTTGTGGCGAATACAAATATTGCAACAGCTACAACAAAGACTATTCATCGTCTTCAAACTGGGTTAAATATTACAATAGATACAATAAAGACACAAGCATTTGTCGGTACTCCGAATGTATATCCTACAAATCCTATGCCACCATGGACAGGAACTTTTACAGTATTATCAACACCTACATATAATACGTTTACATATGCAATGGGTACTACATTGTCTCAGCCAACTATTGCGTCAAATATTCCTATTGTATATGTGAATGGATGGTCTGGTAGCAAAATGCGTTCAGGTATGTTCGATGACCAAAATGGTATGTTTTATGAATATGATGGCAGTAGTATATATGCAGTGCGCCGTGATGCAGTGACACAGATTACTGGTCAATCATATGTGCAATATAATAGTGGACAGGTGACTGGTATATTAAATAATTCTTTCTTAAGTGAAATACCACTTGGTTCAAATATTGTATTACGTGGTCAGACATATAAAGTTGTAAATATTCTCAATAATAATATCTTTTATATTCAACCACCATATCGCGGAATAACTTCAAGTAATGTTATTATTTCACTTATAACGGATACAAAGACACCGCAGAATCAATGGAATATTGATCCATGCGATGGAACTGGGCCAACAGGATATGTACTTGACATACATAAAATACAGATGATTTATTTTGACTTTAGTTGGTATGGTGCTGGTAAGATTCGTTATGGTTTCAAAGAAACATCGGGGATAGTCAGATATGTCCATGAATATATACATAATAATTATTCATTACGTGCATATTTCCGCTCAGGAAATTTACCGGCACGTTATGAAGTATGTAATTACGGTACACCTACGTGGGTTCCTTCATTACTTCATTGGGGTACATCAGTAATTATGGATGGTAGATATGATGATGATAAAGCATATTTATTTACGGCATCAGCAAATGTTCTCCAATTTACTGCTGGAGATACTATTCAATGTTTTGTGACAGCTGGAACAAATGCTTTATCTTTGTATACTGGTGTAAATCAATTTACTGGAAATATAAATGATACAAATGTGCTTACAAGTTTTTATGATGCATATCAGCAGAAAACTGTTTCTGGATATTCTCTTTATACTACTGCACAGACTGCCGGAGGATATTTCAGCAGTAACTTGTCGTATAAAGATGTGCAAAATATTCGTTCAGGAACTCCAGTTACTGGATCAAATATACAATCAGGTACTGTTACAGTAGGAACAGCACAGCGTGGTATTGTAACAGGTCTGATTACTGGAAATGCAAATCCAATATATACTGGTCAACTTTTCATAACAAAACCTGTACTTACTTCATTTAATTACCAGAGTATTATTATTGGAAATTCAACTGATTTAATTCCAAATATAATCCCACTTGTGAGTATTCGTTTAACACCATCAGTAGATAGTTCTATTACAGGACCTCTTGGTGTTCGTGAATTAATAAATAAGATGCAATTGAAAGTGCGTTCTATTGATATCAATACTACAAATGATACAGAATGTAGGCTTTATTTAAATGGATACCTTGATAATCAGAATTGGGGACCAGCGACTGTACCGAGTTTATCGCAACTTATACAGCATAATAAAAATGACAATATTCAAGGTGGTATAAATATATTCAGTTTCCGTGTAGCAGGAGGAACCACCGATGCAACTGGTAAGCGTTCAAGTACAGTTTCATCATTAGATATTAATCTCTTAGGAAGTATTCAGAATTCTATACTTGGTGGAAATAATACTTACCCAGACGGTCCTGACCAAATAACTGTATGTGCTGTATGTCTCGATTCTGCTGGTGTATCTGCAACAACTCCATATATTGTATCTGCGCGTATTACATGGACAGAAGCGCAAGCATAATCCAGGCGGCATGCGCTAAAGATACATACGCTATTACATACGCTATTACATACGCTAAACATACACAAAAATACAGAAATATAAAATTATATATATGTATACAATAGAAATATGAATCCTATTACACAATCTTACAATGGTTGCAGTTATTTAGCATCAGGCCAATTAAGATGCCCAACGGATGTACCACCTACATTAGGTCCTTCAATGAATGACCCGACTGCAATGAATCGTGTTGAAATAGAAAAATTCACTGCTGCTTCTGGTCAACCTGGGTGGGTCAATAAAGATGCTAAGGAGGCAGCATGGCAAGATAGCATATCACATGGATTTCCTGTTCCCGCAACTGAATGGCAATCGAAAGGCAATGAAAAATCAGGAAGATTGCAGGGCCTAAACAATGTCAATCTATCTTCTCCGAGTTGCTTATATAGTGCAGAAGGCAAAGTTGTTTGCAGAGCAACATCTGCAAATTAAAAAGAAAGAGCCAGAGCCCCTGACAAATCCGGAACGTTAGTCTTTGTTTCATATAATAAATATAGATAAAAATGCATGATGTTACTTATCACGGTTTACATAAATGGACTTGCAGTGCCTTTGAACGTTTTGGATGGATGACTTTAGCTGCGCGTGATCATCATAAATACAAAATAGATGATTTTAAATTAGAATTATTACATTTAAAAACAGCTTTGGAAAATAAGATAGGCAAAACCGAAGAAAATGACCGTCGTTATGATTTACACATTTTACATAAAAATGTAGATTGTTTAATAAGCAATGTCAACAAATTATTCAAAGAACACCACGTTAAAAAATAAAATTGCCCGCTGCCGGCGCCAAAAACAACTTAAAAAGATAGCTATTTTATAATATAGGCATAGACATTCCCCCAAAAACCCCAAAATGGTTTATAAAACATTCCAAATATCGGGCGATTTATTTTGGGGATGGCAAAGTAAGATTGATATAGAACATCCAGACTACAATACTATTGAAAAAGTTATTAGTCGTATAAAAATGGATCTTATTCAATATTTGAATAAAGGAGGACTTGTAGATTTAATAGAAAAAGTAAAAGCTGCGAAATTCCATTGTCATGATAATATTGATGATATTTTTATTAATAAAATAGATACAAATACAGATACAGATAAAAATACAGATACAGATACAAATACAGATAAAGACAAAATTATTTACATATGTGACCACTGTTAGAATTATTTTTATATATTACTTAGATAGTGATAATAGTATAATATGCATTATGCATTTATTAATGAAACTCAGGAAAATAATGAATTCGCGGATAGACAATCTTTAGGTGGCGCGGCGCCTTCTACACCATATGAAAATCGCATAAAAGAATATAAAGGATGGATTGCTAATTTGCCAAGCCAAAAACCGAATTCTACAAATAATAATGATTTAGGGGATAGATCTTCTTTACATGCTATTCCATCGACTGAATGGGAAAATCAAGCAAAAGAATATACTGTACAAATTAATCCATCAATGAATAAACAATATAATGTAAAACCGAAATGTGTCTATAATGCATATGGTATGATTGTTTGCCCCGCCGCTGCTACGCCCACATCTGCTGCTCATTCCTCTTAATTTCTCGCATTTTTATGAAAAGCAATGATATATTTTGGATACGCTCCATCAGGATAAGGAGTTACTACAATTGATGGATTTTCTACATTATCTACATAATTGTGAATAGCACTCGCATCCGAAATACCCTTTTTAGAGAATATATATTGTATCTTTTTTCCTATAAGTACATTTGATAGAAACATATAACTTATTCCTTTTGAATCTGGCGATTTCATATAATTGAAACTATATGATGCAGCTTTAGCAAAATAGGTTCCTGGTCCATATGCAGCAGCTACATTTTTCCGCGGGTCAAAACCTTCGCAAACAATTTTATCAATAATATTTGCATGGGTTCCGTGGAATAAAAGGATTTCTTCTGGAGGTATGCCTCCTTTTTGCTCTGTTATTTTATTTTTGCGCTCATTATAAGCAATCTCTAGAGTTTCATTACAAACTTCATCTATAAAAAGAATACAGGCATCAGAAAATGTCAATTATTGCCGCTTATGTTTAGAATATATTTTAGTTAAGAATGTATGTATATTTTTCATATCTGATGTATCTAAAACACATTCTTTGTTAATATTTTTAAGATCATCGAAAAATATTTCCTTTCTTGTATTTCTATGGAAACCAGTTGCCATTAACATATCAATATAAAGACGACATCTTTTATTTACATTTACCTCTATTTTTTCCATTTTATTTACAACAAGATAAATTTTTAAGTATTTTTATTTTCTATTTGTAGCTATATTTTATGAATAATATTATAATATTTCTAAATTATAATGAAGAAAGTATCAAGAAGTAAAAAAAAGAATGGCGGTGAACCAATATCTGATTATATATTTATAAGTAAAAACATATCAACTCAATCGAATACAGACCAGACATATGAAGAAATTGGAATAGTACATGTTACAGATTCTGCAGGTATAAATGTAATTAGTAATTCAATCACAAATGTTTCAAATTTCTTTGGAAGTAAAGGATATGATAATCCTATATTTGATAAAACAAGAAATGATTTATAAAAAAAAATTGAAGAACAAATAAGTATTGCATCACAAAAAGGTGCAATAGTAAAAGTATGTAACTTACGGATGGATATTAATTTACACGAATCCTTAATAGTAATGACAGCATACGGAACTTTATTATCCAAGAAAAGTAATAATATGCCTACAAAAATTTAAATTTAAATTTGTAGCTATATTTTATATATTTATTTATTGAATTATTTATATTAGAATTAAGACCTTTGAAATTGATTTAAAATTAAGCTCATTATTAATTAATAAATGACATCATTTCATGGAAGAATTCTTGAATTACGAAATAATCCTGATACTGAAAGAGCTGGATTAAAATGGTTAAAAGAAGAAGATGACGAATTATTGGAACAAGTAAATAATAAAATACCAATTGATGATATTGCAAAAATTCATAAAAGAACTTCAATAAGTATTAAAATGAGGATAATGCAACATACAATAAATTTAATAAATACAGATGATAATATATCAATTGAAAATGCTTGTAATATAATGAATATAGATATTGATGAATTTAAAAAGTTTAAAGAAACAAAAGATGCCAAAAATAATACTGAAAAAGATATTAAAAAAGATCCCAAAAATAATACTGAAAAAGTTATTAAAAAAGATGATGATAAATATATGAATCTATTAATGGAAATTCGTGATTTACTTATAATCATATCAAAAAAATAGTTGAGAAACACCGCAACTTTGATATTTTTTTGGATTTAATCGTCCATTGTAAAATATCAAAGGTCTATAAATTTATTGAACTACTATGTTGGAATTGGAATGAATAATATTTCGCAATACTTTTACTTCTTCTGATAATTCTTTTATAGATTCTATTAATAAACCAACAATATTTCCATAGGCAACGGCCAAGCCATCTTTTGTCTTAGAAACAACCTCTGGTACTATTTCTAATACTTCTTGTGCAATGAGACCAATCTGTTGTTCTCCACTGTCTATGCGATTATATGTGACTCCTCTTAATTTTTTTACAGTATCTAAAGCATTCGGTATTGTTTCAATATTTGTTTTATTAATTATATCTGAAAATGATATAATACTATTTGTGGTGTATATATTACCCGCGACATGTAAAGGATACGATGGAAGTGCTGTTCCTATACCCACATATCCTATATTATAATATACATTGTTATTTGAAGCAGACCATAAGTCATAGAACTGTTGATATACATATCCTGGTTGAAGTATAAGATTTGTACTTACAAGTTGAGGCCATATAGTAATATCAATATAATCGCCAAGATTTGCTCCATTTACAAGTGTTACACTAAATCCTGTAGATACCGAATTTGTTATTGTAGATACACTATAATCATTATTATTGATATCTTGATATCCTAATTTAATACCATTTTGATATATTTCAACATTGCTTCCATATGCAGTATATCTTCCTACAGTTGGTGATGATAATGTAAAATTAGATTGTCCAGATACACCTACAGTAAAAAATTGTCTTATAGGATTCGTTTGCAATGCTGACCTATACACTTGTGTATCTCCTGATAGAAATGCAGTTGAACTGAGTATTGTAATATTTGATGTTATTATATTTGAAGTTGTTAATGATGTTATAGAGGCATTTCCTTGTACTTGAAGTGCATTATTTGCACTAACAATAGTTGTACCTATTCCAACATTACTTGTTACATATATATATTGATTTGAAGATATCCATTGACTATTTCCTCCCCCACTACCACCGCCACCACTCGTTACAATCCCCGTAAGTAAACTGCCGTCTCCTATAAATTGTGTTGCACGAACTATTCCATTTACGTCTAATGGATATGCAGTTGCGTTTGACATACCAATTCCGACATTATATACATAAGATGGTGTGTATATGTTAGATGCTGCAGCACCTGTGCCTGTATTATTATATACAAATGGGATATTCATTAAATTACTATATTGTCCTGATGCGGCTACACCAGATAATACAATAGCATTATTTGATGCAAGAGTTATACGACCATATCCATCGACTGTAAAAGTTGGTATAGATGTACTTGAACCATATGTCCCGGCGTTTACAGAAGATGATGGTAAATTTGCAACTGTTAAGTTTATTGTTTGATTTTGTAAATTTACTACTCGACCAAAACTATCAGTAGTAATTATTGGTACTTGATTAGCAGAACCAAATTGACCATATGTATTTATATTTGTAGTTGGTAATAAATTACAGGATAATGTACCAGTTTTAATATTAGCCGCATTTGTTGTATCAATAGTAGCCGAAGGAGCGAGTCCTGTCACTTGACCAACTGGTAATACAATACCTATATTTGATGCACTTAAAATGCGTCCTGTAGCATCAACATAAATAGCTACATTTGAAGAGGTGCCTCCATATCCTCCTGCAGTGACGGTTGTTGTTGGTAAACGTCCTGTAGATAATGTTCCACTTGTAATATTTGCTGCGTTTGTTGTATCAGTACTTGCTGATGCTGCTAATCCTGATATTTGTGAAAGCGTAATATATCCATATAATTGCGAAGTCGGTACTGTTAATAGTGCACTCGATGCAGATGTAACTCGTCCATATACATCAATTGTTATTATAGGAACATATCCAGAGGCAGCTGTTCCATATGTACCAGCAGATGGAGGACTCACAAGATTATTTGCAGACAATGCTGTATATGATAATCCACTGACTTGACCAGTTGTTATACTTACTTGATTTGTTGAAGATGATATAATTCTTCCTGTAGCATCAATATTGATTTGAGGTATATGACTAGCATCTCCATAAACTCCTGCACTAACTCCTGTAGTTGGAAACAAATTAGATGATAATGTACCACTTGTTATATTCGATGCATTTGTAGTATCTATCGTTGCTGATGGTGCAAGTCCTGTAACTTGGCCAACTGGTAACACAATAGCTACATTTGATGCACTTAAAATACGTCCTGAAGCATCAACATAAATAGCTACATTTGAAGAAGTCGCGCCATATCCTCCTGCAGTGACGGTTGTTGTCGGGAATCGCGCACTCGACAGTGTCCCACTTGAGATATTTGCCGCATTTGTAGTATCTATGGTTGCAGATGGTGCAAGTCCTGTTACTTGTCCGACTGGTAGCACAATACCTACGTTTGATGCACTTAAGATACGTCCTGTGCTATCGACATTTATACTGATATTAGAAGCCGCTGCGCCATATCCTCCTGCAACGACGGTTGTTGTCGGTAATCGCACAGCAGAAAGAGTCCCACTTGCAATATTTGCAGCATTTGTAGTATCTATGGTCGCAGATGGTGCAAGTCCTGTAACCTGGCCAACTGGCAGGATAATACCTACGTTTGATGCACTTAATATACGTCCTGTGCTATCCACATAAATAGCTACATTTGAAGCAGCTGCGCCGTATCCACCTGCAGTCACGGTGGTAGAAGGGAGTCGTGCACTCGACAGTGTACCACTTCCAATATTTGCCGCATTTGTAGTATCAGTAAATGCAGAAGTGACTAAATTTCCTGCACTTATATTTCCAGTTATTGTTGTTGTTCCCTGGACGTATAATGTTGACGTTGCATTCTTTGTACCTATACCAATATTGCCGCTTGCAGAAATTTGCATTGCAATGCTACCATTATTATAGAATTCTGCCACAGTATCTGGTGTATTTTGTGCGACTTTTAAGGCTGGACCTGTGCCATTATTTATAACATCGAGTTGAGTACTATTACTTGTCGTAGTATTTACGGTTGTTAATTCTCCTAATATAATTAAATTAGATGCTACAAGTTTACCCGAAGCTAATATATCTCCCATAACATGTAATGCCGAAAGAGCAGTTTGTGTTCCAATACCAACATTGCCCGTCCCGTTATAATATGTAGTTCCAGTCGGAGAATATGTAAATGCAGCATTTATAAGGTCATTATAAACACCAGTGCCGGCAACTTTTGATAATCCTGAAACTGCATTTGATGTAATTGAAATATTTGTTGAAGAAACAGCAGTGACGCGACCATATGCATCAGTAGTAACTATAGAAGATTGAGTCGCAGAACCATAAGGACCACCGTATGTAGATATATTTGTAGTGGGTAATCTTCCTAAAGGTAGTGTGCCACTTCCAATATTTGCCGCATTTGTTGTATCTATAGTTGCCGAAGGTGCAAGACCAGTCACTTGTCCAACTGGTAGGATAATACCAATATTTGTAGCGCTTGTTATGCGACCGGTGCTATCTACATTTATAGTTATATTAGAAGCCGCTGCGCCATATCCACCTGCAACGACGGTTGTCGTTGGTAATCGCCCAGCAGAAAGAGTCCCACTCGCAATATTTGCAGCATTTGTTGTATCTATGGTTGCCGAAGGTGCAAGACCAGTCACTTGTCCAACTGGTAGGATAATACCAATATTTGTAGCGCTTGTTATACGACCGGTGCTATCAACATTTATAGTTATATTAGAAGCCGCTGCGCCATATCCACCGGCAACAACAGTTGTCGTTGGTAATCGCCCAGCAGAAAGAGTCCCACTCGCAATATTTGCAGCATTTGTAGTATCTATGGTTGCAGATGGTGCAAGACCAGTCACCTGGCCAACTGGCAGCACAATACCTACATTCGATGCACTTAGAATACGTCCTGTGCTATCTATATAAATAGCTACATTTGAAGAGGCAGCGCTATATCCACCGGCAACAACGGTTGTTGTTGGTAATCGCGCACTTAACAGTGTCCCACTTGAGATATTTGCCGCATTTGTAGTATCTATGGTTGCAGATGCTGCAAGTCCTGTAACCTGTCCAACTGGAAGCACAATACCTATATTTGAAGCACTTACGATACGACCTGTAGCATCCACTGCTATACTGATATTAGAAGCAGCTGCGCCATATCCACCTGCAGTGACGGTTGTTGTCGGGAATCGCGCACTTAACAGTGTCCCACTTGAGATATTTCCTGCATTTGTTGTATCTATAGTTGCTGATGGTGCAAGACCAGTCACCTGGCCAACTGGCAGCACAATACCAATATTCGAAGCACTTAGGATACGTCCAGTGCTATCTACATAAATAGCTACATTTGAAGCGGCAGCGCTATATCCACCTGCAGTTACGGTTGTACTAGGTAATCGCGCACTTAACAGCGTGCCGCTTGTAATATTTGCCGCATTTGTAGTATCTATGGTTGCAGATGGTGCAAGTCCTGTAACCTGGCCAACTGGTAGGATAATAGCTATATTTGTAGCGCTTGTTATGCGACCAGTTGTATCTACAGATATAGTTATATTAGAAGCAGCAAGACCATAATTTCCTGCTGTGACAGTTGTACCAGGTAATCGCGAAGCAGACAGTGTTCCACTCGAAATATTTGCAGCATTTGTAGTATCTATGGTTGCTGATGGTGCGAGTCCTGTCACTTGACTAACTGGCAGGATAATACCAATATTTGAAGCACTTACAATACGACCTGTAGCATCCACTGCTATACTGATATTAGAAGCAGCTGCGCCATATCCTCCTGCAATGACAGTTGTTGTCGGGAATCGCGCACTTGACAGTGTACCGGTTGTAATATTTCCTGCATTTGTCGTATCTATAGTTGCTGAAGGAGCAAGGCCAGTCACTTGGCCAACTGGTAAGATAATACCAATATTCGATGCACTTACAATACGTCCTGTGCTATCGACAATTATAGATGTATTTGAAGAAGCGAGACCATAACTTCCTGCGACGACTGTTGTTGTGGGTAATGCAGATGCAACAATTTTACCTGCAGTAGCAATGCTGTTACCACCATTATAAAAACTTCCACTTAAATTAAAATTACCTACTAAATCTAATGTATAATTTGGTGTTGAATTATTAATACCAACGTATCCATTATTATTAATCGTAATTCTGTCTTGATATTGATTTAGGCCTACGGCACCAGACATAAGATGAAAATTTCCTGTATTATTCGATTGACCAACATATATATATAAATTGCTCGTAGCTGAATGACTTATTCTAGTATTTGATGCTCCGAGAGATGTTAAATAGATTCTATCAGTTATTGCGCCTGCAACACTTGAATCAGATACGTTTATTTTAAGAGTACTTGTTGTATCTGTTACTCCTCCGCCAATTGTTAATAAAGAATCGGGTGTATTTGTTGAAATACCGATATTTCCTCCGGAATAATAGGCTGCAGTACCATTTAAAATAAAAGTTTTATTAATAAGATCATTATAATTTCCAGATGTTGCAACGGTAGAAAGACCAGTTACTTGACCGGGTGCAATTTGTATATTACAGTTTACGGCAGATAGTATGCGACCAGTACTATCGATATTTAAAATAACATTCGAATTTGCGGTTCCATAATTTCCGGAAGTAACAGTTGTATTTGGCAATCTCGAAGCAGATAGTGTTCCTGATGTAATATTTGTAGCATTCGTGGTATCTGTAAATGCAGATTGTACAAGACCACCTCCGCTTATTGTACCACCCGATATTTTCACATTTCCTACGATATCTAGGGGAACAGTGGGAATGCTGCTGCCTATTCCGATACTCCCACTTCCTGCAATAGTGAATACAGGTCCGGTATTATTGTAAAATTGTGAAACTGTACTTCCGTCTTTTTGCACAACTTTTAAAGCAGGTCCAGGTCCGCTATTAATAATATCGAGTTGAGTACTATTACTTGTAGCAACATTTATAGTTGTCAATTCACCTATAATATTTAAATTAGATGCAAATAAAGTACCATTAAAATATCCATCCCCTTGAACTTGTAATTTACCTAAATTAGCATTTGTTGTACCGATACCTATGTTTCCGGAACCTAAATAATATGTTGTATTATTTGCATCATAATAGAAAGGTATATTTACTAAGTTAGAATAATTACCATAAATAGCTGCGGGTGTTAGACCATTGGAAGTTAATCCTAAAATTTGTGATTGAGTAATATAAATAGGTACATTTTGTGCTTGAACAACACGTCCATATATGTCAGTTGTTATCTGTGCTACTTGAGCACCAGAACCATATGTACTTGCAGGACTCGTAACATTTGTAGTAGGCAGAACTGTTAAAGGGAGCGTACCACTTGAAATATTGGTAGCGATTGTAGTATCGATAAAAGCAGAAGGTTTTAGATTCGATGCATAAATACTTCCTGTAATGTATGTACTTCCGACGACATGGAATTTGTATTGAGAACTCGAAGTACCGATGCCTACATTCGAATTTGGTACATACAAATAGTTATTTGGATTATACCAGTATCCGGTTTGTAGCGCATTATTATAAATATTCCCTGAAAGATTAATATTTCCAGATGTATCAAGAGTATATTGAGGTGTTGTATTATTTATACCAATAAAATGGTTTGAAATAGTAAAATCGGGATAGATAGCATTTGTATTCGTATTAATCATTCCAATAGAAAACACTGGATTTGCGAGGTTTTGGTTTGATGTACCGATTATATATCCTACATTACTTAATGGGTCGTTTGCATATAATGAAATATATGTATTATCTAATGTAGAGCCAAATTCTGCAACTTTGCTTATATTTGACCCTACGACTATAAATGAAGGATCATCCGGTGATGTATCAAATACTAACATTTTATATAATTGTTACACTTACTCATTATATGCATATTTTTTTATCGTAAGGGCACGGAAAAATCTACTTAAAAATTTGATTTTTAAATATTTTACATATCTAGTATTATAAGTTTACGTACGATTTCTAATCTCGAATTACGATTTATGAATCAACCCGATGATTTACCGACTGATGATATTCTCGATAAATTCTTTTATCAGAGTGGAGGGCCTGATTCGGCAAATACATTGGTAAGACATCAAATTGAAAGTATGAATGAATTTCTTGATAAAAAATTAATACAGATAATTCAGGGATTTAATTCGATACAGGTATATCATAATTATTCACAGGAATTGAAAGATTTTAAGTATAAGATTAATCTCAATGTGATGCAACCATCTTTAACTAAACCTGTGTATCAAACAACAGATGGTTCACAAATGTTAATGACACCAAACTTAGCTCGTGTAAATAATTTGACATATTCATCAAATCTCTATGTTGATGTAAATGTAATTACAGATATAATAAATGATGACGGAGTTATTGAACACAAGGAAACGAGCATTCCGAATGTTTGCATAGGAAAACTGCCAATTATGGTTCGTTCAAAGGCGTGTATACTTACACAAATGCCTGATGTTACCACTGGAGAATGCAGATACGATTTCGGTGGATATTTCATAGTAAATGGTAACGAAAAAGTCATTATATGTCAGGACCGCATTAGTGAAAATAAGACATTGATATTTCAGCCGAATGGAAATGGTGATGGGTTATTTGCGGAGATTCGTTCTATGCCTGATGGTATGTTTCTGCCTCCGAAGACAACGAGTTTGCATTTATCGGGAAAATCGAATCATATGGGAAACGTAATTAAATTGAATGCATCATTTATGCGTTCCGAGATACCATTGTTTGTAATGTTTCGCGCACTTGGCATAGAATCTGATAAAGAAATATATGCGCATATTTTATTGGATATTGATTCAAAGAAACATCAGCGAATTTCAGCGCAATTGGCGGCATGTGCTGAAGATGCATGTGATATTCATACACAAATAGATGCACTTAATTATCTTCTGAAAGTGCTTGGTACAACTGGTACACCAAAAGAATATCTCGAACAACCTGAGCGGGCTATTGCGATTTTGAAGAATACTATTAAAAACGATTTCTTGTCGCATGTTGGTGGTGTGTTTCGTAAAAAGGCACTCTATCTTGGTTCAATGGTAAAGAAATTGCTAATGATTTACATGGGATATATGGAATATGACAATCGTGATTCTTATTTGCATAAACGTATCGATACTCCTGGAATATTATATAGTAATTTATTTCGTCAATGTTATGGAAAAATGATAAAGGAGGTTCGCAGTCTCATAGTTCGCGAGTTGAATTTATGGAGAGCGAATCCAAATGTTCCATTGCAACTTATTACATCAAATAATGTTCACAGATTTTTCAAGCAAAATGTAATAGAGACTGGACTTCGTTATGCTCTATCAACTGGTAATTGGGGAATAAAGAGCATAGGAAGTTTTCAGAATATTCGCCAAGGTGTCGCGCAGATGTATAATCGTATGTCATATCTGAGTTCTCTATCACATTTGCGTCGTATTAATACACCAATGGAGAAAAATGGAAAACTTGTGCAGCCCAGGAAACTTGAGAACTCACAGTTTGGTGTGATATGTCCAAATGAATGTTTTGCACCAGATACTCCTATACTACTGTGGTCTGGAATAATAAAAAAAGCAAAAGATATCATTGTAGGCGATTATCTCATTGATGATAATGGTAAAAGTATTCGGGTTAAAAGTACCTGTTCGGGATATAAAACTATGTATGACATTATTCCAACGAAAAAGAATTTCATGAGATATACAGTAACTGATAATCATATTCTAACTTTGAAAGCGAGAAATCATACAAGTAATCCAAGTAATCCAAGTAAATCAAAAGCAAATAAAAAATTCACATTTAGATGGTTTGATGAGAAACAGTTAAAATACACTTCTAAATCCTTTGAAACAAAAGAAGAATTAGAGAATTTTTCATCCAAAATTGATGATGTAATTGATATTACTATTGAGAAATATCTATCTTTGCCGGTGAGCGTTCAAAAACAACTGTATACATTCAAATGCCCTGGAATTCAATGGGAAACAAAAGAAGTCGCACTTGATCCTTATATACTTGGTATGTGGTTAGGAGATGGATTATCATGTGGTTATGGATTTGCTACAGCTGATAAAGAATTAATGGATAAATGGATTGAATGGGGTGTAGATAATGATGCTACAATAAAACATAGTATTAAATATCAATATTATATTAGTTCTACAATAAATAATACACAGAAGGGAATTGCTCCTAATAAAACTGAAAAAGCACCATTAAAAAAATTACTGGCAAAATATGGTTTAGTAAAAAATAAACATATCCCTATGGATTACTTGGTAAATGACCGTAAAACACGGCTGTCTGTACTTGCTGGTTTAGTTGATACGGATGGAAGTGTAAGAGCAAATGGACATGAAATTCGTATATGTCAAGGAGAACCTAATTATAAAATCATTTATGATACCGAATTCTTAGCAAGAAGTTTAGGATTTTCGTGTCATCTTAATGATGGCATATGTTCTTATACTGTAAATGGCGAAAAACGTCAGAAGCCTTATAAAGAATTGACAATTACCGGAAAATACTTATATGAGATACCAACTGTTCTTCCAAGAAAAAAATTAAATAAATTCGAGAATCCTACATCAATTAAGAAATGTTCCAGTTATTTGCAAAGTTCTTTCGAACTTGTTAAAAAAGATGTGCAAGAATTCGTTGGATGGCAAGTCGAAGGCAGTGGGAGATTTCTTCTCGGAGACATGTCGACCGTACACAATACTCCGGAGGGCGCAGCTGTCGGTCTTGTGAAAAATATGGCACTCAGCACTCACATTACGGTAAGCATTTCAAGTATTTATGTAAGAAAAGTGATAGAAGAACTTGGTACAAAGATGTATAATGACAGTGTTACGGATAGTATTGCGTATTTGAAGAGAATGGGAAGTGACGATACAGTAACAGTTATAATAAATGGCGACATTGTTGGATATCATGATAATCCTGTTGAATTTTATAATAATATGCGTCATTTAAAAAGATATGGGTCGATACCTCCAATGACATCTATTGCATGGGATGTGCGTTATGGGGTCATTTCTATGAGTACAGAAGCGGGAAGAATGTCTCGGCCTTTGTATATAGTAAATACGGATACTGGTATTCTTCAATTAAGCCAGCAGTTGATTGAGAAGAATGTATCATTTACAGAATTTACGAAAGACAGGACATTTCAGAAATTTATATCGCCATTGGTTGATGATACGATGGAGGGGTTTATTGAATATTTAGATGTTGATGAGATTGACAAAGCGATGATTGCGATGGTTCCAAATGATTTGAATCGTGGAATAAAGGGAACTTCGATGCCTCCAAAATTCACGCATTGTGAGATACATCCATCATTAATTAATGGTGTTCTTGCTGGTAATATTCCCTTTATGGATCATAATCAGGCGCCGCGTAATTGTTATCAATGTCTTTGGGTAGAAGAGCCGGTTCTATGTGTCAATGGAAGTGTAAAGCCTATTAAAAATATAACAATTGGAGACCAAGTAATATGCTTTGACCCGATTACTATGATTAGTTCAAATACAAAAGTAATTCATCAATATGTCAGACCGGCGATGAAACCAGTGTATCGTATTTATACATTGAGTGGTCGTGCTATAGTGGCAACTCAGGACCATAAATTTATAACAAATCAGGGATGGCGTGATGTTTATGGGTTTCAGAAAAATACGAAAGTGGGTATTTATCCTCGTCCAAAAAATATCATTATGGATATAAATAACACTGATACCACAGTGCAAGTAACTATTATGGATAGTCCTGTACAAGATAACAATGAGATAGATTATTTGCAATCAATTGGATTATATTTATTGAATGCTTCTGATATTAAATTACCGATTATTGCCAGAATTCTTGGATTTATTATGGGAAACAAGGAGTTGCAATTTAAGACGGTTCAAGATATGGAGAAATATGACGATGACATTCGATACATTGGATTTGCTGATGGTCATCGCGATCATGGATTTATACGATTTATGAATATATTGATAACAAGAGTACGACCGCACATACCAATATGGATTGAGAATGGAACTCTGCTTATTAAGAGAGAGTATATCAGTGGGTTTTACAGTAATAATACGAATAATACGAATAATACGAATAATACGAATACCACTACTACCTTAAATGAAGAATCAGAATATATACATGAGATGGTAAATAAATATTTTCCGAAAAATGCTGGACTGACCGATGCGGAATATTTTATAGAGAATTTCACATATTCTTATAATCATCAGGCGACATTGAAGATTGCTGTTGAGGCAGAGTATTATAGGTATGTGAAAAAGATACATGAGGATAATAAGCATAATAGAAATGATACTAAAATGGCAATGACATTAGATCAGTGGGTATCTATTATTGAATTAAAAGGAAGTTTGATGTTCATTCCTATTGGAGAGACGGTGCAAATGCGTAATATTATGATATCAGACATTACGGTAGAAAGTGATAACCATTCGTTTATTGGCGGAGATGGTTTTGCGGTATCGAATAGTGCTATGGGGAAGCAGGCTGTTGGAATATATATGAGTAATTTCAATGAACGGCTTGATACAATGGCGCACGTTCTTCATTATCCTCAGAAACCGCTTGTAAGAACGATGCTTTCGAGATATACATATTCTGACGAGATGCCTTATGGTATAAATGCGGTTGTAGCTATTATGACACATACTGGATTTAATCAGGAGGATTCTGTAATGATAAATCAATCTTCATTGGACCGTGGATTATTTACGAGTACATATTTCAAGTCATATCGTGACCAGTGTAGTAAAAATCACAGTACAGGTGAAGAAGAAGTATTTACAAAACCTATTGTAGAGGAGACGGGTCGTGTGAAACCATATAATTATGATAAATTGGGCGAAGACGGATTTATTCCAAAAAATACATCTATAACACCGAATGATATATTGGTTGGAAAAATAATGCCTTATAAATCTCATGGAGTTACACATGCGCGTGATACAAGTCTGCAAGTAAAAGGGAATGACGAGGGAAATGTGGACCATAATTATACAGGAATAAATGGAGAAGGATATAAATTCTGTAAGGTAAGGTTGAGGAAATATAGGAAAGTTGTCGTCGGGGACAAAGTTGCATGTTTTCAAAAAAACCACGAAATCCTTACCACTTTGGGCTGGGTAGGAATTAGTGAATTAACACTGGATCACAAAGTTGCTTCAATGGTAGATAATGCTCTTGTATATCAAAAACCATCAGAATTGCAATCATATCATTATAAAGGTAAAATGTATTCTGTTGAAAGTAACCATGTAAGTTTGCTTGTTACACCAAATCATCGTATGTATATTAAATCACATTGGGTTAATGCTAAATATAAAATTGAGAAAGCGGAAGATATATTTAATATGCGAAAGAAATATAAAAAAAATACTGATAATTGGCAACCAGATTATGATTCGCCAGATTTACCATGGAATCTTGTAGTTGAAAACGATAGTGTCACAAAATTCAGATTTGAAGAATACACAGATGGAAATGGAAAAGAGCAACCTGAAATAGAAATTGATATTGATTCCTGGATTACACTATATGGAATATATGTTGCAGAAGGGTTAGTTGCACCTTATAGTATTGTATATGCCGCAAATAAACCACGTGTTCAGAAAGCACTTAATGAAGCAATAGCAAAATGTGGTTTGAAAATGACAAAAAATATGTCAAAAGGTGAAAGAGTTCAATGGAATTTATGGTGTACTCATGCAGTTCGTTTTATTGGCAGAGGTCATATTGCGATTACAAAGCGATTGAATGAATGGACTTATTGGCTTAATCTTGAACAATCACAAAAACTAGTATATGCAATGTGTCTTGGAGATGGTGGACAAATGGAAAACGGAACATGGAGATATTATACATCATCTACGGGACTCGCGGATGATTTTCAAAGACTGTGTCTTCATGCAGGGTATTCTTGTAATAAAAAATTAAAGTCTGAAAAAGGAACAGAATGTAATCATTTATTTAAGAAAGATGGAACTGCTTGTAAAACTAATGCAGATTACTGGGTATTGACAATTATTACAAAACAAAATGAACCAATTGTTAATAAATGGCTTAATCTCGGAGGTCATAAGTTTATGGATAAATGGGTTGATTTCGACGATAAAGTATACTGTTGCACAGTTCCGTTAGGTGAGGGAATTATATATGTTCGCAGAAATGGACTCACGATATGGTCAGGACAAAGTAGGAGCGCTCAGAAGGGTTGCGTTGGAATGGTATATCATCAGTCGGACATGCCTTTTTCGCGGAATGGCATAACTCCAGATATCATTATGAATCCTCATGCAATTCCTTCACGTATGACAATGGGGCAATTGATGGAATGTATTATGGGTAAGGCATGTTGTCATATAGGTGCTCGAGGAGATTCTACGCCATTTACAGATTGTTCGGTAGAGAGTATAGCATCTGTTCTAGAGACATCAGGATATGAGAGATATGGAAATGAAATACTGTATAACGGAAGAACTGGCGAGCAGATACAAACTGAGATATTTATCGGACCGACATATTATCAGAGACTCAAGCACATGGTTGCAGACAAACAACATGTAAGGGGAAGCAATGGACCTATTGTAATGTTAACACGTCAACCGGCGGAGGGGCGTGCTCGCGCAGGTGGACTGAGATTTGGCGAAATGGAACGTGATGCGATTGTAGCACATGGAGCGGCATCATTTTTGAAAGAAAGAATGCTTGATGTATCGGATAATTTCAGGGTATTTATATGTCGCAAATGTGGTTTAATAGCTACGGCGAATCCGGAGAAGAATATTTACAAATGTAATAATTGTAAGAATAACGCGGATATTAATCAAGTAAGAATGCCATATTCTATGAAACTCCTTCTACAAGAATTGTTGACAATGGGTGTTGCTGGAAGAATTATTGTATAGATATATAATAATATTTAATAATAGATATATATAATAATAGAAAATGGCAAAAAATACAAAAACACCAATATCTTTAGATAATAGTAATAGTGACGAGACACTTTCTCATGATATATTGATGAGAAGTATTAAAATTTTTGATATTGGCTATATAACAATTATGTATATAGCGTTATCTATTACTTTTGCGATATTAACTGATAAAATAATGGGAGAATTTGATGCAAAAAAAGAGGGTAAAAAATCGAAATTAAGATTAACAATTGAATTAATACTGACAGTATGGTTATATGGTGTATTAATATATTTTGTTCGTAATGTTGTCGGTTTTATTCCTTTCCCACTTGATGGGTTCCATGGATTTGAACATAAAAAAGTAAAAGAATTAAATTCGGCGACTGTTTTTACATTTACATATGTATTATTTAGTAAATTTATTAAGGCTAAATTATCATTTTATTATGATAATATAGTTATTCCTAAAGTATAAAATTATTATAAAATTATTATAAAATTACTATAAAATTACTTAAAGTGTATACAATATAAACAATATATAAATAGAAATGTACCAGAGTAGAATAAAGAATGGCAAGAAACGCACAAATCGCGATGATAAAAACCGTGGTGTGATTGAGCCTGATGAAGATGGTCAAGAATATGCGATTGTTCAAGATTTATTAGGAAACGGGCGTCTTCGTGTTATGTGTACAGATGAAATAGCGCGCGTTGCAAGGATACGTGGAAATATGCGTAAAAGTACGCATAAAGTATTAATAGAAAAGGGGGATTTAATAATAATATCGCGTCGTGATTTTGAGGAGGACAAAGTTGATGTTATACATAAATATACGAGAGAGGAAGCGAGTTCAATTATACATTCCAAAAAGAGTACAATACCGCCTCCTATTTTAAAGGCATGGACAACTACGAGTGGAGGCATAGGAGGATGTGGGGATCAAGAAGAAGGCGATGATAATGTTATTTTCTACGATGAATCCGCCGATAAAAAAGATGTCGAAAGTATTATTGATAAATTATAAACAAATAAAACTAATCCACAGAATTTACATCGGTTGCATCACTTACATCACTTACATTTCTTACATCACTTACATTTCTTACATCACTTACAATAACTTTTGTTGCTGAAGATTTCGCTGTTGACACTTCAATTTCATATTTACAAACAGGGCATGTATGCTTAGCTTCAAACCATTTTTCAATACATTCAGCGCAATATAAGTGTTTACATATTTTAAGTCTTCTTAAATATATTTTTGTAGAAATAGATTCTAAACATATTGGGCAATTTTCTTTTTTATCAGAGTCAATTAAAGTAATTGGAGCATGTTCATCAATATCTTCTTTTGATAGACCAATAGTGTGGTTTCCCATTCTTTCACATAATTCTGATAGATATTCATAATCGTTATTTTCATTATAAGTCATCGAAGGAGCATCCAGGCCAGTGCCACTAGCGTCAAGAGCGGCGTCGCCACCGTCAAGGTTGTCAATAATATTATACATCGACAGATATGTTACCATAAACAGTTGATGTTCTGTAATAATATGTGTAACTGCGTCATCTAGATCTAATTGTATATTACATACTGGACACTGCATTATATTTAATTATACTATTTATTATTCTTTAGATAGTATTTTTACATATGCGTTTATTTCCGAAAATATAAAGTCTCTTCTATTTAGGATGCAACAAGGAACATCGGTGTTTCACCCTCAAAAAGTATCTGCCGCGCCGCCCGCTCCCCTCGCCGCCACCACTGTCGCCACCACCACCACTGCCGCTGCTCCTGCTGCTCGTTACTCTGATTACATAAGGATATATGCAGGGAATACAACACGTTTATATATATGTACGCAAACACAAACAGGTATAAAATACGTATTGAAAAAATATATAAAAGAATATTTAGATTACAACCAAACAATATATGCAAATAATGAGATAAAGATATTATCGAAATTGTCTCATGAAAATATCATTAAATATATATCTCATTATTCTGATGATTGTTATATATGTTTTTATCAAGAATATGCTGAAAGAGGGGATTTATGTGATCTTGCGTGTAAATTTCATAATAATCGCCTTCCAGAAATATATGTGATACATAATATTATACGTCAACTTCTTTTAGCAGTAGAATATATACACGAGATAGGTGTAGTACATAGAGATATCAAACCAGAGAATATTTTACTTTCAAAAGATTATAAAATTAAACTATGCGATTTCGGACTAGCAATTAATCAGAATCATATTTTACCTATTGGAAGAGTTGGTACACTTGAATTTATGGCACCAGAAATTATAAGATTAAATAATGAAAAATATAAAATGCCATATAATGAGAAAGTGGATATTTGGGCAATAGGATGTCTCGCATATGAACTTATTTATGGAACATCACCATTTTTGGATATTAATACATCACGAATAGAATATAGAATATGTAATTTAGCTCCCAAATTTACATTAAATTTAGGAATATCTGCATTTACTCTTAAATTTATTCTAATAACATTATCTCACGATGCTCAAAAACGTCCATCTGCAACTCAACTCTTAAAATATTTAGATTTATCTTCGCAAGATAAAGTAGAAATAGCTGATATACTATTAGATAAAGACAGTTTCGGTGTCTTTGACGACGATTCATCTAAAACAAAACAGTTTAGAAATAAACGTGTAACTTCTATTGTTCTTGAGGATAAACAAAAACCCGTTCTTCAAGATGTAGCTATACGTACTCGCCTTTTACCAAATAACAAATTAACGAATAAATTAACGAATAAATCAAATAATAAATCAAATAAACCCTTCTGTTGTTTTACTTAATACCAATAATACACCCCTAACAGCCCTAATAGTCCTAACAGCCCTAATAGTATTTAAGGATTTGCGCATTTTAGAAATAAAAGCGTTACCATAATGGTAATAATAGACGATTATATTGAATATACAAATAAATATAAGAAAATATATGGCGAGAGGACGGTTGTATTGATAGAGGTTGGTTCATTTTTTGAAATTTATGCAATAAAGAACGATACACAAGACGAAGGTGCGTCTGATATATATGCGATTGCAGATTTATGTAATTTCCAGGTATCACGAAAAAACAAGACTATTTTGGAGATAACTCATAAGAATCATTTAATGGCTGGCTTTCCAAGTTATGCATTAACGAAACATTCTCAGACATTATTAAATAATGGGTATACTGTTGTATTAATTGAACAAGTGACGTCTCCTCCGAATCCAGAGAGGAAATTAACGCAGATATTGAGTCCATCTATGCAAGTTTCTGTGAACACAATTGATGGTAATTATTTAATGGTAACTGTTTGGGATATTTACAAGGATGTTATAGGTACACGATTTTTTTCTTTAGGCATCGCTGGCGTAGATGTATCAACTGGGCGCACGTGGGTGTATGAAGTTATGCGCGGCACGAGTTCTGCTCTTGATGAATTTACACGCTGTTTCCAAATGTATCAACCTTCTGAAATAGTTTTTATTGGAAACAATTTAACACCCGACGAACGAGCAAAAATAGAGGATACTATTGGTGTTAAAATGGATTCCGGGCGTTCTTACCATTTACTATGGGACATTAATATCTCTCATTATGAAAAAATATCATATCAGAATGAGATATTGCAAAAAGCATATTCCCATTTTGGCATATTAAAGGGTTTGGAAGCACTTTCCATCGAGAATTATGAGAATGCACGTCTCGCATTTGTTTATATGATACAATTTGGATATGAACATAGCGAAAATATCATTAAAAATCTCATATATCCCGACCATTTGAAGTTTGAGGGTCATTGTACACTTGAATATAATAGTGCAATACAGTTGCAATTAATATCGACTACAAATAATAATGGCGAAAAACCACTTTTGAGTATTTTAAACAGATGTTCAACAGCATTTGCAATGCGGAGGTTTCGAGAACAACTTTTGCAGCCTTTAAATAATGTATCAACATTAAAAGAGAGATATGCGAAAATTCAAAATATGATTGATTCTGATAACTCTTATAAAATTCATGCAATTTTGAAAACTGTTCTTGATATTGAACGTATGATAAGACGTATGATTATGGGTCGTTTTAACCCAGCAGAATGGTGCGGATTCCATAATTCTCTCGAGAGTATAATAAATGCATTTACCTTATATACAAATAAAAGTGATAGTACAATTTATATAAAAGAAATAATAAAGGAGTATGTTGATACAATTGAAATAGATGAGGCTTCTAAATATAATATAAATGAAATTAAAGGTAATATATTTAAGACGGGAATCTATAAAGAGATAGATGAAATAGATAAAGAATATATATCTGGCATGAATATTCTAGAAAAAACAGCGGATTTATTTGAAGAGGGTGCAAAGGTAGAATACAATGAGCGTGATGGATATAGTCTTCTCATGACAAAGAAACGTTGGGATACTTGGTCTGCCGCTAATGCCGCTAATGCCGCTAATGCCGCTCACGCTGCTAAAAGTGCTAACGCCGCTCACATTGTTAATGGAAAATCCGACCAATATAAAGCAAAACTGGTGAGTCAAACGAGTTCAATGGTAAGAGTAACAAGTAGTCGTATACAGGCGGTTTCTGATGATATTATAAAAAAATCTCTTTATTTATCAACACTTGTGACAAAACAATATCGTGAATTTATAGCTACATTTGTAGAAAAAAATAAAGATAAAATTCTTAAACTTGTCCTGGATGTTTCTGAACTAGACATTATCTGCACATCAGCCCGCAATGCCATTGATTATAACTATAAATGTCCCATACTTTGTTCCGAAGGTGATTCTAGTGCTGGTGCGGATTCTTATTTAGATGCAAAGAATTTGCGTCATCCTATTATTGAAATTATAAATACAAAATATAAGTATGTACCGAATGATATATGTTTGGGTCGTGATAATAAAGGTCTTTTATTGTTTGGTATGAATTCATCTGGTAAGAGTTCTTTTATGAAAGCAATTGGTTTAAATATTATAATGGCTCAGGCTGGTATGTTTGTTGCAGCAGATAATTTTAAATATAAACCATATAATCATATATTTACTCGTATTGCGGGTATTGATAATATATATAGAGGATGGAGTAGTTTTACTATTGAAATGTTAGAATTAAAGACTATATTACAGAGAGCGGATGCAAATAGTCTTGTATTAGGTGATGAACTTTGTTCTGGGACGGAGGCAATATCTGCTCTTGCTATTGTTGCTGCAGGAATACAGACACTTATAAAACAGGAATCAACGTTTATATTTGCGACACATTTACATGATTTAGGAAAATTGGGAATTATTAAAAATTGTGAAAAAATATATATTGCACACATGCATGTTGAAGTGAATCCCGAAAATGGTCTACTTATTTTTGACAGGAAATTGCGAAAAGGTATAGGAAGTGAAATGTATGGTTTGGAGGTGTGTAAGGGTCTCGGATTGAAAAGTGATTTTTTAAAATTAGCGCATGAAATTCGTTGTGAAGTCATGGGAATTTCTCCGGAATTTGTAGCTATAAAACAATCTAATTATAATTGTGATGTAAGGGTCGGAGAGTGTAAGATATGTGGAGAATCAAATGCAACGGAAACACATCATATTAAACCACAAATGTTAGCAGATGCAAATGGTTTTATAGAACATTATCATAAAAATAAAGAATTCAATTTAATTACAGTATGTGAAGCATGTCATAATAAGATACATCATGGATCACTTGAGATAAATGGTTATAAAGAGACATCAGAAGGAAGTAAACTGGATATTCATAATACTAATAAAGAATTAATACAATTATTTACAAAAATGCGATATTATAATGAACACTTTTATATAAAAAAGACAGCGAGGAGTCGATGGAATATAGCTACAAATGGAGAAATTATTTCGTTATGTGCGAAGAAAGGTTTTGAGTATATTACACTTGAACAGATTAAAGATAATGTAACCAAGAATGACTTATTATAACATTCTTTCTAAATCAGCTTTAACTTGTTTTAATAAAAATTTGTTTAATTCTTCTCTTGTAAATCGTTCTCTTAAGTAAGTGAATAATTCATCTATTGAGCGAAATGCATTAAATTTGCGTTCTAAATGTTCACGCAGTTGTTCAACTGTTATTTCTACTTTTCTGCGTGATCTATCTTTTTTTTCTTGCGGAGGCATTGGTGGTGCATCATCTCTCAATTGTTGTATTCTTTTACTTCTTCGCGGACCTTGCGATGTAGATGGTTGAGTAGATGGTGGCAGCGGTGCAAGCGGCAATGGTACGGGAGGAAGTGGTATGGGCCGCGCCATTGCCGCTTGCACCACTGCTTCGGCCGCTTCGGCTGCTTCTGCTGCTTCCGCTGCTTCTGCCGGTTTCTTTTTAGAACGTGGTCCTCCTTTTCTTGGTTTTCCTTCAGGAGGTCTTGCTTCGAATAATGGGTTGAATGCTGAACTTTGAATAGGTGGTAATTTATTTAATGTACCAGGTGCTTTAATAAGACTATTTAATAATGCTCTATATAGTTTTTCGTTTTCCGAAGGTTTCATAATTCTCGAAATCTCTTCTTCAAATATTATGTCTTTTGGTCCAACAAATGAATATAATTTCAAGTATTTTCCGCCATCTTTCAATTTCTTTATTTTACCATTTGTAATTCCAATTAAGGTACCGCTACTTGTATTACTGTTCTTAAAAATAAGAGCATTCTCTAAGTCTGCTGATGAATATTCAGTATCATCTATTGTTATTTTCTTAGAAGAAGACGAAGTAGAGGAGACCATCTAATATATATAAATACTAAAAATGGAATTTGTAAAAAATTTATATGAAATTTTGAAAAAAATGATTTGCCGTTTTACTTTTTTTATAAAACAAAACAAAGAAAACATCACAAACAACGTACAAATGGCTTCCTCTTCTTCCGTTCCTCCTCCTATTGACCTCAAGGTTCTCTCTGAGACTACCACTAATACCACTGAGACTATTGCTGAGAAGATGCGCAAGATTGCGCTGGATGCTCGCGAGAAGCGTTCGGAGAACGGAAACGACGAGGCATGGAAGGATGAGAAGAACAACAAGGATATCAAGTTGTTCTTTGAAACCGAGATTAAGGTAGGTGCAGTAGGGAAGATCGAGAAGCGCGCTGTGATTGGCGCGAACAATGCCAATATCCTGGAGTACAAGTTCGATGAGTACTTCTACGTCAAGGATGGCAAGGTCATTCGCACTCAGGGCTTTGACAGGAAGCCTGGAATCTATCTGCACAAGATTTACAAGGTGATGCAGACCAAGTATTTCCAGGATCTTCTGCAGGAGTTCATTAACGAACTCGGTGAGATGTGCTTCGCCTGCTGGGCTCCTGCCAAGAACCTCAATGTGATTGAGGTCTACTGGGGGCCTACCAAGAATCACGAGTGGAAGGAGGATGAGACCGATGACGACATCGCGTCTCACCTTCCGGATACTCTGGATACTCCTAAGGGAGATTCCAAGGAGCCCTCTCCTGCCGCTCCTGCTGCCCCCTCTGCCCCTGCGGAGGATGACAAGTCATACAAGACTGTAGCTAAGCGTGGTGGCAAGAAGGTCTCCTCCACTGCAGAGAAGAAGTAAGCGCAAAAACATAAAATCACAAAAACATATATCACAAAGAATATCACACGCCAGAAACAATTTTTGGCATTTTATGGGCCGCATCGCTTTTGCATATAAAACGAGCAACACTCACGACTGATATTGCAATTACGTTTTCTAGCATCTTTTCTCGTCTTGTTATTTCTTCTAATTCTGGTTTTAATATATTTATAAAATATATATTATTTAATTCTGCTACTGTTTTTGTAAGAACTTTATAAAATAAAAGTGATAATTTATTAAAAGTGTTAAAAGATATCGAATCTTTTTTGTTATATAAATTATCAATTATTTGATTGATATTTGAAAGAATATAATACATTAAATATTTGGCGCATTGAATCTTTATATGCTATTTTTATATAAAATAAGAATATCGCTTATTTTATACGCATCTTTTATATTAATGAATATATCCATAAGTATTTTATGTTTTTCTCTTGTAGTATCATTTACAAAGCAATCACATAAATAGTAACACTCCCAATTTATTTTTTTCCCAATTTCTATAATAATTGTATAAATATCATTTTCTGTATATATAGATTCATAGTGTGATAATAGTAATTGTAATAGTATAGATTCCGATAAATCTTCATAACAGATTATATATGCAATTGAAATTACACCAATGAGTATTTCAGTAGTATTTATATCTGGACATTTTTCTATACATAAGTCATAGAGTGTAATTGTTCTAAATAATATATTTAATATTTCGCAATTTGATAAAATACTATATATTTTTCTAATATCTTTCTCGCGTATTTCACATTGCGACGGTATAAAAGTGATATCTGAAATATTAGTATATGGGAGTAAATTAAAAACAAGAGTTTCTTTTGGATATCGTGTAAGTTTTCTATAAAGATCATGTAATTTTATTCTATCACAAGGATTCCACTTACAACATTTTAAATATAAATTATAAACTTCTAATGGTATATATTTAAGCAATTTTAAATGAACTGGAAATGATTTATTTGATATTTTTTTTAGATTTTTAATATATTCTAACCATTTATGTTGGTCATTGTATTTTATAATATCATTCGTATTATTATCTATTAATTGAGGATGACATCCGCGTGTAAATAGATATACCATAATAAAACCGACACTCCAAGATGTAGAGTTATCATGTGGTGCTTCATATTCGCATATTTCCGGGCATGAATATACCCAAGTACATATTGATTTAGACCAATGGAAATCATTTTTACACAATGATTGAGGCACGATTATAGAACATAAATTAAAGTCTATTAATACTGCAGTATTTATATTTGTTATTAATATATTGGTTGGTTTTATATCTGTATGTTGAATACCATAACTTAACAAATATATAAATGTCTCGACAAGTGTTACAATAATATGTAAACAATTTGCATGAGTATATTGTTTTGTTAAAATCCATTTATTCAATGTAATACCATAGTAAGGCATAAGTATATTCATAGATACATTATCCTCGACATAAATATTTATAATTTTAGGACATCCTTCTATGTTCTTTAGAAGTGTTAAAAAAATCGCTTCTCTTATTGCAAATCCATTTAAATTTTCCTTATCTTCATTCATGACTGTATCCGTCTGGATTTCTGCGCACAGCCCGTCCCGGTTTTTATCATCATCTTGAAGATTAATAGATTTCAATTCAAGTTGTTTTATTATTTGATTTTTATTTTTATTTATGAGTATTTTGCCGTAAGATCCGTTAGTATAAGATGTAAAATTTTGCAAGTATTCATTCATACTTACTATTTACAACTATAAATAATTCAAATTTTTACGCATTTCCATAAATAGCTAAATGGAATAAATATTCTATATAGAGTGGTTTTCTGTAAACATCTGTTGAAGCTAATAGATGATCGATATGAGCGGCATGAGATAAAAATTCCGCTCTGTATTTTTGAGGAACAGATTTCATGAGGTCCATAGTTATATTTTTTATAGATGAATCATTTATACTAATTTTATGTGTAAAATCTCTAATATTTTCCATAGTTAATTTTTTATTTTTTAGAAAATCACATATTGTAGGGCAATTATATGTACAGAATTCTTCGGTTATAACTTCTGGTATATTTTTTATTAAATAGTGGATATATAATGCAAAATATAAGTCTTGACAAAGATTTTTGGCAAGTGTATCATGATATACTAAATTTAAATCTCTAAATGTAGCTATAAATTCGTCTACTGTAAATAATGGTATTCTTATTCCAAAGAATCGGCTACGAATAGGTATTTCTAATTTAGTATAAAAATGGGTTGTACATATAAACAGTGCATTTTCGGAATATCTTTCAAACAGTACACGAAAATCATAGAATTTATTATTATTTACAATATAATCAATATGTTTAATAATAATAATGTGTCTTCTTGCATGAATACAAGGATGCATTACCATATGTTTAATAAGTTCTGTAAATTTCATTAAATCTTTTGGTTGTTGTGGTATACTCAAATCAATTTCAAAGAAATAGGGCGTTTCATTATATAATACATCTTTATCCCATACTAATTTATTAATAATATAATTGCCAAATTTCTTTTTAAACGCAGTATAATATAATAATTCAAGTGGTATACCTTTATGACTATATAAAATAGTATTTGAAATAGTATCCAATTGGTTTATAAACATATCAATTACTTTTTTATGATAAGGCAGATGGTGTAAAACATTTTTAAAATTATCAAAATAGTAAACCCATAATTCGTCCATAGTCATATCTGTGTCAGCGCGGGTACCCGCCCCCGTGTCTATACCCGCGCCCATATTCATGTCCATTTTTGTATTTATATTAGTATTTATATTACTATTTATATTGGTATTTATATTGGTATTTATATTGGTATTATTCGGAATGGATATTGTAGATGTATTTATAAGATTCATTTTATTTTTATATTAAAGACAAGTTTATTTCTTAAGTTATGGATCCATATCAAATATTGGGATTACCAAAGAATACAGAATTTAATGAGGTGAGGGCTCGATATTTTTATTTAGCTAAGAAACATCATCCTGATAAATTTGCGCATAGTTATGGTCAAGGTGCTGCAATAAAGACTCTAGAGGAAAAGAAGAAAAATGAGGAATATTTCAAAAGTATAACTGTGGCATATCATCAGATTGATAAAAATCGCAATAATCAGTATTTTGGGGTTGGGAGTGGCGTTGGCGTCGGTAATGATGAAAGTTTCAGTGAAACAGATTTAGCGAATATATGGAAACAAGTAGAAAACTTTTTTAATGCACCGGAGGTATGGGAATGTATGAAAGAAATATTAGATAAAGTTTCAAAGGCTAAATTTGACGGGAAAAAAGATGTAGAATCATCGCGCCCTGTGCCAAGGAAACACAGTATAAAATTAAAGTTATCTTTAGAGGATATTCACACATCTAAAACAAGGAAATTGCGGCTTTTTTTAACAGGAATAAAGACACCTATATATTTAAATATTAATAGTTCTGATATATTTGAAAGTAATATAGTTGAAATAAATAATTATAAAGTAAATGAGAAAATAGAGATTGATATATCAATCCATTTATCTATAGAAAAACATAAGATATATAGATTAATGCGTTTTGGCGATAGTTGGGATATTTTCTATGATATATCTCTTACATGGGAAGAATATATTAAAGGTAAAAAAATACGGGCAATTTATTTAGACGGTAAGCGAAAGGAATTTACTATTGCGCCTTATCAAGATATTGAATTGCCGATTGTTATAGAAAATGAAGGATTATCTGGTAAAGGATCTTTATATATTATTGTTAAAATTATAAATCCGCGTAATTTTAGTGAGGTTAAAGAAATTCTTGCGAAAATAAACGCGGGTGTGATGGAACCCTGTCTCTTGAGGGCGAAAAGTATTTAAGGATTTGAGAATATAAATAGTTATCCAAGAAACAAAAATGGCTCCCCGTGTTGCATCCGCGAAGCCTGCTGCCGTTGCCACCCCTGCCCCCGCTGCTCCAGTAAAGACTGTTGATGCACCTGCTGCTGCTGCCAAAAAGGTAGCTGAGCCCAAGACTGCTAAAGGCGCTGCTGCTGCCAAGACTGAGAAGACTGCCCCTGCGGCTGTTGCTGCTGATAAGAAAGAGGATGCCACTGCTGATGCGGAGGAGGTCCAAATTTCTCTGGTAGATAAAGTTGAACTGAAAATCAACAGCCTCTCTGCGATTATCAAGGAGACGCTTGCTGAGCTGAAAGTATTGAAGAAGGATTATGAGCGCATGCGCAAGAGTGTCGAGAAGACCGAGCGCAAGCGTGCAAATGCTCGCACAAACCCAAATGGATTTGCCAAGCCAACTCCTATCATTGATGAACTCTGTGTATTCCTGAATGTTCCATCTGGTTCGGTTATGTCTCGCACTGATGTTACACGTAAAATCAATGCATACATCAAAGAGCACAACCTGAACAAGCCAGAGAACAAACGCATTATTCTGCCTAACCCGGCACTGCGCAAGATTCTGAATGTCAAGGAGGGTGACGAGGTATCATTCTTTTCTCTGCAAAAGTTCCTTTCCCCACTGTTCAAGAAGACTGTACCAGTTGCCCCAGTCGCAACTGCTTAAAAATAAAAATTAATAATAATTAATAATTAATAATTAATAATTAATAATTAATAATTAATAATAAATAACAATAATAAAATTACCAAAACTTATTTTTGCAATATTATTTAGTAATAATGATATATTTTATTAATGATATATTTAAGGATTAGATTTTCTTCTACTATTCGATAAAGAATTGGTATTTGTATTCTTTTTTAATTTTGTATTTGTTCTAACTCTGGTAGATGATGGCATAGATGAATGTGTATTTGTTATATCTACGATAGTATCAATAGCTTCTGATATAGATATTTTATGATTGTAAATAGTATCTACAAAATTATTATATTTTTTCGAAGTCGTTGATGATATAAGTTTAAGTGTTAAAAGTTGTCGCAGATTTAATGCCATAAAATAGAGATCAATCTTATTCTTTTCTATATCTTTAGGCATTTCGGGATGAGTTATATCACTCTCATCAGTTATCATCATATCAAAATCTATTATTCGTGATATTCCGTCTTCCCCTATAACAATATTATCTATATGTAAATCTTGATGAATAAGACCAGCTTCTATAAGTTTCTGAATACCTATAAATACATTTAATAATAATCGCAAAATTTCTTTATAAGAATATTTTGGTTTTTGGCGTGATAAAAAATCAGTCAAAGACACACCTGCATATGGCTCTATCAATTGGTATAATTTGAAATTCGGACTATTAATAGTAATTGATTCATAATCTCTATTGTCTATATTGTTAAATTTTTTAGTAATATTCGTTCTAATGGTATTATTTTTAAGTGTAATATGTTTTACACTATAAGAATCTGTATCGATTTCTTTTATTGGAATATCATCTAGTAAGACTGTACAAATTCCATATCCTACGACAAAGTAACGATTATAATCTAAAATTTTCGCTTTAATAATTTTATGATTTTCATATTCTCTCTGAATAATATTTTTATCATGAGATATTTTTGAAACATCTCTTTTAGATGGTTTATATTCTGTAAAATCAAATAATATATATTTTGAAGGAGGAACGCTTGTAATACAGTTGTAAGGTGGTTCGACAATTGCAGATTTCATACCAACCCCTATAATTTTACGTTCACGTAGCATATATATCTATAATTAAAATCCAGAATAAAATAATAATAAAAATAATAAAAATAATAATAAATAGCTATATTTTATTTTTCTTAGATTTTTTAGAAATTTTCTTTACTTTTTTCTTAGAACCGCCTGCCGGTCCTACTCTTCTTCTTCTAGGTGCAAAACATTCTCCTAATCCACAAAATAATGATGGTGGGTTTGGGCTGGGCTGCGGAGACGGGGGTGGGGGCGAGGGCGGCGATATTTTATATAAAAGTAAACCATAATAAATTAAAAAATTATCAGGTCTTTTAATGTTTTCTAAGTCTGTCCAATCGCATTCAATAACTCTTAAATCGTTCGCATTAAATTTGCTGTTGTATTGTATTATATTATCATACGTACCGCTACTATCAAAAATATATTTTTTACCTTCACATATAAAACCGCAAATTTCATGTACAGATTGTACTATATCATCTGTGTATTCGACTATTGTTATAGTACAACTTATTAATTTATTAGTTGAATTCATCTGTTCAATTTTTTTATAAATTTCTTGTCTAACCATACTTTCATACAGAATTTTATTTTTCAATTTTTTTTTATAATAATGTTTAAAAAAGTATAATTATCTAGTAAGCCTATATATTTATTTAGATTAGACATATCATATAAAATATAATTAGAATCTAATAAAGTTCCTGTTATAAACATACATATTTGGTAATGTATTTCATTATCTACACGAAAACACATTTCTGTATATGTAAAATTTGTATTTAACTTTGACATCTGATAGACGGGTATATTAGGTAATATATAGTTTAATATAATAGCAGCTATATCTTTATTTATATCGTTAATTCCCTTTTTTTCATCATATAAAAGATAATATATATACGCTAACATTTCTTTAAATAATTCTGAATTTATATTTTCAGAAGAAGTATGGGTGGGGGTATTATATTCTTTATTATAGTCTTCGAAAAATCTTTTAAAATTAATATCTAAGAATGTTTTCCTTCTATTATTATTTTTTAAATATCCCTCGGTAATAGCAGCTAAATGTTTTTTTATATCATCTGAGAGTAAAATCATATTAATAATTGCATTAAACCAACAAGTACCTTTAGCTTGCGCTATTCTTCCAAAATTACATCGATTTTCTGTTGAACCTCTATATTTATTTCTTTCCTTTCTATATTCTTCCATTGTTATTTCTGATAGTGCAGTATTATAAAACCATTCAATCATTTTACTTTTAGTATTCTGCAAAGTATTCTCATTTACTATTAAATTATAAATTGCTGTTATTCTATCAAAGTCTTCCATTATTACTGACGATGACAATTGTGTGTTTCTTACTGTTGATAACCATGTTAACATTTTTGTTTTCATAGAGTCATCACCTATTTTGTTTATTTCCTTTTCTAATTTTTCTTTACTCATACTTATTAATTAAATTTATTATAATTTTTTAGATTTCGCGTTTGTCGATATGGAATATGATGATGGCGGAGATATAGAAGGTATACTTTCTTCAATTTCACCAGTAAAAGATATATGGGTTCCCGGTGGTCCTCCTAGCATTGTTTTATATGCTTTTCTTATTTGATTAAAGAGTTTTTTCTGTTTTACTTCATCTCCTGCGATATATGGTATTTTTCGTTTAAATTCTTCGAAATTATTTTCAACTGCGAGTGTTCTGAGTAATGTTGCGCTTATGCCTTGTAATGGATTAGAGGAATTATCTCTTACTTGTGAAATAGCTACATATTCCAGAAAATCTGGGAAGTATTTTTTATCAGATGGTTTGGATATACTTTCATTTAAAATTCTAATATAAGATGGAATACGGTCAGCCCCGCCAATAATAACAAGTATATCTCCTTTACCTCTCATTTTTTTGAATGCATTAATTGGTGTAGAAGATACAAATACACGACGACTATCTAATCCAATGGATTTCATACCTAATTTTATATATTTCACTTTTTGGTCTATAGTTAATGGATTCTTTCGTTTTTCATGTTCAACTAATGCTTTTGATTTATTTTCTGATTTTTCTATATTTTTTAGAGTTTGACCTTTTATGACAGTTTTATGTTCTGTTTCATTTACAGATGATGTACCTATATAATAATTATTATATCCAGCATTTTTCAATGTTACTATATCTTGCATAATTGTTAAATGACCGAATGTAAATGGTTGAAAACGCCCATATGCAAGTAAAACTGTTCGATCTTTTATAGATTTATCTTTTTCGCTTAAAATTCGTAATTGTTGTTCACGGTCTATTTCCATTACTTAAAAGCGGGCAAAATAAAAAATGATTTCCCATTTAAGGTAAAATAAAAACCATATAAGGCATAGAATTGTAAGTACTTTACAGTCCCGTGCAAAATGGATACCTGCGATGTCCTCCTACCAAAATCCGTAAACCCTTCCAACTTCAAGTACTCAACTCCGAAAACTCTGTCGAATGGATCTCGTACGGTTTACATAACACATAATTCACAGAAGCTTTCTATTCAAACTCCGATTATGCGTCTTCCTTATGGAGTCGGTGAGGGCTATGAGTCCGCCGCTGATAAGGAGAAGGAAAAAGATGAGAATAAGAAACCACCTTCTTATGATTTGCATGTCTCTTTCGGAGGTCATGACGAAAACCCAAAAATGAAGAATCTTCTGGATACGATGCTTGCTATTGAAACTCAGGTGAAGCAGGATGCTTTCAATAATCGTGTTCAGTGGCTTGACGATGATTTCGATGGTATTGAGCAAGTTGTGAACAAACTCTTTACGCCGATTGTGAAATATGACAAAGATAAGCAGACGAAGAAGGTTATTGGAAAGTATCCGCCAACTATGAAACTGAAGCTTCCATATGATGTGAAGACGTCGAAGTTTCAATTCCAGACGGAAGATATGGATAATAATGTTGTTGATTTCAAGATGGTACAGAAGAATCTGCGTGGTGGACGCGGAAAGTTTATTATTCAGCTAAGTGGTTTGTGGTTTGCAGGTGGAAAGTTTGGCTGCACATGGAAGGTTGTCAATGCAAAGGTCGAGGGTACTGTTGCGAAGGCACTGAAATTCATCGAAGATTCTGATGATGAGAATGAGAAGGCCAATCCGCCACCTGAGCAAATTGACGAGAGTGATGACGACCTTGCGGCGGATGCAATCAGTAACGCAAATGCCAATCCGAATCCAAAAATTCCAGACACTACTCCAATTGGTGACGACGATGATGATGATGCCGATGCCGATGTCGCAGAGGAGGAAGAAGAAGAGGAAGATGACGAGCCACCACCTCCTCCTCCGCCAAAGAAAACACCTGCTAAGAAAGCACCTGCAAAAAAATAAAATAACTAAATAGTAATGAATACAATAATATTACCATTTGGTGAAACATCTGAAAAATATCAAAATACCTTTCTACAAGTGAAAATACGCAAGGAGAATAAAGACAATAAGGAGAAGAACAATAATATGGAAAATGCAAGTAAAACAAAAAGTAAATTTAGGACTCTCATTTATGATAAACAATATCCTTTTGATTTTTCGAAGAGAATATTTAAAAAATTCATGCGAACGTATAATATTCAAAATCAACCTGATGCACTCGTTATCTCTGAATTTAGAGATAAATATATTAAACAATATTTTACAGAATATTTACATAACATGGTAAATAACAAAATATTTTTATCAAAGGCTTGTTATTTTGAATTAACGAAAAATAAGCATGGACCTATGTTACCTTCAGAAACTGCATATCAAATTATAGAAAAATTTGGACTTCCTATGCCGTGATAATCTAAATTTTAAATTTTATTAAATAAATTTAATAAAGACTTTGAAGAAGTTTTCATAGCTTTGTAGGAAAAATTGTTGATATAGTAATTCTTCCATTTCATTATATTTTGTAATTATATCATTGAGTTTATATATAAAATACGCTTGAGTCTCTTGGAATGATTGTTTATTATTATATACTTTACGATAATATGTGCAGAATTTAAGATAAATTGCTGCAGTAAATTCTCCATAAGTAACTCTATTATAATACTGATTTGTTGTGCAATTTACACCAAGCCATATAAAATGAAGTGCAGTAACTTCTTCACCGGGCGGTCCATGCGGTCCTTGCGGTCCCGACCCAGACTTACATATAGAATTCAATAATACACAAATTGAGTCATCTGGGCCATCTTGTTGTTCTGGGAATGCTTCCTGTGGCGTCGCCGCTAACGACGCTAAGGCCATTGAATTTTATACATACCAAAAATCCATTATGAATCATTTTTTTTATTTATGAAATAATTTTACGACATAAGTTCATTGACTTGTTCTTTTGTCAATATAGGTTCTTCATAATATTTCATTACATCATCTATAAATATATCGAATTCACAGAAATATTGATGAAAATCATTTTTGTTTATCGATTGATACAATGTATTTGCTTTTGTTGGATTCTGTATTATATATTCATTTGTTAAATCGATAAACATATAGAATGACCAATTCATATATATTTCAGAGTAATGTAGTTTTTTTACATTTGTAAAATAATATGTAAATTTTTTGTATATAAATATGATAATATAGTTATCAGTCAAATTTTTTATTTTTTCTTCTCTTGTTTTCCGTAAAGCATTACATATGTATTGTAATGGCGTCATTTGGTTTGTCTGCTGATTTGTCTGCATCTTTTTGTATTATTAAAAAACTACACATCTTAAATCAAATTTTTCTATTTTTATAATAAACCGCGCAATTATTGTCATCCATGATTCATCATTTATCATTTATCTATTTATCGAAATCTGTATTATCTCCATGTTTTTTATACATAACTACTGTATATGGTGGTATATCTACATTATATAATTCTATATTATTAAATTCACTATTTGATATCCATATTCTAATAATACAATAGTTTCTCTTTGGTATCACGGAGACTCCACATACTTTATCAATATGCGCAACATCTTTAGTTATTGAATCGGTCATCAATTTAGCCCCGAGTTCTAACCAATACTTTGCAACATCTGGTTTATTTACTTTATAAGAAAAACATCCTCCATTTTTATTGAGTGGGTCTTCCCACAATGGTTGTATATCTTCGCGCATTAAAAAAAACATGCCTTTAGACCATAAATCTATATATGACAGATTTATTTGTAACCAATCTTGCGGAGTTGTTATAACTGTTTGTATTTTATAACTGGAAGATACCCATTCTTCATCATATGGATCGTGGAAATAAAGCGTCCAAAGATTATTGAAAATATATTCTTCTTCTTCTGCCGCCTCTCCCATGTTTATATTTATATTCAGTATATTCTGTCGTCTTTATATAGATGAAAAGACCAACAAACATTTTAATTATATTTTTAGTCATTATTATTTTAGCTACATTGGCTGGTAAACAATATAAAGAATACTTTATTTCTACTGAATTTAACATTAAATTTATGTCTAAATATGAAACATATGCATTTATTAATAATGATAAAGACGGTTTTATAAAAAATACTCCAGATGCACATCCAGATATATACGGTTATAAAGATACAGATAGCTACAAAAGTGATGCGGCAAAAACGGCAGTCTCTTTTAATGATTATGAAATGAAACAGATAACAACAATGGCTATGGCGGTTGACGAATTTCTCGTAGAGAACTTTGATGTTCAACAGCCGAAACCAAGTCAAATAAAATGGATATTTGCTCTTACTGATGGGAACTCGAGAAATACATATGAAGAAGGTCGTCCACATGTTAGAGGAGACGTTATATTTCTATCAACAATAACAACAACACAAGAAATAAATGATCCTTGTCAATTTGGATTTACATTATTATATTTACGTCAAAATATAATTTTTGGAAAACAAATAAATACATCAACAATGCCATGGAATGCACAAGATGCTCATTGGAAATTTGCAGAAAAGTTTCCAACATGTCAATTCTATAATAGAATAAACTATTTCGGTGATATCTATGATTCTACATATGATAATCAATATGATTTAGCTACAAACGGAGCAGACGCCGGGGACGCTGGCAACGCCGCTGACACTGCCGATACACCACCAAAAAACTTAATAGCTAAACAAGACAATAAAAATTATCTAATGAATGAAGAGCAATACAATGGTATATTTGGTCATCCATCCAAATAAAGTGAAAAATAAAATTAAAAATAAAAATGTCGGCACATTACGTATGATGTACACTACATCTGGCGTCTTGGACAAATATTTTACGGGCTTCTTCTACAACATCATGTAACGTTATATTTTGAAAAATATGTAAAATTTGCCCGTAATTTGTAGCTATATTATAGGTTCTATGAAAAGTATATATAGTATTTACTAAATTTTTATTATCTTTATTCATATCATTTATAAATTTTTCTATTATATTTTTTTTATGAATATTAAAATCAATTTCTAATTTTCCTGATTTTATATTATCTATGACTTTGAAAATCTCTTGAATACTCTTTTCAACATTCTTTTTAGCTATAGATAACATTATATTTACTGATGAGTGATATATTGATCTATCGAGTCGAGCAGAAATGCCATACACTAATCTCTTTTTAAGACGTAAATAATCAAATAATTCAGATATACCTGTGTCACCTAGAATATGTATCAAGGAATCTCGTATTAACAGAGTCTTCAAATCTATAGTTTTATTATAAAGTATAACATAATTTATTAATATATATATTTTAGAGAATTTCTTAGTATACTTATAATATTCTACATGCGCTCCATTCTCTCCATTTGCTCCATACGCCCCATACGTTTTGTTTTTTGTAGCGCTTTCTATTGAGAGAATATATGGCGGTGGTTTGTTTATTTCCGCACATCCATCAGTGCTAGCGTTATTTGTAAAAGGCATTTTGTCTAAATAATCAGAAATGCGCTTTTTTGAAATAGATGAACAAATAACCATAGATAAATTATCTTTATTATAGAACTTTTTACCATGTGCAACTATTTCTGATATATTATAATATGGTACCGTATCAGGTATATCTATACCAACTTTTTCTAAAGGATGACCTTTGTATATATTTTCCATAGATTTATTATATAACCAAATTTCAGGATTGTCATTACACATATATTGTTCTTCGAGCACTATTTTATTTTCATCAATAATTCTTTTTTTAGTTACTGTAAATTTATTAATTATTTTACATATAAGTTTTATAGCCTGTAATAAATTTTCGTTAGGTACAGTCATAAAATAACATACATGGTCAACTGTAGTATATGCATTAAACTCCGCTTGAATATTATAAGCATCTAATAAATATTGCCCATTTTTAACAGAATTAAAATGCAAATGTTCAACTAAATGCGCAAGACCAGTCTTTCCTTCAAGTATTATTCCACCCTCAATAAATATAGCTACAAAACTTGTTTTTATATTTTTATTTTCTGGCTCAATTATTAAATTATTTATCATTACTATATGATAATGTAAAAATAATCTAAAATTTAGTCATTCGCATTTCTGCAAGTCTTTTTTCTAATCGAGCATTTCTTTGGTTTTTAGCTATTTTAGCTTTTTCTCTTTGAATATGTTCTATTATTTCAGATTGTTTTCTTTCAATATGTTCTATTAATTCTGAGTTAGGACTAAAATCATGAAATTTTCCATCATCAATTTTAAGATATATAGTAGTATCATATGTAAGAACATATCCTTTGATACCAAATACATATCCGTTAATTTCATTAAATTCTAACCAATCGTGTTCCATAATTCGAAAGTTGTCTATATTTTCGCGGTAATTACTATTAATATGGCGATTAATATGAGTAGCACTATCAAAAATATATTGTTTATTATTGCATATAAATCCACAAATTGAATGACCCAACTTTAATTGATTATTTCTTATACCAATTATACATGCTATTGGTATATATCCTGGTATTGATTGTATTTTATCACTATAACCGACTGTTAAAATCATATTCGAATAGGTTTTTCCCCCACAAAAGTTAATTAAAAGTAGAATGATATTTGCTATTAAATCAGTTTCAGTTTCATTGTTAATATTCCAAAGATAGTCATGACCTTCTGGCTTTAATTTAAAATATTCAGGGATTGGAAATTCTTTACCAAATGCATGGTTTATTGCTAGTGAACTGATATCTCTATTTATATATTTAATTGTTTTTCCGCCTAAATACAAAATATAATATAAATATAATAACATATCTACTATTAATCTTAAATTGTATGGTGTTTGTGCATCTCTATAACATGTAGTTTCATATAATTTTTTCATTTTAGATAAAAAATTTTTTAATTTAGTATTTGATTTGACATTTCTATCTTTATCAAGATTAAACTGATTCGTTAAAGATAATGATAGAATCGCTTTTAATGTATCTGATAGTAAAAACATATTTAATATGGCTGTAAACCAACATGTTCCTTCGACTTGAGTTATTCTTCCGAAATTACATGGGTCTAAACGAGAGCCACTTAATTCTTCTTTTTTAAGTGCAGCCATATATATTTCGTCATATTTACCTGTATAATTAAAATCTTCCCAATCACCGTTATATTCATTAAATAATTTTATTAATTTATTTCTCGTGATTGTCAAAATTTTTTTTTCAAGATAATCAGTGGTATCATTATTAATTTTTTTTTGTAATTTCTGTAATTGTATAATTATGTCTCTAATAGAATTATTAGATTCCGCTTGCGTTTTCAGGTCATCTTTTATAAAATATAAAATATCTTGGTCCGTAATATTGTTATCATCATCGTCATCACTATTATTATTGCCATCATCAATACCACCACCATTTATATAATAAGATTTATCTAAACTTTTACGAAAAAGAGCGTTATATTTAGGATTTTGTAGATTTTTAACTATTTGTCTTTTATATCCTTTTTTAGATAATTCGACGATTTCACCAATAATCTTTAATTTATTTCTATTTGACTTTGATTTTCCAAGACGAATAAAAAGTGTGTTTATAATCTCTTCTTTATTCATTACTTATTATAATAATTAAAGTTAAAAAAATGACTTAAAGTTATGAGACATTTGTTATATTAGTGACCCCGCCCTCTAAAATTCTCGCAAATGTTCCGTTTTTCTAAATTGAATGATAATGCCGTTGCCCCTGTAAAAGCCCATCGTTTTGATGCAGGATTCGATTTATCTGCTTGTGAAGATGGCATTGTACCTGCACGTGGACAACTTATGATTAATACAGGTATCGCTATTTCAATTCCTACAGACTGCTATGCACGTGTTGCACCTCGCAGTGGACTTGCTTACAAAAAATGTATTGATGTAATGGCTGGTGTCATTGATCATGGATATTCTGATTCTGTTCGTGTAATTATCCGCAATCATGCCGATGAACCTTTTCAAGTTAAAATTGGTGATCGTATTGCCCAACTTATCTTTGAAAAAATATATACACCAGAAACGATTGAATTTGTTACCTATGTAGATATTCAAGATGCTAATAATTCTAACAATTCTAATAATTCTAACAATCTAGATAACAATGGTACAAATATTACAAATACAGCAAATCGCGGTACTGCCGGATTCGGTAGCACTGGTGTATAAATATATCTATAAATACATTTATAATTATATCTATAAATACATTAAATACATTAAATACATTAAATACATTAAACAGTACCGCCAGTGTTTGAACGCTCACCATCTAAGGGACTTGATTCAATCATTATGCCACAATATTTTTTGGGTTTTGTTTTGAAATCTTGTTGAGAATATATTCCGATATCTATTGAATTATGTAATATCCATTTAAAATTGTCCCAAAATTCTGGTGTATGTCCAATACTCTCTGTACCTATATGTGTCAATTCATGAAGCGCTACAAACATCATCGTATTTAAATCCAGAAGTGGACGCGTTCCTTCTTTTTGTCTTAAGCAAAATACAATACTCTCACCTTTATTAACCGCATATGATGTATAATCTTCACGGTCAGTTCCTTCACTTATTTTTTCAGGTTTGAAATTCATTATTATTTGTTGCGTTCTATAATCATCTGGTGTGGTCTTCTCTAAATGTTTAGATAATAACGTTAAATTTTCGGCAATATGCGCTAATAAATTTGCCGCTTCTAATTTATCTGGTCGGCTCTGTACTAAATAACTTTTGTTATCATATGTAGACTTTACCCACTCCTGTTTACCCATAAAATATGTATCCCATACTAAATATAATACTACTCCTCCTAAAATTACAATAAATAATGCTTGATGCTCCATTACAGTTCATGAAGAAAATTTGATTTTTCTTTTAACTTAAAGTTTATTTAAAGTTTATTTAAAGTTTACTTAAAAGTTTATACATTTATTATTTATACTATGGATTTAGAAACAGAAGAAAATGCATCTTTCCCTAGAAAAGAGGCACCAGAATTATCTAGATCCAAATCAATTGAATTTCAAATAATTGATATATTTATACCGGAAGCTGATAAAGCTGCGCAATATTATGATAGACTGAACGGATATCCGCGTAAAGAAGGTAAAATACCACAATATGAAATTATTTTATATGGAGTAACGGATGAAGGATATAGTATAGCATGTACTGTAAAAGATTTCTATCCGTATTTTTATCTGAAATGTCCAGATAAATGGGAGAAAACAAATACACTCTCTGCTTTTCAAGATAGTCTATTGAATAGTAAAATTAAAAAGAAAAAATTCAATAGGGTTACTAAGAAATATGAAGAATATCAGGCAACAGTCGTACCATATGTGTTTCAAGACCATATTGAAAGCATCGAATTTGTCAGCAAGAAAGATTATTGGGGTTTTACGAATCGCAAGAACTTCAAGTTTATTAAATTCACTGTAAAATCGCTTGGTTTATTTAATAATCTGAAGAAATGGTTTGGCGACGCAGATCAGAAAGCTGCAGGATGGAAACTCTATGGAAGTAATCTTGACCCTTTTCTTAAATTTATTCACGAAAGAAAGATTGAACCATGTGGATGGGTAAAAGTCGAAAAAGGGTTCGATATTATTGCAAGTGACGCAGGAAGCGAAAATGAAGGCAGCGATACCTCTGCTGAAAATAATATCAGACACTTTAGAACTCATTATAATATTGAAGCAAGTAAAGATTCAATAATACCTAGAAATTATAAAAAAATCGCACCACTTCTCATTGTTTCTGTTGATATTGAATGTACAAGTAGTCACGGAGACTTTCCGGTTGCTAAGAAAGATTATCGTAAACTTGCGACTGATCTCATAGTTGCCGCAAAAGAAAATATGAATTATTTCAAAGAACATGTGAAACAATGGCTCAGTGATTGTTTTATCAAAGATATACCAGTATCTAAAAATACAATTATTAGTAGAGTGTATCCTATAAATGATAGACCGTCTCGCTCTGTACCCATTATAAGCGATGAAATTGTATCCGAAGTCATACGTCTAATTATTGATATAGTAAATAAAAAGACCGCATCTAAAACAAAAGGTAGCGGCGGGACCGTCGGGACCTGCGATGATGGTGCCGAAGACGGTGGCAATGAAGGAGCCTATAGTGACGATGATGGTTCTGCGGGTAGCGGGGCAGAACCAGATAAAACGGATAAAACACTGATAGAATATTTGACAAATAAATGTGGATTTCCGAAATTGCAAGGTGACGCAATTATTCAGATTGGAAGTACTGTATCTCGTTTCGGTTCAGATAAAATATTGTATAAACATATTGTTTGTCTCAATAAAACCGATGAAGTTAAAGGTATTGACCTTGAATATTATAATACAGAAATTAAGGTTATCAAAGCATGGAAGGAATTTATTCAAAGACTTGATCCAGATATTATTACGGGCTATAATATATTCGGTTTTGATATGAAATATATATGGGAAAGGTGTGAAGAACTTAATTATATTGATAGTTTTTCTATGAATTTGGGAAGAATGCTTAATAGAAAAACTATTCTTGATAAAAAAGAATTGTCATCATCTGCACTTGGAGAGAATATTATGTATTTTTTCGATATGGATGGAGTCGTGCAAATTGATATGTTGAAAGTAATGCAGCGCGATCATAAATTGGATTCCTTTAAATTGGACTTTGTAGCTCAGACATTCCTGAAAGATAAGAAGGATGATATTTCGCCTCGGGAAATATTTGAGAAATTCTTGGGGAATAGTGAAGACCGCGCAGTTATTGCGAAATATTGCGTGCAAGATTGTGCTTTATGTAATCGTCTCATGCATAAATTGAAGGTTATTGGAAACAATATTGCTATGGGGAATGTCTGTTCTGTCCCTTTAGCGTATTTATTTATGAGAGGTCAAAGTATTAAGATTTTCAGTCTTGTATCGAGAGAATGTCATCACAAGGATTATGTTATTCCAGTTGTTGGTGGCGGTGCTGATGTTAAATTGAATATGCTCGAAGATACTGCAGGATATGAAGGTGCAATTGTTCTAGAACCTAAATGTGATATGTATCTTGATGACCCTATTACCGTATTTGATTATTCGTCTCTTTATCCGTCCTGTATGATTTCTAGGAATCTATCTCATGATGCGTTTGTGAATGATCCTGCATATGCGAATATTGAAGGTGTAGAATATGTTACGATTGAATATGATATTTATGAGGGAACTGGCGATAAAAAGAAAGTTATTGGGAAGAAGACGTGTGTATTCGCGCAGTTTCCAAATGGAGAAAAGGGTGTTTTGCCGACTATTCTTATGAATCTTTTGAAGAATCGCAAAAATACGCGATTGAAGATTGAATATCAGACATTCACTATGAAAGATGGCAAAGAAATAATAGGATATGTAAATGAAAATGATTTGAAGAATACGGAACTTACAGGTTATAAAGTTCTTGATGTAGATAGTGGTGATAAAACAGATATTCTCGTTTCTGAAATTATATCAGCAAAGGATACATTTACAGATTCAGAAAAGTCTGTATTGGATGCTCAACAACTTGCTTATAAAATCACGGCGAATTCCCTGTATGGTCAAACTGGTTCTCGGTATAGTGCTATATATTTGAAGGAAATTGCGGCGTGTACTACAGCGACTGGCCGCGAAATGATTTATCTCGCCAAGAATTTTATGGAAAAAACATACAATGTCGAGGTGGTATATGGAGATTCTGTAATGCCTTATACTCCAATTTTATTGAGGAATAAAATAACTGGTGAAATTATTACAAAAACGATTGACAGTATTGACAATACAAACTGGAAACCATATGATGTATTTAAAGCTGGCGATTCGAATCGAAGAGAAAAGCAACAAATTGAAATTTCAGAATATGAAACATGGACCGATAATGGATGGTCTTCTATAAAAAGAGTGATTAAACATAAATCTAATCATGCAATATATAGAATTTTAACTGATACAGGACTCGTAGATGTTACAGAAGACCATTCGCTCTTATCAGAAAATAAAGAAATCATTAAACCAACTGAAGTGAATATTGGAACAAAATTACTATGTGGATTCCCGCCAAAATCAGAAATATCTTCAGAAATACCTATAGATAAATCATATACAAATGATTTTCGCACAACAAAGAGTCATATTGAAGCACAAAATATTTATATTAAAATGAAATCAAAAGGAGATGTTATTGTAAATGAAAGAAATGGTAATATAGAACTCTTTTGCATGGAACATTATAATAAAAACTTTCATTCAAAAGGATTCCATGAAAAGTATATGAAAAAAATACAAAACTTAAATGCTATTAAGAGAATTGAGAAATTATACGATTCATATGATGATTATGTATATGATCTTGAAACAGAAGAAGGTAATTTTCAAGCAGGCATTGGTAATATTATAGTAAAAAATACTGATTCTATATTCTGTAAATTTCCGCTTGATTGTCCTAAGGAAGAAAGATTGCAGAAAGCTATTCATCTTGGTATAGCTGCTGAAAAGGCCGTAAAGGCTGTATTGCCTGCTTTTCAGTCTCTTGCATATGAGAAGGTATTATTTCCATTGATTCTATTATCGAAGAAGCGATATATTGGAAATTTGTATGAAAAGGACCCAAAGAAATTCAAAGAAAAATCTATGGGTGTCGTTACAAAACGCAGGGATAACGCGCATATTGTGAAAATAGTATATGGTGGTATTATTCAGATTCTATTGAATAAAAACAATTTAGAAGAGGCTGTTGAATTCTTGCAAGATAAATTACAGGATTTGATAGATGGTAAAATACCTCTTGAGAATCTTATCATATCAAAGACATTGCGGTCTACATATAAAGACCCGACAAAGATTGCGCATAAGGTTCTTGCTGATAGGATGGGTGATAGAGATATTGGAAATAAACCGATGGTTAATGACAGAGTTCCCTATATTTATATTAAAACTCTTGATGCAAATGGAGATGTGCCAAAATTACAGGGTGATAGGATAGAACATCCAGATTATATTCGAGAACAGAATTTGACGCCTGATTATTATCATTATATAACAAATCAGATTCTAAAGCCAGTCTGTCAATTATTCGCATTATGTTTGACAAAATTGCCGGGATATTCATATCCGCCTGAATATTGGGAGCAAATTGATGAGGAACTTTTAATAAAAGATTTATACAAAGATGAAAAGAAACGACAAAATCGCATAGAAACATTGAGGAATCGCGAAGTCGAAAATTTACTCTTTGAAAAATTCCTCAAACAACTACAGCCTACAAAAGTAAGCGCAGCAACAAAAAGAAAATTAAATCTAATGCAAGCAAGCGGTAGCGGCAGCGGCGCAGGAAATGGCGCAAAAATAGAAGAAATTGATAATGCTTTACATATAAAATGCACTCAGATTAAAAAAGGGAAGGAATATTCTATAGATTTTATATTAAAAAATAAAGACAAAGAACTATGGAAACAAACCTATATACAAAAATATACAAAAGAGAAATCAATTGCAATCGCGACACAGAAAGCATTTAGACATATTATGACCATGGGTGCCATTGATGATATAGGAACCATAGATGCTATGATTATAAATGTAGATAAAACAGATAAGAAATTTGTAGATGAATGGAAAAAATCAATGAAGGAATCCAATAATCTAAAGAAAAGGGCTGAAGATATTACTGCCACTCTAGATACGGGAGCATGTAACGAATTACAAGAAGATTATGGAAAATATGAAAATCTCATTGAATGGTATAATGTTATTACATATGACTGGAAGATTATTGAAAAAGAACCGCCGACTGGGTCGCCTGTGTAGCCTGCGTAGATTTCGTATTTTCGTCGTATGTAAATATCTTTAGATCTTGTACTGCATCTGAATAATCATTTATTACTTGTTTTTGTACTTCTTCGGTATCATTAACGTATCCGCCGTCTGTAAAATAATCCAATTTCTTTTCTAATTTTTTATGTCTCTCGCGGTTCTTTTCATTTAATATAAGATTACAGAAATCATTCGCATAATTTGATACGGTTTGTGCATATACATCTTTATCTAGACGAGTAACCCATTGATTATTTCCAATATGAACTTTAGAATATGTAGATCGCAGGTTTGTTTTTTGTATACATTGATTCTCTGGTATTGAATATAGTTCTTTATTATAATTTTTTATCATTTCTAATTCATTATTATAATTCATTAATAATCTTCTTATTTTCTTGTGAAATGCATCTGTCTTTACGAAATTACATTCATCTACGTCAGTAGAAAATGAAATCAAATTTATAGTATTATTATTATTTATAGTATTATTATTTATATTATTCTGTGTTTGTATATTCTGTGTTTCTATATTGGTATTAATAATTTGTTGTTTTATTATTTCTTCTCGTCTTTCTATACATTTTCTTTGATGTCTATATTTATTGGTAGCAGAAGTAAATATTTCATTACAAACAAGACACTGTAATGGATTCACCTTTCCTTTACATTTCTTTTCATGCTTTATTTTTGTGGTGTGCTTTGCAAAGACCTTTTCGCATTTTTCACATCGATTTCTATCAGGGATCTCTTTTGTGGACATAGGGATCTCTTTTGTGGACATAGGGATCTCTTTTGTGGACATAGGGATCTCTTTTGTGGATTTAGGGATCTCTTTTGTGGACACGCGGGTCTCTTTTGTGGACATAAATGTCCCATTTTTAAGCACATCAGCCTCTTCCATTTCTATATGTTTTATTACCACATGTTGTGTCAAATTATATTTTCTATTAGTTTTATAGTCACAATATTCACAACAATATAAAATAGACATCTTTTTAACACGCACTATACCAATGTAATATATTTAATCTTTATATCAAGAGGATCACCATAATTTTGCTTATGGTAAAATATGAAGATTACCATAATGGTATTATAAATAATAATAATATATAAATAAGATCACCTTAATTTTGCTTATAAATATACTATAAAATATAGAGAGAGAGAGATACCGTAAAAATAAAAATCTATAGCCAACTTAAAAATTTTCTATAGGTCGGCTATAGACAGTAAAAACTATCTTTCTATCTTATAACGAAGCGGAAAAATGGGAAAGAGGCACTCTAAACCCGCACCTCCAGTCTATCCGCCGAATGATCCATTATTTATACCGATTGGATGCACAGGTCTTCGTAGAAGTGACTATGAAGCATCGAGACTCGATTTGGCTCCTTTTCTCTATTTTAAAATAACTTCAAATAATTATAATCAATTATTTAATAATATTACACAAATATTACAAGATATAAATCCATCAAATAAAGCACTATTAGCATCAATTGGAGGAAGTGACGGGACTAACGTTACAAGCGGGAGTAGGAATCAAAGAACTCCATCTATTTTAAATCCAAATGATTATACACCAAATACTTTTAATGATGAACAACGTGCCGCGATTTCAGCTATCTCTACAGGAAAGTCTCCTCCTGTTTATACCGCATCCGCCGCTGCTCAAGCCGCTCATTCTTCACAAAAAACAGCAGCGGGAACGGGGGCAGCGGCACAACGTAAAAAAGATAAACCGGGGCCACCAATATATCAAATAAATAATATATCAGATAATAAATTTGTATATGGTCCTGTGTTTTTATTAACTGCTTATGATTCTAGAAGTAAAATTATTGAATCTTATATATATTTTCCAAGTATGACAAAGAATATGAAACCTTGGAACAATTATAATACTCTTGGTATGAATCACGCATGGTTATATCGTTTATTTTATAATTATCAATACAGATACACTCCGTATTCAAGTTGTAGTATAAGGGCAGGAGTGAGACCTCCTCAATCTACTATTGATTATTTAAGAAGTCTAGATAAACAACAGAAACTAAAGCCTCCTTCACAAATGGTAGACCCATTGAAATCGAAGTTAACGGGAGCAGATTATAATTCATCATATGGATATGGACTGAAACAAGGATGTATATCTGCCGATTTGAATAATAATAATTGTCAACAAAGTGATGCAGTGCATAGAGGAATGGGCATTTATAGAGACGGTTTGAATTCGAATGCATATCCTGCAGTCTATTTTACATCATATATGCTTAATCAAAATGATATCCGAATTAAAGATTATATAAATGCAAATTCATTTACAACAATACAGAGGAATGTTCTAGTGGATACTGCAGAAATGTATCCAGGATGTCAATATATGTTAATATCGCCAAATAATAAATACTTCTTGTTACTTGGAAGTATGAGTTTAATAGTATTTTATAATACAGATGGTATAGATTTGAATGAATACTGTTTTAATAAAAAAAGTCCAAAAAATAAAGTACCAATAAATAGCAAAATTTTCAGAGATTGTACTATTACACGTTTAGTGATGGAAGATGGATATTTGAATCTATATGGTTCAAGTGATTATGACCCAGATGAAATAGAACAATTATTGTTTACTTCATTATTAACGAAAGATTTGACATATCCAATATCTATAATATTAACTGATGATGGTCAATTAAAAGTTATTAATACAAATAATAAAATACTAAATACTGTAAATATTGCAAATGGATTCACTAGTAAATTAAAGAACTCCTCTTCGCAACATGCCGGCGGCAGCCAACAACCAAAGCTTTCTTATGTAGGGCCTTATAATAACCATGATGATTATAGAGAAAGATTATTAAATTTAATAATGTATTTTAAAGAAAAAGGATTGTACCATGATGACCCATTCTATAAAAATCTGATTGATGCCGCAAAAACGTCCGAGTCAGCGCAGCCAGCGCAGCAAGCGCAGTCAGTTCCACCATCTGGGTATAATGATACTTCAATCTCAAATGGTGCCGGACAAGGCCAAGGTGTGAATGCCGCTCTACAACACTTTAATTCGTCTATAAATTATTTAAATAGATTTGATGATTTTGCATCTTATTTACAATTAAAGGCTATAGGTAATAATTATAAACAAGAAGTAATACAAGAAGATATTAAAAGATTTAGACCGGCGAATGATGAGGATGATATCAATAATCCCGATAGAGCAAGTGGTATTTCTGCAATTATAGAAAAGGAACACAATGATGCCATTCAGAATACGGAAACATCTTTTGCGAATACACCAGATAATAGTAAATTTATTGAAGAAACTCCTGAAATGAAAGCTAAAAGATTAGATGATGAAGCCACTGCGTTAAAGAAGAAACATCAAGATGAACAAGATGCCAGAGGAAAAGCTGAAGATGATTCATATTTAGCTACTGCAAAACCAATTATACCTGGTAATCCTAATGTCAAAACAGGTTTAGTAAATACTGCACATCCCGTTACCGCCCCCAATGCTCTTACTAGCCAGACACCCGCATCGGCTGCATCGGCCACCACGGCCACCTCATCTGCCTCTATAACTGGTTCGATGTCATCTAAATATAATTATGACGATGATTATATTCTTCGCGAAAACAGCTTAAATGAATATTATATGCAAACAAATCCAAATTTTGTAGATTATAATATATTTAATAAAAATCAATTATTAAATTCTCCTGAACAACAATATATGGCTAGAAATAACCAGAATAGCCAGCAGAATAGCCCTGCAGATTATAATTATGATCAGGAGAGAAGTTCTCGAATACAATTAATGGAAGAAGAAATGCAAAGCAATAAAAGGCAATAAACGGGAATAAAGTTTAAGGATAACGAAGGATTATATGTATATTATATAATGCAGAAGAAGGAGGATATTTCGTGGAATATACTAGATTCTTATTTTCGGGATCATATGTATCCATTTACAAAGCATCATTTAGATAGCTACAGAGAATTTATGAAATTACATATACCTGATACGATTGCTTCATACAATCCAATAACTATGATTAAGTTCGGAGAATCTGATAATGAAGCAGTAAAAGTAGAAGTATATATAGGTGGTATTCAAAAGAAAAAAGACGATCCACTTGCTATATATGTAGATAGACCTACGAGTTTCGACGAAGAAGGAAAATCTATCTTATTGACTCCTAATGAAACACGTTTGAGAAATATAACATATGCCACTAAATTATATGCAGATATCGATATTGTTTATACAAAAGATAATGCTCATTATAAAACAGTAAGATTTAACAATATATTGTTGGGAAGTATACCACTCATGTTACATTCTGACCAATGTATATTACATGGACAAGGTTCTAAGGTGATTCGTTCTTTATCTGAATGTCCTATGGACCAAGGTGGATATTTTATTATTGATGGCAAAGAGAAGGTAATAATTTCACAGGAGAGATTAACAACGAATAAGTTATTTATTGAACCAGTAAATGATCCTGATATTATATATAAAGGAACTATACGTTGCACTGGTTCAACTGGTGAGAGTTCTTTGATACCTCGTGTATTACAATTAATAGTTATAAATCCAAAACCAAAGTTAACGGACCCTAAGAATAAAAAGAAGGCCGAAGATGAAGAAATCCCAGTCACAGAGGAAGGTGGATATAAAAATATAAGAGGTGGTATTTTCGTATCTATGCAAGGTTTTAACAGTATATTTCCATTAACTACATTATTTAGAGCTATAGGTTTCGAGACAGATAAATCAATTGTAGAGGCAATTTGCGGGGATATAACAGATGACAATGTAGCTACAAATGCATATATGAATTTTCTGCGACCGTCTATAGCATATGGAAATTCTTTAATAGTTAAGAATTCTGATGGTCATTCTATCCACCTTAAAACGATGGCAGATGCCCATTTTAATTTGAAGCCTCGTACATATTTTAAGAGTATACAGCAAGTGAAATCAATATTAACGCTCGACTTCCTTCCAAATATTGAAGGTAGTGGAAATGGACTCCGCGAAAAAGGAATCTATTTAGGCTATTTAGTGAAACAAGTTATTAAAACTGTTCTTGGTATATCTCCTTCATCTGATAGAGATAGTTACGCTTTTAAAAGAGTCGATATTTCAGGATATTTATTATCACAATTATTTCAAGAGACATATGGTAAGTTTCGCAAGAATATACGTAATGAACTCGATAGATATTATAAATTTGGACATATTGAAACAACAGGGAAGATAGATGAATTGGTAAATAAGAGTAATATAAATCGTATTTTTACGCCTATATTTATAACTGAGACTTTTACTCGTTCATTAAAAGGAATGTGGGGACAGGTTACAGATGATCCAGAACAGGGTCTTGTACAAGATTTATCACGTATAAGTTATATAGGATTTTTATCACATTTACGCAGAGTAAATATACCATTAGATCGCAGTATAAAAATAACGAGTCCACATCGTCTTCATGCTCATCAATGGGGGCGATTTTGTCCTTTTGAAACTCCTGATGGGGCATCAGTCGGATATCTTAAAAATCTGGCATTATTAACACATATCACATCGGGAACCAATGCTGCTACATTATATCCTTTATTAGAAGAATTAAAAATAATAGTTCTTAAAAATGTTTCTATACAAAGTGCTGCGAATAAGAATTCTATACACGTTTTTATAAATGGTGCGCTATATGGTATTACAGATACACCTGATTTAGTTGTAAGAACTCTGCGATTATATCGTAGAAATGGGTTAATAAATCCTTTTATATCAGTTTCATGGAATATTGTTTTCAATGATATACAGATACATACTGAGGCGGGGAGACCATGTAGACCAGTATTTATTATTAAAGACAAGAAGGTATTGGTGGATACAATAAAATCTACAAAATGGTTTGATATGATATTTGGGTCTTATTTAACTGATTCGCGAAAGGGTGAATTTGTATATTACGAAGATAGATTTATAGGAGATATTACAAATGATAAAACTATAGAAAGTGCAATACAGATATTGGAGAATAGTCAAGGGTGCATAGAATATTTAGACGTTGAAGAAGAGAATAATATGCTTATTGCTTTGAAACGTGAAAATATAACAGAATATACGACACATTTAGAAATCAATTTAATTAGTCTTTATAGCGTAGTTACCCAACAAGTTCCACTTTCAAATCATAATCAGGCTCCGCGTATTGTATTTCATGCTGCTCAAAGTAAACAGGCTATTGGTATATATGCTACAAATTTTACGAAAAGATTTGATACAATGGGATATATTCAGCATTATCCTCAGAAGCGTATTATAACAACACGTGGATGTCATTATAATGGAGTAAATTTAATGCCAAATGGAATGAATTGCGTAGTTGCCATAATGACATATACCGGTTTTAATCAGGAAGACAGTGTTATGATTAATAAAGGAGCTATTGAGCGCGGTTTATATCAATTAACGGCCTATAAAACTCTCAGTGCTATTGAGAAGACATTGAGCCCTACAGATAGATTAATATTTGCAAATCCTATAGAAATGAGAAAACAGGGTAAATATATACAAAATATAAAACACGCGGATTATACTTTATTAGATAAAAATGGAATAATTAAAGAAGGTTCATATATACCACGTGGTCAGGAAGTGGTTATTATAGGTATGGTACATGTTCACCAAGAATTAAAGACGGTTAATAAAGGTGTCTTGACAGAAAAAGAGGTTATTGAAATTTACACGGATGTATCTCTCATAACTGATGTGCATCATTATGGTACAGTTGATAGAATATTTATAGGAAATCAAATACCTGGCATAGATCGCGAAGATGTTGCAAGAGTATGTAAAGTTAGATTTCGTAAGATCCGCAAGCCGGAACTCGGTGATAAAAATTGTAGCTCGCATGGACAAAAAGGTGTAATCGGTTTAATAATACCTGAACAAGATATGCCCTTTACTAAAGAAGGCTTACGTCCGGATATAATTATAAATCCTCACGCAATTCCATCACGCATGACAATTGGTCATTTATTAGAGACTGTGTTTTCAAAATTATGTTGTATGGAAGGTTCTATAGGAGATGGTACAGTATATTTACCATTTGAACAGACTGCAATGTTTGATGCACTTGAAAAATACGGATATGAAAAACACGGAAATGAGATATTGTATAATGGTCGCAATGGATATCAAATAGATACTGAAATATTTATGGGACCCATTTTTTATTATCGGTTAAAACATATGGTTACCGATAAAATTCATGCTCGTGATAAAGGTCCGAAGAGTCAAATGACTCGTCAGCCTACAAGTGGTCGCAGTAAACACGGAGGATTGCGATTAGGTGAGATGGAAAGAGATGTTGTATTATCGCATGGATTAGCGCAGTTTATTAAAGAAGGATGGATGGAAAGGTCAGACAAATTTAGATGGGCTGTATGTCGTTATTGTGGTATTCTTGCAAATTACGCGCCACAGAATGGTATAAACGAATGTCTAAAATGTAAAAGACAGGATTTAGTAGTGGTAGAGACTCCATATTCTTTTAAATTATTGGTACAAGAACTTGAGTGTCTTGGATTGCAGGTAAGATTAAGTGCTGATGAAGTAAAAGATTCGGTATCAGACTCAGACTCAGACTCAGACTCGGATTCGGATTCTGACTCATCTGATGTATCTTTGCCAAAACCCAAGAAAATAGAAGGGTCCGAAGGCGAAGGGTCCGAAGGCGAAGGGTCTGAAGGCGAAGGGTCCGAAGGGTCTGATAAATCTGAGTCATCGGCAGAAGAATCAGAAGAAGAGTCATCTGATGAATCATCGAAATCAGGGGATGAATCGGAGGAAGATAAATCGGATAAAGGAAAAAGTACTTTAGAAAGTGAAATGAGTGAAATTTCCGGAGGTTCAAAAGTTGAGAATATAGTTATTAATGAATTATTAGATGATAAATTTGATATGGATATTGGTAATCTAACTGGTGGCACTGGTTCTTCTTTTTCGCCGTCTGCTGCAAGTACTCCAAGTCCCGTTCCTAATGTTGCGAATGCAGGAAATGCCGCGAATGCCGCGAACGCCGCGAATGCAGGGAACACTGTGATTGTTCTTCCAAGTAGTGGTGGTGGGAACACAACTTTTAAATTAAATTCAGATGGTATATTTCCGTCTAATGGGAATTCTTCATTCCAAAATGCTCCTGCAAACACAAATATTGGCAATGTAGGAGGAGGCATCGGAAGCGGTGGCAGTGGCGGAAGTAGCGGTGGTGGCGAAGTAAGAGTTATAAATCTTAACATGGGTGGTGCGAGAATTCCAGAACCAAAACAGAATAAACATGATCATGACCATGGCGGGGGTGGCGATGAAGACTATGAAGGCGGCGATGGCGGGGATGATGCGGATTTTTTTGCTTAGTATAGATAGTAATCTATATGGACGGTATAGCAATAATCTTTATATTATTACTTATATTAGCATTGTGCGGAGTTGTAGTGTATTTTATGTATGATTATATTAATTATAAAGCACAGACATCAACAAACATTACAAATGTAAATAATTCATTGACTCAAGAGAGTCAGGATCGTATAGGTAATCTTGCATATGTCGTTGGTGAAGTAAATAACGTAAATGATGACATTTATACCACGATGTCAAGTAATATTAATTATACAAATAGTAATGTAACAGTGACACAAAATACTCAGAATAGTTTAATTAACAGTTTAAATAGCGCTTTCAGTTTTACAAGTTCAGGAACATCAGGAACAACTGCAGGGACTACAATTAGTCTATTAAATTTACCAGGATATACAACACCTAATATGACATTACTAAATCATGTAAATACATCTATGGGACTTACTGCAAATCAGCTAACTCCCGCAAATTCTACGCAATTTTGCGGTCCTCCTGGAAGCGGTTTAAATGGCGGTACAAATTGCATTAAATTCCCGGATTCAAATGGAAATACATATTTAACGCCATTATCAACATCTGGTAAAGTAGTACTCGATGGTTCTGTAGTAGTAAATAGTAATATGACTATAGGTAGTGCTATTGGTACATTAGCTGCGCCGACTGTTGGTATTTCTTCGGATGGTCAAAATTCTTTATTATTTAATGCAAATCGTGTAGGATTAGGTATAACAAATCCGGCATATAATTTTGATGTACAAGGGAATAGTACATCAACAGGATTATTACGTCTTACACCTGCAAGTTCAGCAGCAGCAGCGGGTAGTCCAGCAATACTTGTTGACGCTACAGGTAATTTAATAATAAATCAATCAATACAATTAAAATCCTCAGCTACCGGAAATCCTACAGCAATTACAATTAGTCCGAATGCACCGGCAGCTGGATCAGCAGCAGCAACAGGAATCACAATTAATCCAAGTACAGATGGCAAATCTTTAACAATAACTGCACCCGGAGCAGTAAATGTTGCAGGTGACTTCCATGTTGGCGGTAATTTCAGTGTCGGTTCAGCAGCATCAGGAACAACACCTGCAACAACTGCCACAGGTACAATTAATGGCAAAACAATAACCGCAGTTTAATCTCCACGGCTTAATCTCCACGGCTTAATTTCCATGGCTTACTCTGAACAGTTTAATAAAAAAACTTAAATTTTCTTTATTGATGATATATAGATACTACAATGAAAAGTAAAATAAAGATATTTGTAGCTATATTTTTATTATTATTAGTAATATTTGTTGGAGTAATACCTAGAAAAAAATATGAATTATTTGCTACATCAGCACCATTATTAAATCTTAATGTTCCGATAGCACTGCAAGGCGCGCAATCAACAGAATCAGTCTATTATAATTCAACCAGCTATCAAGCGTTTGACAATACAGTTGGGTCCATTTTTAATACATTAATAGATTATTCAACGAGTTTCTTAATGATGAAGAGATGTTATGCAATTCCTAACCGTAAAATAGAATCCCTTTTTCCAAATGGTACTACCGGTGGAAGCGATAACTATTATATGAAACGCTTTGGTATATATACTAATAAGTTCGGAGAAGTTGAAGACAAAATATATCAAACTTTATTAACTTTTGCAGATAATCAACCTACCAAATTAATTAACGGAGATGTTTATGTAATGATAACTCAACAGCCATATTATCGTAATGCAGATGGAACACCTATATCTTTAGATATATCTATAATTAATGATAGACATAATTATAATTCTCCAAAGAATTTAAATAAAGGTGTAATAGACGCACAACCCATATATTATCAAGTGTATATTATATTCGGTGCATACATAGCAGACGGTACATATGATAAATGTAGTGACCATTTCAAAAATACTATGGGCGTTTTGGATACATATTTTTATTCCCGTGAAAATCAGTGTTTTATAACGACAGTAGATGATATTTCTAAATTTGGAGGGTGTGCCACAAGTGCCGTAACTACTGCAAGTCAAATGTCAAAAGATGCAGCAACTACTGCAAATACATCTCCATATGATTCTATGTGTCTTGGACCACAATTTAAAGATAATAGCATCCATAAAGACTATAGTAAACCAAAAATATTACCAACGACATATCTCATTTTATATATAATTAACCAAAATTACAATAAAGTATATAATATCAGTGCATTATTCGACCCGAATGATAAATGTAAAATGGTAAATAATATGCCTCCGACTGACCCGATTGTTTCATCTATGATGAAGTATTATTAGCCGCACCCAGCCCGCCCAGCCCGTCTCCTCCGCCGCCCTTACACTTCTTCATCAGAGTCAATAAATTGTAAAACTTTTTGTTTTTTATTATCACCAGAATCTACTAAATCGAGTGTTTTACCAGCCGCACCCGCCGCCGCGCGACCACGTTCTTTCATTTTAATGACATCATTCCAGAAACTTTGAATAGCCGGTACAAGTTCATTTTCCCATCTATTTTTATCAAAATACAGACGTTCTATATATATTTTACGAACTTTCCAATAATATACTTTATATGTCTCGTGTTTTCTAATTTCACTATTTTTCCATTGAACCGCTTCAATAGGTGTCAAATATGGTGGACTATAAATATATTCGCCAGACTCTAAATTCTCTACAAGTACACCGTGATCTATTTTTAAATTTGTAGCTATATTTTTAAGATAATTATCTTCATATTTCATATCTTCAATTTCGCAATCTATAAAGTCACATTCATTAATACCAGTAACTGCCATCTGTCCTTGCATCTGTAATTCATATTGGTCTAAAATATCGCCATTTACCTTGCGACGCCAAGGTGTTTTAATTTCTATCAAAACACCCATTTCAGTAATACCATCAGGAGACGCACCATAACAGGATAATGTAGAATGCGGAATTAAACCGAATTCATGGATTTGCATATTATTATTTCGTTGAGAATATGACCTCGATGTCATTGCTTCATACATTGTTCCGTGTTTAAGTGGAGGACAACTATTATTAAAAACAACACTTTCTGGAAATGCCTTATTTTCAACCAATTTTGCACGATTTCCATAATGTCCGCGATTCATTGCTTGACCTGTATCAGATGCAGTAAGACGGTCTCGGCGCAACGCAAACCATTCAGGACTGCGTTGTTTCACTTGTGGCATTTGTTTCAATGCTTCTAATTGAGCACGATTTTCTATAATTATTTGAATATTCTTTTCAATATCAGCAATAGATGCGATATCACCTGAAATATCAATTACATAAGAAGCTATTCCTGGTGATTTCAATAAAGTATCAAATATTTCATCTTTAAAATTTTTACACAATACCCATAAAGTATTTTCAATTTTAACTTTCAACGCCTTTTCCCTCTTCTGCTGCTCCCGCTCCTCCAGATTCTCCATTATTACTGTTATTAGTATCCTTAGCCTTAAGTTTTTTTGCGTTACGTAATTCAACCGCTTTGATTCCAATGCTTAGAATTTTACTTTCAAAGAATTTATGCAGTTTTTCTTCAAAATACTCCGAGTCCATCTACCAACCAATACACTTTACTCAGATGCTAATGGACTTGCTTATTGCTTATATCTATTAATAAGACGTTGTATCTTTATATCATTTTTTATACCAAAAATGGGGATATATTAAATTGAATATGGGTAATGTGTAATGTCTTGTTAAAAATGTAATGTCTTGTTAAAAATGTAATGTCTTGTTAAAAATGTAATGTCTTGTTAAAAATGTAATTAAGCAAATCGTTTAGTTATAGCTACATACATATGGCTTGAGATGATACCTTGGATGCTTGTACGATATTCTGTTTTCGGAATTATAGGTCGGTCAGTGCGGACAGCAATCACGTTTACTCCTTGAGGGACTTTCTTACGCAGAACATCAATAATATGGGGATAGAGAATATGCCAGGTTTTCTGAGTTTGATATGCCTTTACTTTAGAGCACGCAATAGATAGGGCTTCTTGCATGTGTTTGAAAATTGTACCATCTTCGGGAACAATTTTATGATCATTTTTAGCCTTTATTTTTGCATCAGATAGAAAATATTTTACATAAATATCTGTATAACAAGACGCATTCTTATTGCAACTATATTCATTATCGACATAAATACCAGGGAATGACATAATCACATTATCTTCTGAGATGCACGTGAGTTTTGATGTAAAATCCGTATCAAATCCTACATTAATTTGGTCAACCTTGTCAATAACTGGATAGATAATATTGAATCCCGGGTAAAGCACACGAACTGTGCCAAGACGAGTAACCATTCCAACGTGCTTAACATTAATAATTGCGAAAGGCGAGACAATATAGATTCCTACAAATAGAGATATAATTGCGATAAGAATAATAAACATTTTCACAATAAATTCATCATCACTCTTACGATGCACCGCCGCAGATGTTTGATTACCGCCACCACCGCCTGCCATTGTGGCTATGGTTGTTAGATGATTTCTTCTTTAACAATTTAAGAAGAGAGAAAAAAGAAAAATCAATTTTTATTATTTTATTACTATCCTAGTAATATTTTATATTTATACTAATACGAATAACTATACGAATAACTATACGAATAACTATACGAATAACTATACGAATAACTATACTTATGACATTGTGAATACATTATATTTAACATCAAATGTATTTACATCTGTATATATTTCTAATGCTTGATAATTTTCTTTAGAATATGCTCTTGATAATCCCGCGTCAACAAAGAATATTCGCCCATTTCCGGCTGGTACTATAGTATCAACAGTATTATGTCCGACGAATATTGCCTTACAATTTGTTCTATCCATAATATTATCAAGAACCATATTTAGTATATCTGGGTTTGTATTTGCTAGTGTTAAATATTCGCGAGTCCATAATATACTATTTGGATCAATTGTAAATAAATGGAATAGAGATCTATCTTGCCCCGTAATATTCTGTTGATAAGATTCTGTTCTTGTTGATAATATTTTTCGCACAGTATCATTAATTATATGTAAATTATTTGAAACACTATCAAGATGCATAGGCAAGAGTCCACCGTGACAAAAGAGATATGGCCCAATTTTAAGCACAATATTACGTTTCGCTAAAATACTACTTAATTGATTACCTGGTGCAAAAAGTTTACGTCTTTTATCAACATCATATGACTCTCTGCTCTTAGCAGATACATAAGAGAATTCCCCCAAGAAATTCATCATTTCGTGATTGCCTATCATTGATAATACACGTCCGCCTCCTAATTTAGCTATCTTATCAAGTTTATCCATTTGCATCATTACTTCAATATCTGGCAAAACCTCCCAAGATGGATCCCCACCTCGTGATAAACTATCTATCTGATCCCCTAATTGAACAACTATTGTATCTCTCGGTTCCGCGATCCATTTCATATCTTTTGATATTAGGTTTAAACTATAAAAACATTGCATTAATCGTGCTATATCACCATGTATATCTCCTATAACTACAATTCTATTTACAATAGGAAAATACGTAGGCTGTACATCAGTATACATATTACTTTTGTTACTTTCTTTAATAATATATAAAAATAATCAATTCTTAAGCACCAAAATTGAACCCCTAAGATGATTTACGATTTACTACAATCGCCAGGACCACACCAATCTCTACCATAAAGTCTCCATGATGTATCAAAAATACCAGCATTTGCCGATTTTTCAGGATTAAACTTTTCCCATTTTTCTGCTTGTGCTAATATTATATCAATATATTGAGGATGTTTCGTTGCAGATATTGATATAGGTTTAAATGTTATTACGCGCCATAATAAAAAGGCGACATCCATCATCATTGGACCAGCGTGTTTTACAAAATAATATATTAAAACAATAATAACTGGTATTAAAATTATAAAGAAAAATAGTTGAATAGTTGCATATAACAGAGTTTCTCCACTATCAGCAGTCGGTGTAGGATTTTCTGCATCTTCTATATTTCCCAATGTATCGACATCTACTATTTTATTAGGGTCTACATCACCTGTAGATGCAAAGCATATCTTATCTTTATCAGTATCTTTACCAATTAATATAAAAGGAGTATCATCAGCATTGTCTCCTGATTGACAAAATATAGCATTGCACGATTGTTTTAATATTGTAATTTTCTGATCTACAGCACCAGACTGGTCCCCTTGGGCTAATTTTTCTTTAAAATCCTCTTCATTATCTTTCAAAGATTTGCATATTCCATAGGCTTTCGCGACTCTTTCTGATGTGTATAATCCACTGCAGGCAATATCCATTTCAGGTGTAGTTACATTTGCATCTTCGAAAAGAGAATTCGTGTTATCGAGCAGTGACCCCGACATGCTCTTTGAGTTTCTCAATAATGTATTATATATCTGATTATGATTTACATTTGACCCGGATGCTTGAATAACATTTACATATTCTTTATTTAATGAATCTGCTGTAGCAGATGCTCTATATATCCATGCTAATGGACAGTATTCGCTTCCTTCTGCATATTTACCATCAAAGTATATATTACGAGCAACACATTTATCGAGTTTATCAGATGAAGAAAAGTCAATCTTCGAATTATCAACTGGGTCAGTGGCGTAATTCGGTACATAATGAGATGGACACGGTGAGTAACAACTATCATTGACGGTATTATAATTATTACCTAAATGGTAGTTTGGTACAATAAACCAATCACTCCATCTTTCTTGACATTGTGCTCTTTTATCAACTTTTGCATCTAATAATATTTTTTTACAATCATTGCCGTTTTTCTCGAAACCAGGAGGGCAATCATATGTGATACATGTATCGGCATCGCCTGGTTTACGTATATATCCTGCACCGTGTTCATAAAGACAATTTAGATTTGCGCTATCACCTTTCAATGTCTGTTTGCATAATGATTTTGTTCTATTTTCTTTATTATCTTTATCACCGTTAAAAGTCTTGAGGTCTTTATACGTATTATTTTCAGGGCTTATATAATTTTGTGAATCATATATGCCAAGTGTACTCAATTGGTCTAGTGTACACATTTCTCCCGGAGAAACATCATTTGTAGCGTCAATTGAACACGTACTTTGTGATATATATCCTGCATAAGGATTCGGATAATCATTGACAGGATACGCTGCATTTACTTGATCTTCTGTATCAAGTGGTGGCGGTGTGGGTGGAATTGGTATATCAGGTTGTGGCGGTGGTGTTGGCGGTGGCGCCTGTACCACAGGATGTGCTGCTGCTACCACTTGATGAGTTTTTTCATTAATCCTCTTTATTAGTTCTTGAATATTTATTGGCATTATCCACCTTTACTTTATTATTAGATAGAAAAATCATTCGTTTTATTTAACAGCAGGAGTCGTAGCAGCCCCGGTAGTCGTAGCAGCCCCGGTAGTCCCAGCAGCCCCTTGAGTGGTCGTAGCCCCGGTAGTTGCAGAATCAGTGGTTGCAGCAGCTCCAGGAGCATCCCCTTGAATAGTTACAACAGTACCATCTCGAGTTTTATAGTAATTACTTCCTATAAACCATTTTATTCCATTGGCAGCCATGATATCAGATGCACGTTTTTGAGCATCCACAGCATTTTGTGCTGCAGTTTGCTGCGCAGTATCATTTTCTTGTGTTTTATTATTTTCATAAGCTGTTTTTGCTGCACGGAATACACTCAATGAATTATTGACATCTATTATTGCTTTTTCAATATCAGATTTAAGAGCAGCGGCGGTATCAGCGTCAGCCTGTTCTTTAGCTAATGTTTCTTTCACTTTCAATAAATAATATGCTCGAGATATAGTATCTTCGCCACCGGTTTGGTAATCTTGCGAGTTTATAGCAGTATTCATTTCGCTTGAATATATGCTCGGTAAATCTTTATTATATGCTGGATTCATATTTGTCAAAGATGATAAACTTACACTTTTATATTTTGTCATAATGTCATCACTCGTAGTAGATTTATCAAGTTTATTCTGTAACGCCTTTATTAATGTTAAAATTTGAACATTCTTTGGATTTATTATTCCTACATCACTCGAAGTATTACATCTTTTACCTCCTGTATATGATAAAGAAGTCTGTTCTTTTAATCTACAAGACATACCATTATCTTCAAATAAGTCCGCAGGTGCGCATTTAGAGAGATTTGTCGGGTCATTTGGGTCACAAGATTTGGCGAAGACTGCTTTTTCGCATTGTGGTACATAGAAAGATTGTTCACTATTTTGGTCCCATGGTATAATTATTTCTGTTTGATTTTTAATTTGTTTTCTAATATATTCTGGTAATTGAGAATACTCCGGCATACGTGATATATCCATTTTCCAATATATATTATCCGGTATTGTTGTTGTTTCACTATATCCCATTTCACCTTCTTGCACTAAATTACCTTCGCCATCCGTTTCTACCCATATAACATTATCAGATCTTCCACTATCCAATCCAGGTCTAGATATACTGGGAGTATCAGCACCGGTAAAAGAGACCATTCTAGCCATCTTTTTAAAAGTCGGACCGAAAGAAAACTGATTTTTAATGGTTTTCAACAATTTTCCAATATATCCTAAATCTTTTCTTAAATTAGCTCTCGAAGTTGGTCGCGGTGGTGTACTTCCTTTCTTAAGTGCAAACAAAATCACAGCGAAAACAATAAATAAAACTAAATAAGGCACACCATATTTCAAAATTGATTTATATGCATCTCTAAATTTTGATTGCGCATTCGCAATATCTATTTGTGGTTTCAATTCTTGTGCTTTCATTTGTTTTGCATCTACCATTTGGTCATATGCAATCTTTCTTTTGGTTAAATCCATTCTTCTTGCATCTGAGGCATTTATTCCTAATATTGGGGTAGCGGCCATAGTTGGTCCTCTCTACTGAAATATTTACAAAAAACAAATCCAACTTCTATTTAATGCAACAATATCTATATATTTTTCTTCTGATAATTTTAATTATATATATTTATTCTTATTATAATTATCCAAAAAGAACTAAAATAATTCAAACAAAAATGAATAATTTTCACTACGATGTCTTATACAATCGACAACCGGTTATTATCGATTCAACTGATGTAGAATTGACAACATTAAAAAAGAAATGGTTCTATTTAAATATTGTCACGGATTTTAGTATTTATCCAAATAAAACAGAAGATATTTGGCATGTCAATAAATATAAATATACTGTATTACAACCACAAGAATCAGGAGAAATTATGCTCTATCCTGCTTCTAAAAAAATAATTTCCGGTATTCCGGATCCCACAGAAACTCTATTAGCTATCCAAATTTCAAAAGGACAACTTATTATATTGCCATTCCATTGGAAATATCTAATTAATGTACCCGTAAATTGCTTAGGTGTAAATGACCTCGTGTCATATTTTCTAGTTTAATCAACCTCTGCAGTCTTTGGAGGAGCGCCCGTCGCACCTGTCCCTGTCATGCCCGCCATTCCTGGAATACCCGCTAACATTTCCTCCATACCCGGTGGAATAGGCCCTCCGGTATTTGTAGTGGTATTTGTAGTTGTTGTATTATTACCATCTGGTGGCGGTCCTGGCGGTGGCGGTGGCGGGCCAGATGGCGGTGGTCCCGATGGTGGCGGGCCTTGTGCCTCATACATTTTCTTGACAATTGGTCCGAGAATTCCCTCCAGTTCTTTATATTTATCTTCGAATTCTTCCGTAGTCGCAGAAGTATTTGATTCAATCCATTTAATAGCGTCTTCAACAATTTTCTCCGCTTCTTCCCATGCAGCCTTACCAGCATCTGTCGTGGAATCCTTGAGAGACCCGCGAGTATTGTATACATAGTTTTCAAGAGTATTCTTCGCCTCTACATTCTTCTTCATTTTCTCATCCTCCTCTTTGTATTTCTCGGCATCAGAAACCATCTTCTCGATATCCTCCTTACTCAGACGCCCTTTGTCATTCGTAATAGTAATCTTGTGAGATTTGCCACCTCCTTTTTCAAGAGCAGAAACATTCAGAATACCATTTGCATCAAGATCAAAAGATACCTCAATTTGTGGAGTTCCACGTGGCGCCGGCGGAATACCAGTAAGATCAAACTTACCAAGTTGGCTATTATCCTTTGTAAATTGACGTTCACCCTCAAATACTTGAATAGTAACCGCAGGTTGATTATCAGCATACGTAGAGAAAATCTGAGATTTCTTTGTAGGAATAGTACTATTACGTTCAATCAGTTTAGTCATGACACCACCCGCCGTCTCAATTCCAAGACTCAGAGGAGTAACATCAAGCAAAAGAAGGTCCTTTGTTTGGGAATTCCCATTTCCTGTAAGAATTGCCGCTTGAACTGCCGCACCATATGCAACACATTCATCCGGATTCAGACTCTTATTCAGTTCTTTTCCATTGAAGAAATCAGATAGAAGTTCTTGAATCTTAGGAATACGAGTAGAACCTCCTACAAGTACAATCTCGTGAACAGAACCTTTGTCCATCTTTGCATCCCGAAGAACTTTCTCTACTGGCTCCATAGTTTTCTTGAAAATATCTGCACACAAATCCTCGAATTTAGAACGAGTAATACTTGCGTTGAAATCGACACCATCAACAAGTCCATCAATTTCAATAGTCGCAGTTGCAGTAGATGAAAGCGTCCTCTTGAGACGCTCACACGCAGTCTTGAGACGCTTAATGGCACGCGGATTCCCATTAATATCTTTCTTATTTTTACGCTGTACTTCTTTAATAAAGAATTCTACAAGACGATTATCAATATCCTCTCCACCGAGATGGCAATCTCCTGCAGTCGCAACGACCTCGATAAGACCACCATCAATTGTTAAAAGTGATACATCATGTGTTCCACCACCGGCATCAAATATAAGAATGTTTTTCTCCTTACCATCTGCCATCTTATCAAGTCCATATGCAATTGCTGCTGCAGTTGGCTCATTGATAATACGCAGAATTTCAAGACCGGCAATCACACCAGCATCCTTTGTCGCCTGACGCTGACTATCATTGAAATAGGCAGGTACTGTAACAACAGCTTTCTTTACAGTCTTCCCAAGATAAGCCTCTGCAATTTCTTTCATTTTAACAAGAACCATTGCACTGATTTCTTCAGCATGAAACTGTTTCTTCTCAGATTGATATTCAACCTCAATAATTGGAATATCATTTTTATCTGATACAACCTTAAACGGCCATAATTTAATATCATCTTGAACTGTTTTATCCGCAAATTTACGACCAATGAGACGTTTTGCATCATAAATTGTATTTCTTGGATTCGAAGCTGATTGATTCTTGGCTCCGTCTCCAATTAATCTTTCAGAATCAGTAAATGCCACATATGATGGTGTAGTACGATTACCTTGTTCATTTGCAATAATTTCAACCTTACCATTTTGCCATACGCCTACGCAACTATTGGTAGTGCCCAAATCGACCCCAATCGCAAAGTCGGATGATGTCATTGTTTTATCTGTAACGTAAAATAAATAATATTCAAATTCTTAAATACTTTTTAGTGTAAAAAATGATTTGAGTAATAGTAAATAATAATACATTCCGAATATAATTCCAAAATCTTAAAAGGCATGAATGAGTGAACATAAAATATTTGATGAATATCCTGAAGTTTATGAAAATTATGATTTTATTATAAAATGCAGTGACCGAACTGTAACTTATCAAATAATTAAAAGTATTTTTGATACAGCATCTGTTAATATTAAAGAACGTATTATTAGAGCATTTTGCAATATTAGATCACGTGATATCGGAAAGAATATTCAAAAAAACCCACAAAATCAAAAAGCAGGCGCAGATACTATTCTTTCATCCAGTCTCAATTCCCGTGTCTATACTTTCTTTGCATTTATAGATACATGTCACGATTATGCAGAAGATATAAGCGATCTTGAGGAAATTATAAATATATTACAATATACAGATGATACAATACCAATTCCAAATAATCTTGATAGAAAATTGCTTACTCATCCATATGAACGAGAATTAATTACTTGGCTTGTTAAAACACAATACTTTATATTTACAAAAACAAAAAAGAAAAAAGAAAACATCGCAAATCCATTATATAAAAAATCTGATATTATGCAACAGTTTGATATACATAATGCTGTTGCAAAAAAACCAGATATTACATATGAAGAATTATTTTCGAAACAACAGCACTATTTTCGTGGCAAGATGGGTTCGAGTGCTTCTCTTGTACCTATTGATATTTTCTCAATAAAAGCGAGCGTTCCAGTACAATATTTAAAATTAGAACAAATTGCTGAATTATGTTACACAATGAGAAACTTCTATGGAGAGAACTGTAATTTTCAAATAGACCGTACAGATGACCATCTTGTAATACTTATAACTCATTTACATCATATATCTAATGTGTTATATGATATTATTGTATCAGATAATCATGGGATAATAATATCAAATAGAGATATAAATGAAAAATTAAAACATGCTATAACACGCAAAAAAGCAAATGGCGAATTAATTGAAACAATATGGAAAGTCGAAGTATCAGATGCTAACTTTTTCGACGCTGCATCAACGAATAATGCATTACATATTGATTACTCATCTATAACTGGTCCTATTTATAAATCAACTATGCCGTATCAAATTGACCTCAATGGGATTGACTCTATAACTAAAATATTAAATGTAAATATTACAGATATAAATAAAAAAGTATATAGTTTACAACTAACTAATAAAGAAACAAACCGTTTTTTATCAAAGACAGCAATACGACTCCTTATTGGTTCATCATCATTCGCCGCCGCTAAACCCGCCCCGCCCGCCACGGCCCTCTCCAGCGCCCAGTCCCTACCTGCTACATTGCCTACATTGCCTACATTACCTACATTACCTACATTGCCTACATTACCTACGTTACAACAAACATTAGCATCTCTAAGTCCTGAAACATTATATGCTATTAAACGTGCAGGAGACTGGGGTCAGGTACAACATTGTGTAAAGTATAACAAAATTTTCGTAACATCAGATAAATTTGCGGCATTATATGCACATTATTCCAAAGTTCGCTATATATATTTACGTAGAACTGAATACTTCAATTTTACAAAGACTTTACCAGATTTTATTAGATATACATTTATATTGTCAAAATAGATGCTAAATGTCTCATTATTTATTTTTATTATTATTCATATATTGGATTCATATTTATAAAAAGACTTATTTTAGGCGAAACATGTATATGCGGATTATTTTCAATATTTAGATAATTTAATGATTCTGGTATAGTAAAATCGAAATCAGCTATTCTATTATTTTTTAGATTTAGATATTTTAATTGTTTTGCAGAGTTTCTAAAAGTTACTTTTTCTATATAATTATTACTCGCATCTACGTTATATATATTTTCAGGTAACTCTAATTCTTTTAAACAATTATTTTGACAATATAGAAATTCCATTGAATCGGGAACATACAATTTTCGTAACGATAAATCAGCAACAATTGCGCACGTTACCCCATTTGGTATTATTAATTCTTCTAAATAATCTCCGTTTATTGATAGATCATTTATATTACGATTTTCCAAATCTAATTTATCCAAGTTTTCTGGTTTTATATAATTAGCTGTTATACACCTATATGTATTCGAAAATTTATATTCATATTGAAATGAATATGCGTTATTTGGGTCTTCTATATATTTTTCAGTATCCATCATTATAAATAATGTAAATAATATAAATATATAAACAAATAAAATTAGAATCTTTATATACCTATATTAATATGTCTACTCATAAAATAGCTACATTTTTATCAATATATTCTTTAATAAAAAATAATAAAATCGACTCTAATCTTAAAAATCTAATACAAGAATTTGTAAAAGAAACAGACATATCAATTATGAATACAATAAAAGAAAATTATTTATTAGAACTATATGATATAAACTCAATATTAATTGGAACCAAATCAGAACTATTGGATCTAAATAAAACACAGAAGAGTTTTTATCGTTCTCTTTATGATATATTATTTAATAAATTAAATATTAAATCATCATCGTATTTTACTAAAGTACCAACACTCTTATTTACAGAATTTTGCAAAGGAATTACATATTTTAGAGACGATGAAACATCATTGATACCTATATATCATAGAGAATCTTCGTATGGAAGTGCAGCAAAAAATCACATTGAGAAATTTGCCATTTTAGATTCTGATAATGTAGCTACAAAAAATAAGAAGAAATATGCGATACGTAAATGTTATATAGAAAGAAAAATATATGATAAAATATATACAAAAATAAAAGGTTTACAAGAAATTAGACATTTAGTAGAATTACAGAAAATAGAAAGACTCTATCAAGAATATTTTCCAAATGAATCAATTGATATTGAAATAAAGTATAAAAATGATTTACGGCCAGAGAAACTTATAATTATCGTTATACATGGCGAAAATAAATTAATAGAAGAATATATACATCACAAGAATAATACTGTAAAATGTATAAAACTTATGAATTCAGTAAAATACAAAAAAGAACAAACCTGGGAAAAAGAAAATATATGGATACCTATAAATTAAATCCACCACTTCCTTCTTTAGTATTTATTTTCAATACTTTTGTAGTATTCCCTACGCCTCCACTCATTCCGCCTCCACCCATCCCGACGCCATTCCGCATCATCATTTCATTTTGAGGATTTCTATCGCGACTATTATCAATTTCTGTAGGGAAAAGTGGTTCCATATGCATACTTGTTCTGGGATAAAAGGACTGCATAATGCCAACTGGTTGAGATTCTGATTCGGCATTCACTTCTTCCCATAGAGACTTAGCGACACCTTTCACTTTTTCAATTATTCTTAATTCTTCTTTATTCCATAATATAGCTACATTTGTACGGATACAAAACGGTGCGGCCCATAATAATCCTATGCGTTGGTTTTTCTCTGCGGGAGTATTCTTAAATTTCCACAAAAATAAATTGAAATTTGTAGCTATTTTTTGATCTTCAAAATGTAATAACAAGAATCCCCATAGAAACCAAACGGGGTCACCCTTATTTGACTCTTTTATATTAGGTGCCGGCCATATATTAGGCATCTGCATTTTATTTTTTTTACGAGTCAAATATTCCAATGCAGTCCGTAATAGAGTCGCGTCATTTTTACTTAACATATGAGTCAAACCGGCTAATATACGATTATAGAATGGATATGTTTCATCTTCAATGGAAGGTATGATTCGCGAGAACTTCTGTAAACCCGCATAAGATAACATTGCATCTTCAGGGAAATTCTCAATAACATTGTCACGTAGGTTTTTTATAGTCTCTTCTTTATAAACTCTATTTACTTTTTGAAATAATAAATAGAGTTTCGCTGTCATTACGAGTGCATCGACGACACTCAATCTATCTGCAACAATTAATTTATCTAATTCAGCATTTACATGAACCCACGTATCTCCTGCGTTATTCTTAATATCGATAAATTTGCCAATATGTGCTGTCATATTAATCCATTCAATCTCTAATTTTTCAATACCATCATTTTTAATATAATCACATGTTTTATATAATCCAAATGTACTATCATTTTTAAGCATAGATTCAAAGAGGTCCATTTTATAATAATAATACAGTATCCTTAAATTATTAGGATTCCGCCAATTTCTGTTTATCATTGAATTTTTTAAACCTTTGAAATTTTAAAATGGACGATTTTTATAATATATTATAGTAATATTATGTCTAAACATAAACATGTTAGTGATGATTTGAAACTCAGAGCAGTTCAACATTATCTAAAATCAAAACGCAGCAATAATCAATTAAATACTGATAAATTAATTTCTATGTATCCAAATATACCAAATATACATGATGCTGTTAAAAATATATTAAGTATATATAAAAAGGATAAAAATAGGGTATGTGGGAGATACTAACGGCGAAGTTTGGCGATGATTTCGGCTTTCTTCAGCCCAGTCACCTTAAGCCCGCGCTTGGCCGCCTTGGCCTTGAGCTCAGCCACAGTGCACTTGTCTAGGGGGATGTGCTTCCGTTTTGCACCACCATCAGTACCGATTGGTATGATATATTTGCGATCAATAGAGAAAGGCCCTTCCATGGGTACAGATATTTTTCTATTGTAATCGCTATAAGTTCTTGTGACCGTGTTATCTCCTTTCGGTAAAACCGGTGTTACCCATACTGGGGAGTTGAATTCCTTAAATATAAAATCACCATTCAGCAATTTTACCTTTGCCCCCTCGGCAACTGTGATAACAGTGCCATTTATCAATGAAGTCTCGTGAGCTTTAAGTGTAATAAGTGTCCCTTTCGGATAAAAGACAGGAGGTGCCGCCATTGTAGAAACAATGGCACAAGAAAATAAATTAAAGAAGGGTTGTAACACTGTAACACCGCAACTTTGATATTTTTTTGGATTTAATCGTCCATTTTAAAATTTCAAAGGTCTAAATTTTGCCAATAGATTTTCTTTACTATCATTATTTTGATAATCTAAATGGTGTTCTTCTAAAAGAAGTTTAATTTGTAAAAGTATATAATTATCACTTATTTCTTTCATTCTATTTACAGTTTCTATTTTATCTGGGTTAAATTTTAGACATTTTTGGATAAAATCTTCATCAGATAAAAGATTCTTTTCTTTTTTACTTAATAGTAATTTGCATATAATTTCATTTAATAAATCTTTCTTACTTATATCCAATTCTTTAATTTCGTTCGTACATAAATTAAATAGTATAAATCTTAATTTGTCGCATTTAGGATAACATATTGAATATATCCAATAATAAAGAATGAGTTGTAATTCATGTTCCGGTTTTAGTTCATTTACACATTTAAGTTCAATAGTGTCTAGATTTTTAATTACATCAATATATGCAGTTATCACATAATTCCCAAAATTTTCACCTAAATGATGTTTTATCCATTTATTTATTTTTTCATAATTATCATCAATTTCTGATGATATTTTAATTTCAAAATGTAAATCAGTAGTATCTTTTATAAAACTCCCCAATCTATTAATGCATTTTTCAACATCATTTTCATGATTTTTTAACCAATCAAATTTACCAATTTGAATAAGTTTATGATTAATTTTTTCACGCCAAGAATAATATACAGCATATAAATGACAAAATTCTTCTATTTTATTGCATTTTCCTTTAATTTTTGCTAATTCTTTATTTAATATACTATTATCTTCTTCCGCAATTTTTGATTTTATTTCTTTAAAAATACTACTTACAGTACCGTTATTACATCTTGCTTGATACATTGCTGGAATAATTAATCCATTAATAGATGATACATTTTCTACAAGACCATCTTTTTCTATATATGAAGGTAAAGTAATTAATTCTTCTTTTTTATTAATAATATTAAATACTGAATCACGTACCTTATCATAATATATACTAAAATCATTTGTCAAATACTCAACCAATTTTGTAGGAGATGTATTTATGTACTCTTTTTCTTTAATATCTGTTATTTCCAAAGGATTATTTGTTATTATTTTGATATTATTATTATATAAGTTTTGTGTTTTTAAAAAGGGAAGATAGTCATGTTTATAATGATGAAATACTATTAATTTTTCTTTAGCTCTTGATGCGGCTACATAAAAAAGATCAGGACATATAGATTTTGACTCATCTTTACCATTATATTTATAATATGAAGAATCAAATGATAATAATAAAACTAACTTTCTTTCTCTTCCTTTTGAACTATTAAATGTATCAAATGCTATTTTACCTTTTCTTTCATGTGATGAACCCCCAAAATCATCATTTGAAGGAAAGTATATTGGATATTTGTTTTTAGGATTTTTAATATTATATTCTACTAATGATCTTTCTATTTTTTTTATAGGACTGTCGTTTCCTTTTACACTTGGTGCTAAAATAAAAATATCGTCAGGTCTATATTTTTTACTATCTAGTATAGGTTTTATAGTAGTATCAAATATATTATATACATTAATAATAATATAATCTACAGGAGGGCCATCTTTAATTGCAGTTATTCTGTTTTTCCCCAACATAACTTTATTTATAAAAAAAGCTACTTGTTTTGTTAAGCGATATGATGTACTCATATGTAAATGTTTAAATTGACCATATTCTTTCCAAATTTCATCAGCAAAACTAAGAAAGCGTGAATCGGCACCCTTTACTTTATAAACAACTTGATTAACATCTCCCATAATTATTAATTGAAATTTTTTATTTGCATCTTTTAATAATTTTTTTATAAATTTATAATATAATTCAGATTGGTCTTGTGTTTCATCGATTATTATAATTGATTGAGATATTATGGATTTTGGTGGTGTATTATATTTTATTATATTATCCATATGGATATCAGTGTTACATTCATTATAAATTATACCAGCTAATGCATGATACGTATATGGGCTTATATTTGTAATACCATATTTTTGTATATTATTTTCTACATCATATTGCAGAGATTTATTATATGTTATCATTAAGATATCGTTATTGATTTCATTTGCAAAATGAAAACCAGTTGTAGTTTTCCCAGATCCTGCAACTGCATTTACAATAATATTATATCCTTCTTTACCCGAATCTATAATCGCTCTATGTTCAGTGTCTGGTGGAGGTAATTTATTTTCCATTATATTTTATTATATATAATATGTATGTCTTTAAGTACTTTACAAAATGACACAAGAATGGTGGGTGGATATAACTATTTACCCATAAATATTACACACGACCATATTTTGGTCGCCTATATCTTATATAAAGAATTCTTCTATAACTAATATAGCTACATTTTGAAAATTAAAATGTCGAAAATTCCTTCATCTTGGGGAGATTTCCTTGACGGTCATGTTTTTATCATTAATCTTGATAAAAAACCAGAAAGACTGCAGAATGCCCTCGCGCGTGTCAAAGATGCCGGCTTTACAAATATTAATCGTTTTGTAGCTATTGACGGAAAAACTGCAGATATGCCAAATATTTGGAAGACTGAGCATGGGAATCCGCGTTTTGAACCGACTGATGGAAAATTCAATGACCCTATAAATCATCCTCATCATCAGGCGATTATGTTATCTCATTTAGGTGTCTTAAAAGAGATTATTGAAAAAGAAATACCATGGTCGATAGTATTTGAAGATGACGTGGTTTTCCATAATAAATGGGATATATTAGCACCAAAGTATTTTGAAATTACACCGCCAAATTATGACATGCTCTATATGGGTCATCATTGTGGATGTGGTTTTGACGCACATGTAGCACGTATTCCTGTATATTGTTTACAAGCATATGGAATAACACTTGAAGGAGCAAAAATTCTATATAAAAAAATAATAGAAGACCCCGCAGGAGTGCGTACAATTGATTGCATGATATGGGATTATATGTGTGAATGTCTGAGAAATCCATTAAATATTCCGCCGAAAGATGCTGAACAGCAAAATAGTCTTCCGGAAAGACCAATTGGATTCATAAATTGGTATGCATGGAATGGAGAGCAGTTTCCAGATACTGTAGCTAAAAAAGACCCGACAACTGCTCACAAAGACCAAGGACTCGTATTCCAAGAATATGATGGCAATAAATATGAAGGCTATTTAGCGTCTTCTTAAACTGCGCCCACGTCCCCTTCCACTCCCGCTCCCGTTACCAATCCCGCGACCACTCATTAACGATAAATAATAAATTAAATACATAATAGCCAAAAATAGTACAATGAGGAATAATATCATTTGTATTTCTTTAGTAAATCGTGTTAATTTACAATAAAAACTTTTGTCAGATTCTATGCATTGAGACGAAGCGGTATTATTTGCTCCACCAGATGCTGCAGTAGCCACAGCCGCACCGGCAACAACAGCCCCTATGCCTCCGCTCCCGACGCCCCCACCACTCCCACCGCCACTTCCACCGCCAGCAAAATATTCTTTCTTTTTATTATCAGTATTCATAGATTGCAGTCTATTTATAAGATAGAAAAAATAATGTAAAGTAATGTAAAATTTTATTTATTATTACCATGGTATCTTTCGGGATGAAGATATATATTAAGCGCGAAATTATAAATGTGTCTATTTTCTTTTTCTAAATTTTCTTCATGGTCATTATAATAATTTTGTAATAATGAATTATCCAATATACGAGTGCGATAACGATTTGCATAATCATTAATTATTTCTTGTGTAATATTTTCACTGAACGGTGGTTTCATTGTATTTATATCAGCATTCAGGATACCTGCGGATACGAGCGTAACTCCAAAACCAGATGCGCTATAAGGAAGTTTACGCTTTAATCTGCTTCTTCTGGTAGTACCTATTGCAGCAGCACTCGCGGTCCTCACGGTCCTCGTGCTCGGTCGAGTACTACTTTCAGATTTAGGTGTTTTACTACTAGTCTTTGTTCTTCTGGGTTCTCTTTTACCTCCAACTTTACCAAATTCAGGACTATGCTGTGGTGCGGTTGGAAGGGTAAGTATATTTAACTCATCTTCAGGTAGTATTTCTGTAAGTCGTCTTTTTAGTATTTCAATAGTATGTTCATTGTCTTTAATTAACTCACTATATTCAGGGTTATCTTTTAATATGTCAATATCATTTTGTAATTTTAATATTAGTAACTTTATTCCCTTAACTTTTTTTTCAAATTCTTGTTTTTTATTAAATCTATAATATTCGCCTATTGTCATGTTACTTATTTCATCATATAATTTTTTATTTTCAGAATTATCAACTTGTTTGTTGTTTCTTATGAAGCTGAGTATTTCATTTAAAGTTTTTGTTTTATCTGTTTTTATGGCTTTTATTAAATCTTCTACAATTTTTATTTTACTAATACTGCCAACTATACTGACGTTTAAGGCTGTTTTTTTTTTTTTTGCTTTTATTTGCATTGATGCAAAAGTATTCGCAAAACGCACTTCTTTTGCTTGTTCTTCAGCAAATTGTTTTTGTTGTCTTTGTTCTTCTGCAACTTTTTTATTTAACCGATACAGTGCATAGTTAAAAATTGTATTCATTTCTTCATATTCATTGGGGTTATGAGTTTCATAATAGTTTATTAAAAATTCATTATTCTTTATTCTATTATAGTATATTTTTGCGTAATTTAATTTATATTCTTGAAATGATGGGTCTTTTAATTGTTCTGCAGTGAATTCTATTGGTTGATATGGATTATTATTTGCTATAATGGAGAGAATATTCCAAAATTTTTGTGTATCGAAAGGGTTTTTGGGCGTGGGCGCTGGCCCCACTTTAGATGTACCCTTTGGTGTTCGTGTTAAAGCATATGCGGCTGCTGCAATGGCTCTTAACATTCCTCCTCTTTCGGTTTGAGGGTGTTTACTTCTTTTCTTCTTATGCGTTATTGGCATATTCTATTTAATATAAAGAGATATAAGAATTTTAGTATTTATATATAAAACTTAAAAATTGACATTACTTTTATCTTTAGACATATATAGGCACGAACTATGGAAGAAGAACTTTTACAAGAAACTAAAAATAAATATGTCATGTTTCCGATACAATATCCGGATGTATACGAAATGTATAAAAAACTGATATCTGCTTTCTGGGTTGCCGATGAAATCAATTTCGCATTAGATATAGCTGATATAGAGAAACTGACTCCGGATGAGAAATATTTTATAAACCACGTCCTTGCATTTTTTGCAGCAAGTGACGGTATTGTAATGGAAAATTTATCAAAGAATTTCTCCAACGAAATTCCTATTGCCGAAGTAAAGAATTTCTATGCTATTCAAAATGCAAATGAAGCTATTCACTCAGAGACATACAGTCTTCTCATCGATACTTATATTCGTGATGTAGAAGAGAAAAACAGACTTTTTAATGCGGTTGAAAACTATCCAGCTATTAAAATGAAAGCTGACTGGGCTATTAAATGGATTGGTAAAGAAAGCGAAAATGCGGAAATATTACCATTCGGACAGCGCTTGATTGCGTTTGCAATTGTAGAAGGTCTCTTCTTTTCTGCCAGTTTCTGTGCTATATTCTGGCTCCGTGACCGTGGAATTCTCCCGGGTCTGAGTTTCGCAAATCAACTCATCGCCCGTGATGAATCTATTCATACAGATTTCGCATGTCTTCTGTATTCTAAATTAAACAATCGCGTTTCGGAGGAAATAATACAATCAATGATGTCAGAAGCAGTTGAAATTGAGAAGCACTTTATTACAGAGGCAATTCCATGCTCAATGATAGGTATGAATGAAGATTTAATGACAGAATATATTATGTATATCGCCGACCGTCTTCTTATTACTCTTGGATATAACAAGATGTATAACAAAACAAACCCATTCCAATTTATGGAGAAAAGCGCAAGTGAAGTCAAAGCCAGTTTCTTCGAAGTGCGTAATGCTTCCTATGCAAAACCAGTGTCATTCGTAGCAGGCCAAACAGCTATGTCAGAGACACTAAAAGCAAACCCCGATGACGATTTCTAAACAATCGCCATCTACGCCATCTATGCCGCTACGCCCATGCGCATCTAAAAATTTATATAATTTCTCCTTTTGATCTTCTGATATAAGCGACTAAATCTGCTTTAAATATTAAGTAAGATACGAGGTAATTGAATCCGCATAAAAATGCGAAGAATCCAAAGAATATTTTCCATCCAGTTCCCCAGTTAATGAGCGAATTTGAACGCCAACTTAAATATGCAGCATATGATCCAAATACAATAATAAATATAAATGAGAAAACCCCTGCAATGATTCCACCAGTTGTATTTATTTTAGTAGCAGATGGTGTTATTACGGAAACGACAGGCGCTGGTACACTGTTCGAAGAAGAACTCGGAGTAGACGAAGGTGTGTTTGCCGCGGCGCCGCTGCTGGCACTGCTTGCGCCACTGCCACTGTTTGTGCCATCAAAACCTTCTTTGTTTAACGATAAAGACTTATAAGTAGTTTTCACTAAATAAGCAAGAGATAAAGCATCGGCCATTTAATATTGAATTATATTTTATTTTACCCCCCAAAAAATCTCTTTATATATTATAATGGCTCCTGCTTTGTGGATGACAGAAAGCCCTTATTTGAGAGGACTTATCCAAAAGGAACAACAGAACCAATATGAATTAGAGAGACAAAAGCATCTAAGAGAACGATATGGATCTCTTTTTCCTGAAACTGTAAAAACAGCAGTAAGAACAGCAAGGAAAGCAGCAAGAGCAGCAAGTAGAGCAGCAACTGCCGCCACAGGACTATGTACGAGAGGTACGGGAGACCCAACTCAGCCTGGATGTTTTCCTAGAAACTACTCATCAAGAGTAGTGCCAGCACCTCCTTCTCCAGAAAGACTCGAAGGAGGAAAGACTAAAAAGAAATCATTGGATACATGTACTGTTGAGGAATTGAAAGAGCGTGCTAAGAAACGCGGAGTAAGTTTCAAAGGGTGCAAAACGAAAGACGATATGATAGCTAAACTTCGAAAAAATTAAATTTTATTTGTAGGATGAAAAAGGTCCTTATATTTTAATAATCTTTTATAGCATTTTGTTATTGTTACCTCTGATACTTCACATACATCTGCTATCTGTTTTTTACTGAAATCTAAATCATTCAGTGTACAATAATAGAACAATGCGCCCGCCGCAACTGATGTAGGCGCATTCTCAGAAACTATTTCCAATTCGTCTAATTTTTTTGCAAATTCTTTACATTTTTGCACATCTGTATAATTCATATTGAGTCTCGAACCAAAGCGTGTAATATAATCATCCGGATTCGATGAATCTACATTAATTTGCAATAATATCTGAAAACGCGCGTTTCCTTTCGTGAGCACATTCGGGTCAATATGAAACATCCTTGCTATTTCTTTTGGTGACCGCGGCAATTTATTAATTAAACATGCGTAATAAATACAAGACGCAATAAGTCCATCTTTATTATCACCACGACTAATCTTTTTCTCACTTGCTTTTTTATACAGAACCTTCGCATCCTCAATAACTTTCGAAGGTATTCCGTGATTTGTAGTATTATTTGTTAATTTATCAAAAATATTATACAATGTTCTCTCCCAATATGGCATAGAATTCCACATTTGATACATACGAATTCTTCTCATATCACGATTGTCCCCTTTACGTCCACCAATTATTGAACCGAGCGAAGATTTCGGTAATAAATCATTCGATGGCATACCGCACCGCGTTGGGTCTCCATCGCGACTATCATCAATACCATAATATCTCCATTCAGCAGTAACATCTATAATTCTACTTTGGACAGTATTACATTCTAAACATATATTCTGTCCTTCATCAATAATTAACTGTATTCCCTTACATTTTTCACAACAATCCAATTCAAGTTCCTCAGGAAGTTTGGGAGAATCACCGCGAAGTTCACTCAATAAACTCCACATTTCGTCTTCATTGGCCATACATCCACCACCGGATCCGCCGCCCACGACAGAAAAAAACCCAGAGGCCATTTAAAGACTTTGGTGTCCATATAAGGATAACGACCAAACCTTTAAATACTTTTCATTTTTTAAGGCAATTTGGTTCTTTTTTCCCCATGATTAAATAAAGATTTCCTTGATGGCCCTGCCGGCCCTCCTTCAGAAGATTTTCGAGTGCGTTTTTGTCCTCTCGACTTTAATGTATGTTGACTCCGTTGACTCCGTGGACTATGCAGCAGTGAAGGTGGCGACGGTGTTTTTGTATGAAGCATTTCTGTATCAACAGCAGCCGGCCTAGTTTCCGCGGCTAATCTCAAATTTACAGGTAATTCTACTTGTTTTTTTGTTTTTGTTATAATAACCGGTAATCCAGGTTCTATATATTTCATGCCCATTTCCTTTTTATAAGATATGAGTTTATTATGTTTTTCACTCTCACTATAAATTTGTTTATATCCTATAAAAGCGCATTTTGCATAATCGAGAGCACTCACCAAACCATATTCGCGTACATAGAATGAATCAATATAATTGCGAATATAGCTATAGTTATTTGCCATAAAATACTTCTTATGCTCAGGAGTATCTGGTGATAATTTACCTATATTTATATATAATAATAGAATGAATTTAGGTAAGAAGAAATATTGATACCCAGTATCCTTATCGAGATATTTAAGATATAATAAAATCCATTCTAATATATCTTCTTCACTATCAACACCGCCGCCACCGCGCTTTTGGTTTCTACCTCCACCTCTCTGAGGCAAAGGTATCCCAAGCTGGTCAAAGATTTGTATAATAATACGTTTGACTTCTTGAGTATCTTCTATTTTTGTGAGGAAATCCTTAAAAGATTCTTCGTCAGGGTCTTTTAAATGGTTTAATAAATCAATATCTTTATATATATTAAAATATCCTGATTTATATTTTTGGCTATCATTAATAGTTACATTTTCATTTAAAAATATATTAAGATCTATTAATTGTTTGATAGGGTGATTATTTTCTTCAGAATTGCCATAATTGCGAGTTATAATAATTAGAAAATATGTTAAATATTTATACTGAATATTATAATTTTTTAATTTAGTAAATAAATTTTCTGCTATCTCCTTTTTAAGTTTAATAATATCCATATCCGTATAGACAGGACCGACAGGACCGCCCACCGCTGCTGCTTCTGCCGCCGCCACTCCAGATGCTTCTCCAGATGAATTACAAGATTTGTAAAATGTAAATATATAAACACTTTCGTTCTCTCTTTTTTTTTCTAAAAGAACAGCATCACAACCATGCATTCTTGCTTTATATACTGCTAACTGATCGCCACTAACAAATACACAATCGAAATGTTGAGCTGCCTTTGCACATAAAGAATCAGCAGCTAATTTTATATCATACATAATCCATCTTAATTTTTCCTCAATTTTTTCAGGAGGGGTAATAAAACAGTTATTTATTCTATTTATTAAAGTACTATTATTTTCAACTGGAACACATCCATCTTGCTTTAATGTATCAATATTTTTTAATACATCGCTACCATTATATACAATATTTACATCACGGTTAATGCACCCTATAGTATCTAAAGAATGCAATTCCAATTCCTCTTTTTTTAAAGAATAAGGACTCCCACTAATGAGTAATTTTATATTTTCCGCTGCTCTTCCTCTATCATATAAATCTGCAACAGTTGTATGTAAATAATGACCATATATACTATACGGTATAATTGTCTGATTATTAACAATATAATTTTTTCTAAAAAAATCTGTCATAATAGTAACAAAAAAACTATTACAAAGTTTTTTAAAATTTTCTTCATCTGTTTTTACTACTTCGATTTCAATGCAATTTGTATTTTGTTTGATTATATTTGCTAATTTACTATAAGATGAATTCCTATATTTTTCTATTTTAAGTGGCGTACAATTTGGGAAAACGTTTTCCTTTTCTATTATATCTTTAAAATGTTTCGGAGGTGAGTCTTTAATATTTAAAAATTCAGGATGTTTTCCAAACTGTTTATCTATAAACTGTTTCGTAGTACCAAAATCTTTTAATGTATCACATATTATAAAAACACGATTCAATTCTTTCATTTTAGCTACATAATTTGGACAATTCACAGTCGGTGTATATGTTTCTTTACTATATTTTATATCACTTGTATCATAACGCGAAAACTTTTCAAGTGCTGAATAATTATCGGGGAGAAATTTAATACTAATAACTGGACCATTTGTACTCTTATCAGCTATTAATTTAAAATCTAACTCCTTATCAAAATCGTGTTTAGATGTATCTACTTTACCTTTTCCATCGCCGCTTTTGCGGAATATAACTAATTTTGCATATAAAAATGTAGATTTCAAATTTTTATTTTCGAATGGTATAGCCTGTATTATACTTTTTATTTTATCATTATTTTCATTTTTATTAAATTCTATAATAAATTCTAAAGGTATTAATATTGGTATACCATCAAGTAATTTATTTAATTGTTTTCTGCAGTCTTCATTTTTAACATCAAAAGAACTGTTTTTTAATAAATTGTCAATTGTAGTTTTTGTTTTTTCCTCTACGTTTACATTATTTAACCATCTATCTAACCCATATGGTCTATTCTTAATGTTATCGCGAGGTATCTCTTTTTTATCAGATTCGTTTTCAATAATAATGTAATCTTTTCCTTTTTCAAGTCCAAGACTTTTTGTAGAATTATTTTTTAAAATTTCGAGCATAGTTTCTATAGTTGCGGTTAAAAATTCTCCACCCTTTATTAAAGGTGCCAACTCCTTTTGAATAACCGTTTCTTGTTCTTTATTTATAGTTTTATTACATTCTTTTTTATAATTTTCAATTATTTCATTTATTTTTTTCTTCATTATATCTTCTTTTCTATTATCACCCTTTTTTTGTGCTATATTACTAAGTTGATTCATAAATTTCATACATAAATCATCACTATCTTCTTTAGATTTTTTGGACTTTTTAGATGGAGTGCGCGAATCTGATGAAGCCTCTGAACTTTCTTTTGAGTTTTTCTCTTTTAATTTTTGACCTCTCTCATTCTTATTTAACAAAATTTTAATTACAGTTGCTAATGCATCTGGACGTGTTTTAATATTATTTCCCTCATTATTACTATTAAATGCCATTTCAGCATTAGCTGCAGCATCTTCATTTATTTGAAATCTCTTTCTTTTTATTATTTCTTTTAATTCATTAAATGTGGAAGATCCCTGAAATTCGTCAATTATATTTTTAATGCTTTTAACAGTAAGTTCACGTGGTGCGACCCGTGGTGCCGCCCGTGCTGTTTTCTTACTTTTACTTTTAGTATTTTTACCAGATCCCAAAAAAGAATCAGCCATTATTATATATAAATACTTTAATTAATTATTATACAATACTTCACTATATAGAAATCTATTTTATTTCAGTTTTTATTCAGTTTTTATTCAGTTTTTATTCAGTTTTGAAATATTCTTCTTTCAAATATTTTACGAGTGGGTCCGAGTATTGTTTTGGTATATTGCGGAAATCAATAAGTGTTTTATTGAGTTCATATTGTTTACGACATCCTTTAGAGTCAATCCATTCTTCGCGTTCAGATTCGTTCATAGTTATTAATTTCTGCGCTGTCTTCTCGCCCATTTTTGGACAAATGTTAATAATGTTATCAGCTACATCACCTATCAGTATCTTTTTCAATAAATCGTTTTCCGGTTTTCCTTCAGTGCGCAAAGCAATATCTTTTCCCATCATATTATATATCTCGACATTTGTACTTTTTATTTGCAAATAATCATTATCATTTGTTATAATGATTATTTGTTTATGTTTCGGTGTCAACTCTTTGATTGTATGTACAATCAAATAGACTACATCATCTGCTTCAAGATGTTTACCAGAAATTATAGTATATTTTTCGTCTTCAATATATTTATAAAATGTATGAAATATATTACCATTGAATGTAGAAGCAATTTTACGTGAACCTTTATAATCAGGAAATATCTCCATGCGCCAAATATCTGCACGTGCGCAATCTGCACAGAATATAATATTACTTTTTTCGATTTCCCATTTCTTTTGCAGTTTAGCAAAATCTTGGTCAATGTGTTTCTTAAATGCAGTTATGAATTCTTCATTTTCATGAATCTTGGAATGATCTAGGTCTTTTGGAGTCTCTTTTTGAAATCCATACCACCGCAGAGTAGCAAAATATCTGTAAAACACATAGTAACTTGTGTCAAATAGCAAGATATTTTTATCCATTTATATATGCTTTTATATTATGTAAATTATATAAAATCAATTTTTATTTCCCTAAATACGAATTTTATAAAATTTGATTTGCTTTAACATATCTTTTATTACAATAAATATAAACAGTTAAAACAGTCGCGAAATGGATGACGTCGCTCCTGCGTTTCGTCCAGTTGCAAAGAGTGTGATTAATGTTAATCAGCCACTCACTTCGAATGTTATCAATATCTCGACACCACAGAGTCCTGGATTTATGCAACTTGTACAGAAAATTTCCATGATGACTCCAAGTGAGCAAGTGTTTATGGAAACAATTGTTTCTATAATGAATCTGGGAGATGCCAAACACCGAATGATTATGATACAGGATATTCATACATATGTATTGAGCGTCCGCATCAAATCAGATATAGAACAATGCAAGAAACTGGTGGAAAATAACAAGAAACGCAAGGCGGAAACATCTTTCGAATACCCAGAGATTACCTGCCCTACCGAAAAAAAATAGCTACTAAGTATATATAAATATGACTGATAATTCTAATACTCCATTTATTATTAAGCCTTCTCCTCATATAATAAATAAAGACGAAATATTAAAAAAATATAATAATTTTAGTAGTTCTAGTCCTGTACTACAGGCAAGGCGGCGACATTCTGCTAATTATAAAACACCGAAAACTACAGAATTTACACGGCCTCATTCTGCTCCACCACCACCACCACTACCACCACCACCACTACCGAAACCGTCTCAAAGAAATCCTTCCTCTTCAAGTCAATATATAGGTGGAGGTCAGAAAGTGACTTTTATTAGAGCCGGAAAGAAATACACTCGCAAAGTTTCTCTGAATAATAACGGTACTCGTGTTGTAAAGATAAACGGTGCAATGGTTCATGTAAGTAAATTAAATTTAGTATAATATTTTTATTGTTTATTTTTTATTTAAGAAATACATTTGTTTACAATAAAAATGCATTTATGTGTATGGAGAGATAATATATGTGATTTCGAGACAGAATGGATTAAATATATATTACCTTCAGATACATTATATATAAGTCAAAATGAAAAAGAAAACAAGTATCCAAATACACCCTGTGTTTTTATTACAAGTTTTTGGCATGAATTTGAGCATCAAATAATTGATATTAAACATGATTTCGGCGTAATATATTTAAGTGAAGAGATATTGTCAATTAAAATGGATTCTTTTATAAACAATCCATATTGTAAATTTATTTGGCGTAATTATATTCATCCAAAATATTATGAAAATCCGAAAGTAACCCATTTCCCATGTGCATATAAAAACGGATTCACACAATATATATCACAGGCACAAAAACCTGCAGAAAACCAAGGAGTACAAGAAGACCAAGGACAAGAAAACCAAGGAGTACAAGAAGACCAAGGACAAGAAGACCAAGGACAAGGAGACCAAGAAAAAGAAAATCAAAAAGACTATTTATGGAGTTTTGCAGGTGCTGTCCATGGCCCGGAAAGATCATTACCATTACAGATTTTTAAAATGAACTTAGAACCTTATAAAATACACGAGACACCTGCAGGAACGTTTAATGCATCCGAAGGTCTTTCAACTGAAGAATATGTAAAATTAATTCAAAAATCTAAATATGTAATCTGTCCGCCGGGAAAGATTATAATGGAATGCTCGCGATTATATGAAGCACTTGAAGGTGGCGCGGTTCCTATTGTGATTGCAAATGACGGTAGAAATATTCAATATACCCCATCATATCATCATTATGTATTTCCGAGAAGTTTAGGTGAACCTCCATTTATTATTGTAGAAGATTGGAATGACGCTGTATCTATTATAAATAATATAGAATCCAAAAATGAATATTTGAAATTATTGGAAACATGTAGTATGTATTGGTATGATTGTAAGATGTATTGGAAAGAATTAATGCTCAGTCATTTAACGGCATTTATTTCTTAAATAGTCGTGCTTTCTTCATTTCTTCTTCTTTTGTGTCGCCCAGTTTTCCCCATTCTTTTGCGGCTATTCCTAATTTCTCGCGATGTGAAAGTTTCTTGTCAGTGTCTTCTTTCGTGATTTGATCAATTTTCCAAGCAACATATATATTATAATCAGTCAATTGACGCTTTTTCTTCTCTGGTTCATTAGCATCTGCTGCAGTCTCTTCTACAGCCTTCGCTGCTGCAGCATCCGCCTTCTTTTTCTGAGCAACAGTCATCTTCTTTTCCACTGCCGGCTTAACTTCCGGCTTAACTTCCGGCTTAACTTCTGGCTCTGCCTTTTTCTTAGAAACAACGGGTGCAGCCACATTCGTCGCTGCTTTCTTAACTGGTTCGGGTTTTTTCTCTTCTTCGTCAGATTCGGATTCAGACTCGGATTCGGATTCAGACTCTGATTCAGACTCAGACTCAGACTCAGATTCAACTTTCTTAGCAGGCTCAGTTTTGGCTTTAGCCTCAGGTTTCTTCTTAGCAGGCTCAGGTTTCTTAGCCGGTTCAGGTTTGGCTTTAGCCTCAGGTTTCTTAGCAGGCTCAGGTTTCTTAGCAGGTTCAGGCTTGGCTTTAGCCTCATGTTTGGCCTCGGCCTCAGCCTCAGACTCTGATTCATCTTCGGACTCAGACTCTGCGGCCTCTACAGATTTTTTCTTCAATACAGGAGTTTCTTTATTTAATTCGGTAGGACATCGCACCCATACGCGCATGCCATTTTTCATTCCAACAATCCATTCTGTATCATCATTCCCTACTTTTTTGGTTCCTACATTCTCAGAAAGTGCACAATATCCCAACCCAAGAGGAGATGATTCTTTACCAGTGTATTTAAACTGTGAATTGTTTTTACACACTTTTTTGACATTCGGAGGCATTCCTCACCTTTATTTAATTTAATAAAGGAGAATAAATGAAATCAAATTTTCTTTTTTTATATTTCATTTTTATGGAATTTATGTAATTTCATGGAATTTCATGTAAGTTTATTATTATATTTTATCCATATATATAATAAATGAACATTGATAACGATAAAACAAATTATAATACAGATACAAAAATCCTCACAAATCTATTAGTGTTAGATTCAGACCATAGAGATACTACAATTTATAGTAAAGCAAATAATTTTATTATAGATTTAGATACAGCAGGTCAACCACCATTACGCGATGTATTAGGTATTCGGATGTATAAATTCTATATGTATGGCGGTTCGAGTTCAAATTTACAACCAAGTTCTGTTTATTTGCAATTAAATGACTATAATCATATTATTACCGGAACACCCCTCATAAAATCAGCTTTTGCAAATTTTATTACGAATCCAAATGGAGTTACCTTCTATGATTCATCCAGTGTTTTAATGGAAACAGATTCATCTATATATACCTTTAATCCAGTCGCAGGAAATATACGCAAATTTAAAATTTCTATATTAAATTCCGATGGCACATTATATGATACGAAAGACTTTAAAGTTGTTATGAGTTTAACTGTTTTATCTAAACGTAATAAATATTCTAGGAATTGATAGAATTGATTTGCGGGAATACATTAAGAAACTATACATTTTATAAGAATAGAGAATGGGTAATAATCCATCCAGAAATTCTACATATGAAAAATATTATAATTCAATTTCGTCAAATCCAGGTGCAGAATTAGATATGGATCCATATGAAGTATTTGGATTATCTAAGAATTTTGAATGGGAAGAATTAAAAAACGCATATAGACGCGTTGCTAAATTAGTACATCCTGATAAAGGCGGTTCTGAAATATTATTTCAGAAAGTGAGTGATGCTTTTAAAATTCTTGCACAAGAATATAAAAATCGCGAAGCAGATAAACAATACGGTGATTTAAAAAACGGCTATAAAGATTATGTAAGTAATAATTTTGCACCCGCGCATCAGCAGCGTCAACAAGAAACACATCCGACACATCCGTCGTACCCGTCACAATTACCAAGAGGTAGTGCTAGCGGTGCGGGAGGGGGTGACCGTGTTGACTTGGAGTTTTTAGATAGATTTAATAGAACTTTTGAGGAAAATAGATTTGAAGATGATGAGTATGGGAATTCTGTAGGATATGGAGATATAATGGAGAAATCTTCAAAAATACGAGGAGATATAGCTATTCCCAAAGTTATGAATAAATTTAATTCAAATGATTTTAATAAGAAATTTGATGAAAATGTCACTAATATGCCAATTGCCGGTAAACAAGTTATTAAATATGCAGAACCCCAAGCACTACCATTGGCAAAATCAATACAATATACCGAACTCGGCGGAGATAGACCATCAGATTTCAGTAGTACAAACGAAGGCGTTTCTGATCACCGCGGTCTTCAATATTCAGATTATTTAGTCGCACATAGTACAAGCAGACTTATTGACCCTGGTACAATAAAGTCCCGCAAAGAATATAGATCAGTATCGGAATATGAGAAGACTCGCGATAAAATAATAAAAAAACCGCCAACAGAAGAAGAATTAAGAAGCGCTGCAAGACAAAAAGAATTAGATAAAAGAAAAGAAGAAGAAAGACTCAGAAAACTAAAAGAAAGAGATCAAAAAATTAGTGAACACCATGATAGAGTAAATAGATTATTAATACGATAAATAAAATGAGTAGAGTAATAAAAATAACTAATAAAAAAAGTAGTAATAAAATGAATACGTAATAATCTATATAAGGATTTCGATTATTTTTATACCTAAATGAAGCTATATGATGCATTAGGTCTTTCAAATGATGCATCTCCAGAAGATATTCGCAGGGCATATAAGAAACTTGTAGTACAACATCATCCTGATAAAGGTGGTGACGAAGCAAAATTTAAAGAAATCTCATCTGCATATGAAATTTTAAGTGATGATCAGAAAAGAGCGCACTATAATCAAATCGGTGATCAAGGCCTCGAATCAGGAGGTATGCAAAATGGTGGTGGCGGCGGTGGCATAAATCCACACGACATTTTCGCTCAAATGTTTGGCGGTGGCGGAATGCACCATGACCCTTTTGGTGGCGGAGGTGCCTTCCATTTTAATATGCATGGCGGCCCGGGCGGCCCTAATGGCCCTAACGGTCCTCAACAAAATCAACATATTCGCAGAAATGATAATACACATCCTATTCATATATCTTTGGCCGAAGCATACCACGGTGTTCGTAAGACAATTAAGATTATTTTAACAAAAACATGCTGTAAATGTAAAAGTACTTGCAATGATTGCCAAGGTGTTGGTATGATAACAGAGATGCATCGTGTAGCTATCTTTACACAGATGATAAATCGTCCATGCGGAAAATGTAATGCTACTGGATATATATCTAAAGGGCGCAAGGATTGCGCTGAATGTGCAGGAAATACAACATATACTATCGATAAAAAACAGGATATTGATATTCCCAAGGCAGTAACTCATGGACACGAAATACGCCTTGTCGGTTTGGGTGAACAAATACAAAATATTAAAGAAACGCCCGGTGATTTAGTATTACAAATATTAATTGATGAAGATAAGAATTTCGCGCGCGAGGGAAATAATCTTATACATAAATTAACAATATCTTTTACTGAATCTGTTATTGGTAAACAAATTACTATACCATATTTTGCAGGGGATATTTCCATGAATATTGATACTTTCGGAATTATTGAACCAGGAAAACAATATATAATTTCCGGAAAAGGAATGACACAATATAATGGTAATTTAATAATAATATTTACTATTAAATATCCTAAAAAAACACTAAACAATGACCAAAGAAAACAATTAGAAACAATGTTCGCAACTTTATCAACCGTCTAATTTAATGAGTTAAGTTTCTATCAAATACATATGTGTCATCGGTTTCCATATATCTGATAACATCTGGATCACCACTATAATTGAAGTTCTTTGAATATTCGGATTGCATTTGAAATCCTTGCACTAAATATGTAGCTGTTATTTTTTTATTATTTACTACGGCACCGGGAGGTGTTTTTAAAGAAAGATTATCATAATATCTCAGATTTGAAAACAATGGATTTGGATTCGGAGTGTGTGGATCGAGTAAAGTTGTTATTTCATTTAGATTATTAGCAATTACATTTGTATCTGCATTATTTGTTGTTAAAGGTAATGCAGTACTATCTATTAAAACATTAATTATAATACCTATATTTGTATTATTAGTATTATTAACAGCACTTATATTTATACTATCATTAATTATATTTTCATAAGAACTAAGGTCAGTATCAACTGAAAACCAGGTGTTAATTAGAATTTGCCTTATGACTGCAAAAAAATCTGCTTGTTCTGCTGAACCAAATATATTACTATATGGATAAGAATATTGGGAATCGCAACTACACCACAGAGACCCCGAATATTGTGATGTATGTGTGTCAAAACCGTATACTTTAATATTATCGAATTTATTAGCTACATTTCCTGTAGGACACATACAAGAAAGTGCTACACTTTTATTTGGAATATTATAATTTATACCATAGAGTGATGTTCCATCAGTATTTTGGACATTTACACTGATTGTATCATTGATACCGTTAATCTTATTTTTATAACATAATGAATCATTTTTAACGCGATTTGTAATGACTATTGATTGATAAAGTTGAAGTGATACTATTAATATAAAGAACATAGTTATAAAAGCAACTGCTTCATCTGCTGAGGGTTTTATAAAACTTATTATATCTGACATCCTTTAATTTCATAATATATATTTCTTTATGGCGCTCCGCCATTTGCCGCCGCTGTCGCCGCCGCCGCTGTTTTGTAGCTATTTACAACAGAAGCAGAACATCTGGTTACACCGCCCCCGACGGTTACACCGCTTCCACCCCCTCCAAGGCCTCCGTTACCATCAAACATATCTGTTATAACACCCTTCGATGTTATAAAATTAACTAAAGGACTATATCCTGTATATGTAAATGGTCTATATAAAATAGATGTATAATCTTTATCGCTATTACAAAGTGGAATATTAATAAGTTGCGGTGCAGTTTGTTTTTCTACAAAATCATATACAGGTATTTGCTCATTAAAATTATTAACTACATTACCTGTTGGTAACCGGCATTTAATAGTATATGTTTTTGCAGTTAAATCATATGTAATATCAAATAATGGAACTTTTAATCTATTAACTGCGGTGACTGTATAAATATTACTTGAGGAATTTGCAATTTTAGCATCGCGAATACATCTGGATATATTATTTACAATTAATTGTATTGTATTATTATGATATAAATTCATAGTTAATATTAACAAAAAGAGTATCATAATAAATAATATCGCTTCTTTTATTGTTGGAATAAACCATCTTATATCCTCCATTTACTTATATTATATTTTTATTTATTTTATGATTGATACTATTAACTCCGATCACCGCTACCTCCGCTCTGACTTCCTGTCGCAGTTGCTAGTGGTCCTGTTGTAACTACTGGTCCTGTTGTAACTACTGGAGGTGATACTATTGTAACTACTGGAGGTGGACCTAATCGTATAACTGTAGGCGGACTGGGTGGTAATATAAGTGGCTGCGCAGCTATTGGTACTGCAGGCTGCGAAATTGACGGGCATTTCTGTGATGCAGGAGTTCCATCAGGATTATCAAACATATATGTTAATGCACCGCCCGATTCTATAAAATCTAGTAAAGGTCCATATCCAACATACGTAAATGGCCCATTCTTTGCAGATGTATAATCTTTATTAGAATAACATATTGGAATTGTCATTGGTTTATCTGATACCACTTTCTTTTGCACAAAATCATATACAGGTACTTGTTGATAGAAAGTATTTGCAACACGTCCTTTAGGTAATCTACATTTCGAATTAAAAACCTTACTTTTTAAGTCATATGTAATATCAAATAAAGGTATCTGATCTTTATTAACTGCAGTTGCAGTGTATACACCAACTGCAGAAATATCGCGTTGACTGCGTTCACATCTAGATATTCTATTTACAGTTAATTGTATACTATTACTATGATATAAATTCATAACAATTACCAATAATATAAGTAACATAATATATAATATAAATTCTCTAAATGATGGTTTTAAATGTGATAATAATGAATTTCTATCCATATATCTAATAGTAATATAGTTTTTAATTAGGTAATTTCCATGACATATTTTCCATAATAACCTGCAATTGTTTTGTTTTACATGTTGTATTTGTAGTTTGATTCTGTATTTTTGCATAATTTTTATCGGCATCTGTCATATCTGGTGTTATTTCTATTAAATTCTCTTCAAGGCACATTTGTAACTGGTCTTGAATATAATCATTATCAGATGGTATAAAACTTGGGTCACTTGATTTCTTTGGTTTCGGTTTTGTCTTATCTACGCTTTTACTGTTAAAAGTAGGTAACATATCAGATGTCGTACTTGCTAAGAAACCAATACTATTTTTAGAGAAGTTAATGAGACCTTTGAATAGTCTTACAAATCTATCTGGTAATGAAGCTCTGCTAAATATTACTCCTACGAGATTATCGAATAAACCAAAAAGACCCGAGTTTTTGCAAGCACTAAATATAGGAACTTTCTTTATAATAATTTTACCAATAAGTGGAATTTTAACAATAATTTTATATAGAAACCATACAATTAATAATACAAGTATAATATATCCTGATATTTGAATAAAAGCACTATTTAATGTATTATATCCAGTTCTCATAATTTCAACTGGAGGCAATGATGGAATACCGACTTTAATTTGTGGAAGTATGAATAAACTTATAAAATTAAAAGCAAAAACAGCAACAATAAAAGCAATACATAATTGAATAGTTTTCCCGAGATTCATAATAAATCTTTACTCCGTCTAATCTAAGGAAATATTCTTTAACCCGAATAATTTTTATTCTAATGTCATTTCCCTTGTTTGAATAGCCTTTATAATTTTATCACTATCTATACAATTACTTCCAGCAATTTCAAGAATACATAATTTAACTCTATTTAATTCTTCCTTTAATTTATTATTATGTTTACTTTTTGTATATATATTTAAATTATTATATAAATCTTCAAATATTGCATCAATAGTCTCAATTGAATCCATCGTATTATAGATGGATTTAATTGTGTATTACTCTTATTACACGTTACAGGTACCTATTGTTTATTATGTACTTTATTTAATTTATTATAGATAATGCAAAATTTCATTTTTTATGATATGTTTATAAAAATAAATAAAATTCCCAATAAATAAAATTCCCAATAAATAAAATTCCCAATGTATAAAAATTGATATTTTATATCGAAATAATAATTATAGCAGATAGAAGAATATGCAAAAAAATATAGAAAAAACAGTAACTAAATTATTGAAAACTGAATCAGTCGAAGAACTCGCGAAATTTCTAAATGAAGCAAATATTGCTTATAGGAATACATCGAAACCGCTTATTTCTGATGATACGTATGATCTTCTGGAAGAACGTTTACGTACATTAGACCCGAAACATCCTTTTCTCAAGAAAATTGGTGCAGTTCCAGGAGATGACATTGGAAATAAAGTAAAACTCCCTTATTGGATGGGTTCTCTTGATAAAATACGTGATGACCCGAAGGCTATTGATAAATGGAAATCTACATATACAGGAGATTCTCTTATTTCTGATAAACTCGATGGTAATTCCGCGCTTGTATCTTATGTAAAAGGAGTAGCTACATTATATTCGCGCGGTGACGGAAAAATGGGACAGAATATATCACATCTCATTTCTTTCTTGAAATTTCCAATATTACACAATGAAGATGTAGCTATCCGTGGAGAAATTATAATATCAAAGGATAATTGGAAAATTATACATGATACTCACCCGGAATATGCAAATGCCCGGAATCTCGTAGCTGGAATTTTACATTCTAAAAAACCTGATGAAAGTGTCGCTAAATACATTGACTTTGTAGCTTATGAATTAATAAAAGGACCAAAAATAGAAGCCGGCGCGGCATCAGTGACCCCATCACAATCTATAGAATATATAAAGAGTCTCGGTTTTAAAACTGTATATACTCGTATATTATCTCAAGATGAATTAACTGTAGAACGATTAACAGATATTTTAGTAGAAAGACGCAAAGATAGTCCTTATGACATAGATGGTATCGTAGTATATAATAATAAGATACATAAATTAGCATCTGGTAAAAATCCAAAATATGCATTCGCTTTTAAAAGTATGCTTACACATACTGAAGCGGAGGTTATTGTAAATGATGTAATATGGAATATAAGCAAAGATGGATATTATAAACCAACGGTGACATTTGATACAATAACACTAGGAGGTGTAAATATACAAAAAGCGACAGGATTTAATGCACTTTTTATAGAAAAAAATAAAATAGGTAAAGGTGCTCATATTATAATTATACGAAGTGGCGATGTTATTCCGCATATCTTACGTGTACTATCGCCCGCATCAGACGGAAAACCGAGTTTCCCTGAAGGCGGCCCTAGCGGCCCTGGCGGTCCTCACGGTCCTAAAACCAGTAAATGGGAATGGAATGAGAGTCATGTTGATATAATGGTGAAGAGTGATGAAGGTGCTAGCCTTGGTGATGAACAGAAATTGAAGGTTCTTGAGCATTTTGCGAAAACTCTTGACATTAAATTTGTAGCTAAAGGAACTCTTGTTAAAATGATTGAGGCAGGTTTTGATACTATACCTAAGTTTTTCAAAATTAAAAGTGAAGATCTCTTGAAATTGGAGGGATTTAAAAAAACAAGTTCTGAAAAGATAGCTAAATCTATTGCTGATACTTTTAATAATGCAACATGCGTTGATATGATGGCGGCATCTAATATATTTGGCAGAGGCTTTGGAACACGCAAACTCACATCAATTATTAAAGAAATTCCAGAAATATTGAGGGGTAAAACACCGACGCTCCATGAAATGACGGAAATAGATGGAATTGCGGAGACGAGTGCAAAGGCATTTCTTCAAGCATTGCCGAAATTCTTTATACTTATGAATTCGATTCCAATGGAATGCAGGGCACCCGGGGCCCCCATTGCAGCCCCTGTAGCAGCCCATGTGACAGAGACGTCGGCAGTGGCACCGGCGGCACCAGCGGTTTCTTTTAAAGATATGAAAATAATATTTACAGGATTCCGTAATAAAGATTGGGAGAAACAAATTGAATTACATGAAGGCAAAGTGACTACATCGGTTTCTAAGAATACGACACTTCTTGTTGCATCTGATGTTAATGAAAAGAGCAGTAAAATAGAAAAAGCGAGAGAATTGGGAATTAAAATAATATCTAAAGAAACATTTGAAAAAGATTATAATCTTTAGATTCCCTAAGATTTCGTATCTATTTAAACATTTTAATTATTTTTGGTATATAATGATGAAAAAGATAATTGCAACTATATGTATTATTGCAATTACTTTAATAGTTCTTTATAAAATTTCGCTTAATTTATACCTCGATAAGATTCGTTCTATTGTTGAATATGATAAAATATCTATTAAAGATTTCTTAGAAGAAGTACAGACTGGTGATATAATACAAATAATAAATAGATTTAATCCTCGATTTTTACAATATACTCTTTTGGGTCTCATCAACGGTACATTCTATTTACATAGTGCCATTGTAATCAAAGATAATAATGGTGTTCCATATTTAATACATATGCAAATGATTAATAATAAACAATATAAAAGACATTCGCCAAATATAAATAATAATACTGGAGGAATTTATATAGAAAAATTAGAAGATGTATTAAAATTATATATTAAAAGATATGGGTCCTTATTTGGATGGTATCGTATACGTAATGCATATAAACATAAATTTAAACGCAATAAAATAATAAAATCTGCATTTTCTATTAAAGATATTAAATATACAACAAATCGCGAAATTGCATATCATATATGGCGTAGAATGGTCAATTCTCGCAAAGAAAATAGAAACGAAAACCTTCCTAGAAAAAGTGCTCAATGTAATATTGTCATCGGAACTATATTAGAAAAATTACGGATATTTAAAAAATCGCGAGATATTTATTCTGAATATACACCAGACCAGTTTGAAGGTCTACTCGATAAATGTGGTGCATATGAAGGAATGCGACAAATGAAAGTTATTTTATAATACACTAGTAATGAGAAGTACCTCTAAAAAGTTTATATTTAAACCCAATAAATCTATAACAATAATAGATACATCTATATTATTTATTATTATTTATATACGTTCAGTGAATTTTATAAAAGACACCACACCCCACACTGCACCCCATGCTGCACACGACACCACACCCGACGACGCCGGTACTACTACTACTACTACTACTACTACTACTACTACAGAAATCGAATCTATTAATTACGAGGAGTTACATAATAATGCGAGATTTATGACTTATTTTAAAGATACATTTATCCAATATATTTTAAATACCATAAATAAAATAGATCCTAATTCAGATATATATAATGTTGTATTTGCTAAAGATACTCCATTAGAACGCAATTGGAGAAAATTAGAAATCTATGCTGACTATAAATCTGGAAGGTTGAAACCATCAAGTGCAGCATCTACGAGCAAAAAATTAGTGGAAATATATAATCGCGATGTGTATAAATATTTCACAAATAAATTATTGCCAAAAATAGCTATAGATTATGGTATAAAAATAGCATATTATGAACCACTTGAAGCAGATGATATTATATATTTAATGACAAAGAGAATAAGAGAACTCTATCCAGATACGCGCATTAATATAATAACAAATGACCGTGATTATTTGCAAATACTAGATATTAAAACATATATTTATAAAACAAATGGTACTCTATTAGAAAATGACAACACTGTAAGCGATTCTCTGTTTGATAAAGCTATTAAGATATTAAGTGGAGACGTGTCAGATAATATTAAACCTGTATATAAAGGGTGTGGTGAAAGTGTAGCATATACACTTTTAAAGAAACTCTATTTAACAAAGAGTGATCTTGCCCATGCCTCTGCCAGAAAAGATGAAGATATGTTAGAAGAACAATTATTGGTAAGAAAACAATATTTAGGAGAAATGTTTCAACATGATTTATATCAGATTCCAGAATTATCACGCAAAATATATAATAAACTTTCAAAAATAATGCAAAGTAAATCTGAAATAACAGCGGAAACTATAAGCAATAATATAGATTTAAATGCCCGTTTAATAGATCTAGAAAGAATTCCGACAAAATATAAAGAGGCATTTTATAAAAAATATAATTTAACAATCTCAAACAGATCTTCACGTATACATAGAAGTGCATAATAAAAATACAACAGTTTTATTATATAATTGTTATTTTACTCACAAAAGTTTTATCAATAAAAGGATATATCATATAATATATTGCTTTCATATATATTGGCATATTACTAATAATACACTTCTCTGTGAGATTCTTTCTATCTGTTCTAATATGTTCGTGTAATTTTTCTACAATATGTGTTAATATATCAATTTTATAGGCTAATATATTAGCATCTTTCATATCAATATTTACAATAATACTTCGAGATTCTATATTACATAATTGAACAAGCGGATCTAATATAAGAAACAATTCTTCTAATAAATCGTCAGCTTCTTCATTCGATTTTAAATCTATATGTCCCGTTTTTCCTGTATAGAAATCTACATATACATGTTTCTTATCATTAGAATCTAATGTAAATACTAAAAATTCTTTAAATATTTTCGTTTTACGTGTTGTCATCATATTTGTCATAAAATAGCTATAGCTACAAATGTTATGTAGAAAATATTTATATCAAGAACGCATCGGGGCCCTTGCGGTCCACCCTCATTTCTGTTCCTTCCCGCCCGATTATTATTAATATTTCAACTTAACCACTTCAGGTAATCTCTCTTTTTGTGTATCATCTAAGCGGGTACGCTCGAGTCGCTGAGCAGCAAGTCGTACATCAATAGAATCTTCCGAACAAAGTGCCGCAAATATAGATGATGCAGAATCAAGTGTCTCATCTGAATATGCTCTTTTATAATCAGTTAAAGGAAGCGTTCCCGAATCATATACAGTATAATCCTCTTTCTTTTCTGGAATCGGCAAGTCCCCTGCCATAGTTGCAAATCCACCAATACTGTCAGGTTCATGATAAATAATCATCTCTTTTTTCTCAAAATTTGTGGCTATTTTTGAATTGACAGCTCCATTTTCAATATTATATTTTTCGGAATGTCCAGAATTCCCAGAATTCCCAGAATGCTCAGGATAATCAAGTGTTTTTGGCGGAACAGATGGATCCATAAATTCTCCATAACCACTCGGGATCGCTGCACTATACATAATATCATTATCATTATGATTATTACTGAAATTAATAAGATCATCACGTATCATCGCGAGAATGTCAGATTTATTCAGGTCTTTAATTGCATCTTCTTCACTTATTTTATTTCTAATTATTTTATTACGAATCATTTCATTAATAGCGCAAAGAGTCATATCGTACATTATAGATGGCGGTATTTTCGGCGCAATTTCACTATAAATCGCCATATAATCTGCAGGTTTAATATCAAGAGACTCGGCAATAACATTGAGAAAACTGGGCGGTTTTAGAGAATCTTGGTTTTTTATATAATTATCAAATTCTTCCTGTAATGCTTCATATGTCTTCCCAGCATCGGGCTGGTCAGTAATATTATCGAGTTGTGCTTTAATATATTTATAGGCAGTGTGAAGAACAACCATTGCATCGCGAGAACCACCTTTGTCTGGATGACATGTTAGAGACATCGAATAATATGCCTTTCTTAACTCTTCCATAGAAGAATTGACAGTGAGACCAAGGAATTCATATGGATTAATCATTATGATTATAATAATATAAATAATATATAAATCTTTAAGTAAAAATGAAAAATTTGATTTTATTCTTTACATTTCTTATTATCTAATCTATTGTATGACGTTTAATATTACAATGGATAAAAATATTATTAAGTTATTCTTAAGTATATTCAAATATATTATTATTTTTCTTGAGGCAATAATGATTACAGTATTTCTATATGTAATATATAAAGATAGTATATGGTTTCAAAGAATATTTGATCTTATACTTATTATACCAATAATAAGTGTATATATATCTGTGATGTTTGCACCATTTCTAGCATTCTTCGTTCTATTGATAGGAATTGCATAAGGATTACACATAGATTACATAGATTACATAAATTACATAAATTACATAAATTATTGTAAAAATATATATATTACAAAAAATATAAATTCCTTAATATAAATTCCTAAAATACAAATCCCAAAAAGTTTTTGGCGCTTGAAAAAAATTCCCCCCCCCTCCCCGTGATCCTGATCTGATCCGGATCAGATTTTTTTTTACAATGCGGATTTTTATTTAAAGTTATATTATTTTGTTATTATAATAGTAATGATAATTCATAAGTGTTCCCAGTGTGAGTTCACATCGTCATGGGTCTCGAATACTCGTCGGCATTTCAAACAAAAACATAAAAGTGAAAATGAGCAACTTAACCCAAAAGATACTTTTCTTAACCCAAAAGATACTGTTTTTAACCCAAAAGATACTGTTTTTAACCCAAAAGATACTGTTAATAAATGTGACAAATGTGATAAGGTTTTATCAAATAAACAGAAATATAATAAACATATAGAAACATGTAAAGGTAGAATAAATTCATTATTATGTGAATATTGTAATAAAGAATTTAATTATAGATCAAATAAATATGCACATCAAAAGAAATGTACAGTAAAATTAATACAAGAAAGAGAACAATTAACACTTATAGAAAATCAAACAAATAATAATATACAAACACAGAATAATATACAAACACAAAATAATAATACACAGAATATAATACTATTTACAACTGAACCAGGAGGTATTGAATTCGTAAAGACTCCTGAGTTTATAGAAAAAATACAAAGTTTTGTAAATGGTTATAATTATATAGATAACATTAAAAATTATAATAAAGAATTATTATCAATAAAAGATAATCGGTGTATAATAAAAACGAATATAAAATCTTCAATATCAAAAGTACATATTGGAAATAATAAATGGGAAACAAAAGATGATGGTGATATATTTCCGAAAATGGTGTGTAGTCTAGCGGATGATATGTGTAATGCAATATTACAGTTTAAAACAGCAGATAGATATAAGATATTACAAAGAATATTAGATTGTATGGCAGATAATGGGTATGTAAATGATAATAAAGAAATAAAAAAAGAAATGTTAGATAATTTCAAAAATATTGTAAAAGACCTTAAATTAGTAGTTTATGATTTAAGTAAAGAAAGTGAATAATATATACACAATGCAAACATTTCCGGAAGATATATATGTTGCATTATATAATCAAAAAACTAAAAGTGTTGAAAGTTATGAAGCATTATTACCAGAAGCAATACATAGAGATTTATTTGATTTTAATAAAAAAGAAAAAGTCGCTACAGTTATACTTGAAAAATGTAAAAACTTATAAAAATAATTTAAGCGCTCCTGGCTGGATTTGAACCAGCGACCTTGTGGTGTCTTATCATAATGATAACAGCCACACGCTACTAACCAACTGAGCTACAGGAGCACAAATTGTGTATCATCCATAATAGGAGACATATAATACTATTCTCTAATTCTTAAATCATTTTCACTATTTAAGGGCGGTAGGGGTTTTATTTTTTCGCATTTTTCTTTTTACCACCAGTAACCATAGGGCTGGCGCTCCCACGGACGGTAATAAGTACCTGTGCGTGTCGCCATATACACTAATAGAATATATAAAAAATGATATTATTTAAGCATTAAAGTATTTATTATATAATATATAAGATACGAGATACGAGCATATCAATGGAAAATAAAATAATAGTAAATAGCAACCGTGAACATGATGAATATCAATATCTTGAACTTATTTCAAACATTATTCTTAATGGGGAACGCCGATCTTCTAGGAATGGAAGTACCTTGAGTATATTTGGAGAAAAACTCGTTTTTCATGTATCTATTCAAGGATTCCCAATTATTACAACAAAAAAAGTATTCTGGCGCGGTATCGTAGAAGAACTTCTATGGTTTCTTCGCGGTTCTACTGATGTATCAGAACTTCAATCTAAAAACATTCATATTTGGGACGCAAACAGTACACGTGAATTTCTTGATTCAGTCGGTCTCACAAATACTCCTGCCAATCAAATTGGTGCAGGCTATGGGTATCAATGGAGATGCTTTGGCGGTGACTATCCGTCTCGCGAAAATGGAATTGACCAACTTAAATTTATCCTTAATGAACTTTCCACAAATCCGCATGGAAGACGTGCTGTTCTTTCCGCTTGGAATCCGAAACAACTCTCTCAAGCAGCACTCCCTCCTTGCCACTTTACATACGTTTTCTATATAAATGCAAACGGTCTATCCTGCCAAATGCAAATGAGGTCATGCGATGTATGCGCAGGTCTTCCATTTAATATTGCATCAACTGCACTCCTTACATCAATTCTTGCATATGTCCTACGCATACCAGTGGACCGTATTATAATTATTACAGGTGATACTCATATCTACGAATCACATACAGAAAATACAATGATTCAAATAGATAGAGACCCATATCCTTTCCCTAAACTAAACATTACGAAAGAAGCACCAACAATTGATTCAACAATTGATGAAAAAATAAAATGGATAGAATCACTTGAATTTACAGATTTTACTCTAGAAAACTATAAATATCACCCGAGTATATCATTCCCAATGGTAGCCTAATGGTGCTTGCTACCGCGGCTGCACTTGCATAACGACATTATTGAAGAAACTCCTAATAATAGTACGTGTCTTATAAATGTTAAAACTAGATCTATATTTTTTACAATCAAAATCTAACTTTATTTTTGTATTTCGCTTCCTATATGATAATCTTTTATATACACAATCTAATATATCTTTATCTAAGAAATGGTTACTATTCTCAAATATATCTAAACTTGTATTTTTCTGTATTCTATGAATATATTCGCCTTGATAATACGGTACAATAAAATCTTTTTTACCATAAATGAGTGAAATAGGCATCTCCAATTCTAACAATTTATGTATACTCGGTTCTTTCCAATATTGCTCTGATAATGAAGTATACATGAAATTATTTATATATGTAAAATACTTGAAAAAGAGAGATATATAACTCCCAAATAAACCCAAAAATGGGAAAATACCTGCCGGATTTACTAAAACTAAATTATGAACCCTCTCAGGATATGCATGCGCAAAATTAATAGCTAAAAATCCGCCAAAAGAATGCCCAACCAATGTAGCTTTGTGAATTCCATACGCATTCATATAATCAAATAATAATTCATTATACTCTTCTATAGTATCATATCTCAATAAATCTATCTTATAATATTCATATAATTCGGCATTCTCTTGTACTTTCCATACATTTGAACGAGAATTAACCCCGTGAATAAATACTACCTTTCTCATTATTTTTACTTATATTAAATACTTTAATCTTTAATATTTAACACATTTGAAATTTATTTAGAGGTTCGGTTTAATAGTAAATTAATAAATAAAATTATATTATAATGCTGTTTTTAATAATTAGAATTATATTATTTATTATATATTTACTTTTACTACTCACTATAGCTATCTTCGTACCTTTTATATTTAAAATAAGTAATAAACTACAAAGTATGTTTCATCGTATTTTATTATTACTTATGGGCTTCAATAAACCCATTATTAGAGATTATAGAAAACATAATCACGATAATCCAATTATTATATTCCAACATAATTCCATTGCCGATGCAGATATTGTCGGATATACGTTTGGAATATCATCTGGTGTTTTTAATATTACTTATTTACGCGGATTCGCACGCACTATTATGAAACGTATAGTAGATGCAACAGACGCAATAATATTAGATAAAAATAAAAAGAATAATAGTCAAATTATTTTAGATTTTATTAAAAACAATCCAGATAAAGTAATATGTATGGCTCCTGCAGGGGGTTTTACAACATTTCATAATAGATTTGGTGAGAAATTTTCATCAGGCGCTTTCATATTAGGAAAACCTGTATCCCCCATGCTTATAAGATATTCATCCGACAACGGAACATGGTTTGTCAATGAAACTGAATGTCTAGGACCATGGAAATGGCTTATAAAGAGATTATCTACTTATGGAACTAAAATAGAAGTTATACTTATGCCAGAAATGTGCGCAGAAAAAGACGAAAAACCAACCGAATATGCCGAAAGAGTCCGGATAGCTATGATAGAATTCGATAAAACACACCCTCCGAACTTTTAGAGGTCTAAAGGGTCTAAAGGGTCTAAAGGGTCTAAAGGGTCTAAAGGGTAAAAAATGATTTCACGGTTTATTTTTGCACATAAAATGGACACTGAGCATGAGCATGAGCCTGAAGTAAAAACAGGATTGAATGAAGAACAATTACAAGTAATTGAAGAGACAGATAATGGAAATAATATATTACTCACTGGAAGCGCAGGTGTTGGAAAATCTTATACTATAAAACATATAATTGAAAGAAATGCAGGCAAGAAAATCGGATTATGTGCAATGACTGGATGTGCCGCTATTTTAATCGATGGAACCACTCTGCATTCATTTCTCGGAATTGGATTGGCAGATGGAAATAGCGAAAGTATTGCACGAAGAGTATTTGGAAGAAAGAAGATTTTACAAATTATTCTTACACTTGATATGCTGATTATTGATGAAGTTTCTATGCTCAGTAATGATCTCTTTGATAAAGTATCGCAAATATTGAGTATTCTTCGAAAATGCCCGAAACCATTTGGTGGTGTCCAAATTATTCTCGTCGGAGATTTATTTCAACTTTCTCCAATTGACCGAAATAGCAGTTATTGTTTCTTATCACGACACTGGGATGAATGCAATATTAAGACATTTCTATTGAAAACAAATATGAGACAAAAAGAAGCGGAATTTCAACAGATGCTCGAAAGACTTCGATGGGGAATATGCTCTGATGACGATTATAATACTTTATTGAAATTGAAGAAAACGAAATTTCCAGATGATATTATTCCTACAAGACTTTATTCGAAAAATTCAGATGTTGATGAAATTAATAAAAGAGAAATGGCAAAATTATTGGAAAAACAATCAGAAGAACTCGGCGAATCTACAGGCGGCACCGGCGGCGGCACTAGATGCGGCACAGGAAGCGTTGTATTTACTATAAGATATCCAAGTAAAAATGCAGAAAATAGGAAACTTGCTAAGAAATGGGCCGTTGATATTGCAAAAATTCCAGAAAAATTGGAACTCTGTATAAATGCACAAGTTATGCTTACTTATAATGTTAATATAAAAGCCGGTCTTGTAAACGGTGCACGAGGATATATTACTGGTTTTCTCAATAACTGTGTTCTTGTTAAATTTATGAATGGTCTCGAAACATACGTTAATTATACCTCCGCTAAAATGGCAAATACAAATGAAATAGAAATAACATATATACCCCTTAAACTCGCATGGGCCATAAGTATCCATAAAAGTCAAGGAATGACTATTGATGCACTCGAAGTAGATCTTGGTGAAAGTATATTTGCAAATGGACAAGCATATACAGCACTTTCACGTGCAAAAAGTATGCGTAGTGTAAAAATTACAAATCTAAATAGGTCATCTTTTAAAACCTCACCTGCAGTCATTGCATTCTATAATGATCTCCGTTAACACTCAGCCCAAACTTCGTTCACTTCGTTCACTTCGTTCACTTCGTTCACTTCGTTCACTCCGTTAACATTTCTTAATTGGCGGTTTATCACTTAATCCTAAATAATAACTTGTCATTGTCGGTGTTTTTGTTATTACATGCGCAGCAATACCAAATAATACCCACGCTATTATAAGTAATATCCATTCGAATGCGCTGTGCAATTTCAATAAATATCTACCAACTATAAATGCTATAGATAAAGATAATACCCAATCAAATATTGCTAAAGTAAATATACGCGGGCCTCTTATTTTATCAATAAATGAACATTTTGTATTTGTATCCGAAGAAGACATAAATATCTATTATTGATATTTATTTTTATGCTCCTAGAAAGTGAAGAATATCTTCAATTATTATTAAGTATTTTTATTGTAATGACCACTCTTTTGAGTCCAATACCTATTGATTATACTGAACTATCACAGTCTAAAAGTATAGGTGGGAGTATACAATTTCTAAATGTAACGACTCCACTATCCATACGTTTTATAGATACATTCGAACTTAATTTATCAATGTATGTCATCCTCGGCAGATATATATATGAACAATATGTCGGTACAACTATTTTCAGTATTATTGTGACTTTCGCAGATTTGACAACCGAGGTAATTTGGTCCTATCAAGTTCATGATAGAATAGTAGGCTTTACACTTGCTCAGAGTTTCTTTGACCTACAAGCATATCGCGATGTCATTAATATTACTTTAATAGCAAATAATGAAATTACCCTGAATCAACACGACTTTATCATATGGGGAGGATACATGAAAATTATAGAAGAAGTAACTCCGACATTTATTGGAGGCAATATTCATGTCACAAATCTTATGCCCGTTTCAATGACACTTAACTGGGGTCAAACAAATTATGATTATGCAATTGTAAATTGGGGCGACGGAGTCACAAACGGTGTGTATACTAATATTTATATTAATTATGTTAAAATCGCACCAACAAGTTCAAATGCATTATTGATATATTGGGGCACCGGTAATTATAACACAATCAATATATCATATAATAATCAATATATCGCGAAAGATATAACATCAGTATACCAATATCAAGTTACCGATCTGGAACCAAATACAAGTTACACATATCAACTTGTACCGTCTTCATATATTGGTGTTTCTGGTGCAATAAATGTTATTTCAAGTGTTACTCTGCCAACTATAGGACCATGTTCATACTCTAATATTGACCCAAATACTGCATCTATAACTTGGCAAGGTGGTAGCTATTCAAATATTCAAATATATGATAATTTCTATGGAACCGACCAAATTTCATCAAACCAATACAATAATATATCCTCTTCAAATCAATCATATATATATATTGCGAATGGATTGATAAGCAATATTCTTTATAATTTTACACTCATACCATATAATTCAAGTAATATTTCCAGTAGTGCTACATATCAACCATCTACATCAGTTTCTTTTGTAACATTAGCTACTGTTGGAACAGCATTCGCATCTCCTGCATTTATTAAATATAATTCTGCAAATATTGAATGGCTTATTGGTTCCTATACAAGTGTTACTCTTGTTTCTTCTGATGGTACCATCAATATTCCTGGAGTATATGGTAATAATACAACTATAAATGGATTAAATGCAAATACATATTATACATTCTATATTATTCCAGTCAACAGTGCAGGTGTTCAAAATATAAATGGTCTTCAAGTCGTTTCCTTCAGAACTCTAGGATACTTAAATTATATAAACTCAACAAATATACTCTCTAAATCAGCGCTTCTATCTTGGAATCCACCTATTTATAATGGTATCTCGGGATTTATAAATTATACATACAGCAATATGAATATTAGCGGAAATAACTCAAATTATATTGATATCCCCGGTACGCAATTATCTATAAATGCATTAACACCAAATACTATATATACATATTATGCATATCCTAATAATAATTGCAATATCGCAAATATTATAAATCCTCCATCTACAACTTTCAATACATTAGCTGTCTTAGATTCACCTACAATCCTACAAATTACAAAGAACTCTATAAATCTATCATGGAATTCTGCGAAATCTGCATATTCAATTATTAATACCGCGCCATCTACCAATGGTCTACCTGATTCCGCACAAAACTCATATAATATTCAACAATTGACCGCAAATACAAATTATACAATTACTATTATACCATATAATCAACAGAATCAAGCGAATTATAATACAAATGAAATAATTACACAAAAATTATTAACTCTGGGAAATATTACTACTTTATCTTCATGCAATATTACAACAAATACGGCAAATATATATTGGTCAGGAGCATATTCAAACGTAAACATACTGGGATATTCTCAAAATTTCACCGTTTCTCTCACACCAATTTCTATTCCAGTATATTCAACTTCAAATTATCCTCGCAATTCTTCAAATATTCAAAATCTTATACCAAATATGTTTTACACATTCTATGTATATCCCATTAATTCCTCAAATGTTATAAATAAACAAGATATATATTATACAACATATACAACACAGGCAACTGTATCTAATGTATCTTTAAGTAATATTACTCCTACATCTCTTACCGTGAAATGGCCGACCTCTTATAATCAAAACACAGGTCCATTCATCTCATCAAATTCCTATTATCAAAATATGAATGTTATGTGGACATCCAACTTTGTCTTTGTAGGTTCAAATACAGTAACCACCAGTCCCGCAATGCCGCCGTCACCACCCGTCTCGCCACCGTCGCCAACCTCGCTTTCTTATGATATCTATGGTCTCGCAATCAATACATTATATACAATAGCAATCACGCCAATAAATACTGCGGGAATCGCCAATTCTCTAGCAACTCTTACTACATCAACAGTTACCTTAGCAACGTTAGATTCTTTCAATTATACATACGACAGTACAAGTGTTACAATTACATGGACAGGAATAATGTCATATATGAATATTCAATATTATCAAACATATAATCCGTCCTTCGCTACAGTATCTATACCATCTATAACAATTGGTAATGGCAATGGCAATGGCAATGGCAATGTACAGACCCCACAAACGACTACATATACCATAAATAGTCTATCGCCGAATATATATTATACATTTATTTTGACACCAGCAAATTCCGCAAGTATTGCAAATACTACCGCTACACGCCAATTTATATTTAATACATTGGCAACATCCATTGGTTTTACTTCAAATGTAGTAACGGAATCATTAATAGAATTAACATGGAATAAAGGAAACGCAAATTCTATTAATATATCGCAATTTAACCCTGTGACTCATACAACAACTACTATTCTTACAAATTATAATCAAGACGTCAAATATGATGTCACATCTTCCGCATTTGGATTAATACCAAATAACGTATACGTGTATACTTTATTCCCTGTCAATAATGCAGGATACCCAAATACTATAAATACTTTAAGCATTACAACCGCTACTCTCGCCGTCGTCAGTGATATATCTGTATCTGCATATACAAGCAGTAACGCAAATATAACATGGAATTCTTCAATTTCATATAATACTATTAATCTCTACTGGTCTGATATGTCTTTATCCACAGGAAGCAACCTAAATATATACACAAATTCCACTACTGCTACTCAATTAATACCTAATGACACATACACCTTTACAGCAATACCAATAAATATTTCAAATATCGCAAATCCAAATAAAAGTAAGACTTTATCACCACCACTCAACACACTCGCAGTTATCGATAATGTCCTATTTTCTCAAGTGAAATCGAAAGAAATTGACCTCGTATTCATAGGAACCAAATACAATACAGCAAATATATATTGGACAAGTACCTCAAATCATCCTGGTAATCCTGGTTATAACTATAATTCACTCGCCGGTTCCATAACCCCAGCAATCCCTGTAAATGGAACATATCCTATCACAAATCTCCTGCCAAATTCATTATGCACATTTAATATTATCCCATACAACAATACATCCGTTGCAAATACCATAAATCAAATAAACGTATCTTCATACACTCTGGCAACTATAGATACCAATACGTTTCAACTTCAACCACTCTCATCACAAACAATCGGCATATCATGGATTACAAATGCGAATTATGTGAATATTTATACTACACAAACAATAAATCAATTATATCTAGGCGTAACAACTTCAAATACACAAACGTCAAGTCCACAATCTTTGGTTATTAACTATCCTTCAATGACTCCAAATACAAATTATACAGTATCTATCACTCCATATAATAATAGTGGGGCATCAAATAATAATACAAATGACAGCGGAACTATTACACAAAACATATATACATTAGCTACAATAAATAGCGCCAATACATGCAATATTGAAATCACAACAACTGATGTATATTTCACTGGCATATTTTCAACTGTAAATATTATTGTCAATAATATAACAAATCCAAATACTAACTTTATCATACCAAATATATCTTCATCGCCATATACTATTTCATCTGGTTTATCTACCAACCAAATATATACATTAACACTTGTACCAGTCAATGCAAATGGTGTCCAAAATAACGTAACACTTGATGGAGGAAATTATATATTACCGCAGATAAATACATATGCGACTGTTGGCAGTTTAAGTATTTTGGAAAATACTGGGTCTAATATAATAATATCATGGGGGTCTGGTTCATATTCTTCTATCAATGTCTTTAAGAATTTGCAATACACATCAAATATATCCGCACTGACTTCACCAGATTCATCTACCTATTATAATTATACATCTTTGACTCCAAATAGACAATATTCCTTTGATGTATATGCATTAAATATATTTGGACAATCGAATGTCAATTTTGATGGCAATTATAGTCAATCTGTAAAGAATTTTACAACATATACAGCGGCAACCCTCGCATCTTTAACAGCAGATATACTAAGTCCAACAAATGCAACAATTAATCTAGGAAGTCCTGGTGATTTCTATAATAATTATAAGTATGTTACGGTAGTCGTTAAAAACTCGCAAACTGGCATACCAATACAACAATCACCTATATATATAAATTATCCATCGACAACAAATCCTTTAAATAATCTGACTCCAAATACTACATATACTATGAACGCAACACCTTATAATAATAATTACAATAATGATATACCTATGATTGCCGTAACAACAGCTACATTTACAACTCCGCCAATTATAAATAACGCATATACAACAAACATTCTGAATTCTTCGGCACGCTTAAACTGGACAAGTATAAATAAATATACATCCGTGTCTGTACAATTAATTCAGACAGATACCAACACGTCTATACAATCACCACAAGTATTATCATATCAAAATATACAATATATAGATTACATCAATTTATACCCCAATACTACATATCGGTATGTAATAACACCGTATAATATTAATAATTCTGTAGGACCTGTTTATAGCGGGACATTCGCAACATGGAGCGCTATAAGTCCACTTTCTATTAATTATTATAATGCAAGTGTTGTAAATTTCTCATGGAATTATGCAGGTGGCGGTACGAGTCCTTCATTCTTTTATAATAATGTAAAAATAAATGACACGACACCGTCTTCCAATATTGTTTTGAATGCATATACAAGTAATTCCAGTTACAGTGCCAGTAATCTCATTCCGAATACTGCTTATAATATATCACTTTTATCATATAGTAGCTGTAATATACCAAATTATAGTAATGTTCAAGTAGCGAGTATTAATGAATTAGGTACTATTGGTGATCTGTCAATTGCGTCAGTTGCTTCAAATAATGCGATAATATCATGGAATGCTGGATTATATTCTTCAATAAATGCACAATTAATACAAGTATCTAATGGTAATATAATAAATACACAAACACAAATTAAAAATACATTATATTCTGTAAATTCATTGAATGCAAATACACTTTATAATGCCACTATAACACCTGTAAACGTACTTGGTGTAGCAAATCCCGCAAATGCTTCTAATATACAATTTACGACTTTGCCGACAAATGTATTATTTAGCTTATATTCTACTGATTCAAATATAACAGTTGCATGGACAAATAGTCCCGAATATTCATATATAGTTGTGAATTCAAATTCAAGTTATTATAATACAGTAACGCAAACGCCAGATATAATAAATAACTTACATCCCAATACTAATTATTTAATAAATTTGATACCATATAATGCGTTAAATATAGCGGGTGCCGCAAATTCCTCTTCTATTTATACATGGGGAATAACCAGTAATATAACATTTGGCACGGTCACACAATCGTCCATAAATGTAATAACGAATAATGGAATCTATAACACTATTCGTATTGCATGGTCAGATGCCAATGGTTCATATACTACTCAAGGACTCAGTGCGAAATCAAATGTCATAGGCGGATTGATAGCAAATACACCATATACATTTACGATAACACCTTATAACAATGCGATACCGGCATATGCTGGAAGTGCAGTGACAAGTTCGACGATGTATACATTAGCCTCTGTGACAAATTTCTACACAACAAATGTAGCTATATTTTCTTGTATATTATATATAAATGGATTATATACATCTTATATTTTAAATATTAATGATTCATTAAATAATACTTTAAGTTATTCTGGTACCAGTAATTATTATATTGTACCCCCAGCATCTCAAATATCTCAAGTTTTAAATGAAAATACTTTATATACATTAAACGTGATACCTATTAATTACTATGGTTTATCGAATTTGACCGTACCATCAATACAGATGACCACACTCTCGCGTGTTACGAACGTTACGAATGTTCCTTATAAGAATGCAATAACACTCCAATGGAATAATAGTCCTGGAATAAATTATGTAAATATCTTAAAAAATGGAAATCAGATATATACGAATCTTCAGGGATATACTTCTATAACACTCGGCATGGGAATGAGCGGCGCAGACCCTCTTCTCAGTCCAAATACAACATATACATTTCAAATTGTACCTGTAAATAGTGCGATGGCACTCAACTATTCTGGTGGTATCACGAGCAATCTAGCGACACTTGCCGATATCTCTTCAATAAGTTCTCAAAATATAGCTACAAATTCAGTGAAAATTCTGTGGAATTCTTCCGCAACTTTTATGAATCTTGTTTATGCCTCCACAAACATCACTCTAAACTATGGTTCTACATCCAATGTGAGTCTAAGTAATTTATTACCAAATACATCGTATATATTTTATTTATATCCTATAAATTGTTCTAATGTTACAAATACCGTGGACTCATATAGCACTTCTATAACAACTCTTGCTACTATTAGTACCGCGTCACTTTCAAATTATACCGATACAACCGCAACAGTAGCATGGAATGCACAACCAGCAAGTAATATATATACAAGTGTGACTCTTATAAATACATCATCCCTACAACCGCCAGCGCAACCGCCAACACCAACTTCAAATATTGGAATAACAGATACTCAGTATACTATAAATAATTTAATAGCAAATACAGAATATAATATAAGTGTTTTATGTTATAATAGTCAGAATATAGAAACATATTCGTTAAGACAAAATATACCGTCTTTTGTTACTCTTCCTACACTCACAAATATATCACTCTCTCGTGGTGCAGCGTTTCTATCTTCAAATCTTACGGTAAATTGGTCAGGAAGCAACTCATCTGTAGCTATAAATATTTACGATATCAATAACAACAATATCTTCTCGCGTTTAAATATAATTTCCAGTTATCTTGGGTCTAATTATACCGTTACATCAAGTCTTATACCAAATTCATTTTATACTATTTTCGTAACACCATATAATTCAGTAAATATACCAAATACGACACAAATACAAAGTATAAATACAACTACTTTAGCAGGAAAAGCAGGAATAAGCACTGTGTATACGACTGCTTCAAATGCTGCATTCTATTTAATAGGAGGTTTATATACATCAAATATTATTCAAGTTTCAACACAACAGAGTCCTTCGACAATATTACAATCAATAACATTCCCTTCGAGTAATATACTTGTAAATAATTTAAGCGCAAATACTCCATATATCTTTTCAGTATTTCCTATTAATAGCGTAGCAGTAACAAATATATATGAATATAATTCTATAAATCTAATAACAAAAAGTAAAGTAAGTTTAGCTACAAATTCAATAACAAATTTAACAAATAATTCCCTGACTGTTCGCTGGACTCTTGGTCCTACAGACTCATATGATTATGTAATTGTTTCGTGGTATCTCGGCAGTGGCGGTGGCGCTCCTCTTGGAACTTCACCGCAAATAAACCTAGGAGGTGGTGGCATAGGCAGTATAGGTTCCTATGCTATATCTGGTCTACTTGACAATACTCTTTATAATATTGTTGTAACGCCATATACATATTCTGTTGGCATAGGTATGCCTGTGAATGTTTATGTGACAACTCTCGCCACTGTAAATGTAGCTATATCCTCCATAACTTCTTCAAATATATCCATAGTAAATAGTGGAACATATTCATATAATAGTATATCTTGGTCAGCAAATGGTACTACAAATATTCAAAATAATTATTATCCTGCATTGTTTACCGGCGCTTCAAATCTCGCACCAAATGTTCAATATACCTTTACTGTAATACCATATAATAGTGCATATGTCGCAAATACTGCAAATCCATCTATAATCTATGGAATAACATTAGCTACAATGGGAAATTCCAGTAATTATAATGTACTGAGCACAACTTTAACTGAAACATGGACTCAATCAAATGCTACACAAGTATCATTAGGATGGGCGTTTAGTAATAATCCAACATCCAATATTGCTACTCTCTATCCTATATCATATCCTCCACGGAATATTACAAATTTAATACCAAATACAAATTATATATTTACAGTTATTCCATATAATAGTGCATCTCCATCACAATCGAATATTTCATCAGTATCTTATAATACCGTAAATACATTAGCATATATTGATAATATATACTTTACAAATATAACATCATCTGGATGCCTGGTAAATTGGATGAGCAGTAATACATTTACTTCAGTTGATGTATCATATGCTTTATTCAATACACCACAGATTCCTATTATAACATCTAATATTCCATATAATGTAAGTACTTCATATCAAGCAAATAACTTAACACAAAATGCAACGTATATATTTACAGTAGTACCTTATAATTCAAATAATATTCCAAATTATATAGAAAAGACATCAGTGTCGTTTGTTGCTCCTTCTATAATTACAAATGTCAGTCTCTTGCGGAAAACCGCGTCAAATATTGATATAGGGTGGACTGGCATATATTCGAGTGTGAATATACAATGGAGTAGCAATTCAATACCTATTGGTTCAGCAAATCAAATATCAGGTGCAAATACTCTTTCAGAAAATCCCAATTTTCCAATTATAAATAGTCTACTTCCAAATACAAATTATACAATTACAGTAATACCAACAAATACAAATAATATACTAGGATTCGGTTCAAGTCTAACTACATATACACTTGCCGCTATTAATAATTTAAATAGTGTTTCTACCGGTACTACAGTAACATTATCATGGAGCGATTCTACATATAATTTTATTAAAATAAGATTTAACGGAAATACATATATAAATAGTAATCAATATAATCAGGATTATACAGCATATACGTTTAAAGGACTCGTGCCAAATACTAACTATTCCTTCCAGTTGATTCCGTATAATAATCAATTGCCTCTCAATGACGCAGGATATACATATCCATTAAATGTTCTAACATTGGGCACATATCAATTTACATCATTTAATTTTATAACAAATTCTAATATTGCAGTTGGTGCAAATGCATTACCATTATCATCACTGTTAAATTTACCG